AAAGTCCAAAATGCATCTCGCATGGGAACAAAACCAGGAAGTGAAAGACGTTCGAGTTCAGTCGAAGCAATTTGAGAATGAAATTGAACGCCTCAAAAACAAACTAATTCATCGCGAGAGGGTAGAGGCTGAGCTCTTGACTCGTATCGATACACTCGAAAAGACTGTCCAGTATTGGAAGATGCAGTGTGACGGAGTATACATCAGTTAAGAGTTGTAAACACATCACAAGTATGGAACACATAATGGCTCTCGAGGCTGTTTGGCCGTCACTTTCAAAATCTGATAAAATGTTTATTAATAAAAGAATTCAGATTATGAAAGGGGCGTCTCAAAGATCTCACAAAAAATGGACACCAGAAGAATCTTCTCGTATGCAGGAACTTTGGGCATCTGGACTTCCCATAAATTTCATAGCGCAAAGTTTAGAACGATCAGAGCTTGCTATTAAATGTCATCTATGGAACCTTGGGCAACCTAGACAACCTGAACTGGTGACTATAGAAAATGCGCAAGTTGGTGATGAAGTTTTTAGAGGTCCTGATTTATTTTTGAATAAAAAATATGTTCGAGGCAAAATTACAAAAATTATTCACGAATGCGAGACGGCGCGAGTTCTATGGGAGGGTCTTAATTGTGAAAAAACAGCTCGTATAGGGTTTTCTGGAAAGTTCGATCTGATGAAGGCACCCTAAAAATTCGAGTCGTGTATGCGCCAGGGTCTTGAGAATCTCTAGAATGTCACCAAACAAACAAATGGACCGCCTCAGCATTCTTAACGACAACATCGCTCGCTTCGAGGAGCACTACTCGAGTCCGGTTGAGGGAGGTCTCTGCCGGACTCCCAACGTGTCCCAGATTGCCGCCTATGACGGTTGGGTCAAGGAGCGGAACGCCCTTTCCAATTACACAACTCGTGATCTCGACAATGAGATTGCAAAGCTCCGCCGGAAAGAGACGGAGTTGCGCAAGATGCGCGATAACCTCTTGATCGAAGAGGTTCATCGGCTGGCGACAGCGGCAATGCCCTCTGCGGCAGCACAGGTTGCCCGTGCCCTTCTCAATGTCCATGTGAATGAGGAAATCCCTCTCGAGCGGCTGTTCTGGATGCAGAGTGCCGAGGTGAACACTGCGGGTCTGATGCTGCAGGCCGAGTGGCGTGACCCCACGACTATCGCAATGTTTCTGAAGAATGGAGCCGATGTAAACTTCAAGGACCGTGGAGGTTTCACGGTTCTGGACATGGTCCTTCAAGGTCACGACGGTTACTGGCGGGGTAACTCGGTTCACTGGAACCCCGAGGTTTTCAACGTGCTGGCTGAATTCAAGGTGGATCGCAAGGGTGTGACTGGCTGGGTAGTAACCGAATGCTGCGAGGGAGCTCCTCAGTATGTGCTAGACTTTCTGAATACTGTTTAAAAAATAGACCCTCTTATTACGTATGGAGCTAAGTATCTATGGTCCCCCGAAGACTGACTTTTTAGCCAAGAGAGATGAGAAAGAGAGGGAGTTTAAACTTGCTCTAGAACAACTTGAAGAATTTAAGAAACGTTCCCAAGAATCAATTTACCCAAAAGAAATTTATGGAATTGTAAATCCAAAAATTATGTACAACGCAGAATACATCCGCCTCCTCGAAAATACTGTACGTGCAAAAAAGTCTCTTGAAATGATTGATATAATTCTCGAGGGTCTCATGCATGAGCGAATAAAGATCCTTGAGGAATTTTTAAAATAGACATATAGTACATGTCCAGACTTCACAAGCTTGCAAACATGGAGAGTACAGTTCGTGTTCTCCGAAACGAAGTCTGGCCAGGTCCTTTTCACCGTGTAGAAGGGGTAAAGAACAGAGCCGCACCTCTGTACCTACCGAACAAGGCGACGTGGAACAAGTTTAACAAGTTGCGTAATGAATTGTACAAGAATGTGAATAATAATGCCAACATTGTGCGTCGGTTCATAGCCAAGAATGAGGAACGCATAGCCCACGGACGCACGGCACCTCGCAACACAGCGCTTGTGTCTAAGCAGCACGCGAACAAGGCTCTGAAAATAAGCCGGGAACTTCGGGCTCTTGGGAACAAGTTGCTTTATGGTGTAAAATCACTCAACAAAATCAAGGAACGTATGAATGCCCTCGAAAAGAGCCGACAGGCTGCGCGAGCCCGTGGAAAGGAAAAGGGACTCGCCATCAAGCAGTACCGGAGCCACATGCCCCCAAACAAGGAAGCAGGTCTTCCACTTGGCGGTAGTGAATATGGTAAACTGAAACAGGCGTTTAATAAAAAATTACCACTCTAGAATTTTTGCAAATTCTATGAGTTTAGTTTTTGTGAGACGTTGAAGACGGTTCCATAGAACTTCAGGAGTTATCATACTGTGGTTTCCTCGCTGACGTGTAGAAATATTCATATATTTATTATCAAAATTATGAAGTTGCCGGCGCGTGTTGTTATCTGACGTGTCTCTGTAAACGTCCCATGCCATGTAGTACGCATACATTATGAACTTTATAACGTTGTTTCTGGACACACTCACCCAGTTTCTTGAACGGAGACGATTCACCATTTCAGTTGGAAAGTTTCTTCGTTTGTTCAAGTTTCTCAGATTGTTTGGTATAGATGGATACACTGGAACAGCAATCTGATTACCTCCTACAAAACGTGCTGGACGGTTTGTTCTAAACATTACTAATGACCTAGAGTAAAATTCAGGTCCTGTGTGCGTCAAAGTTTTCACGGACTCACATTCAACAAACACACAATGTTTACAATCATCGCCTCCTCGATCACCATTCCCGGAAAGATGAACCTGTGGACGTTTGACACGAGAGAACAAGCGGGTGCCTTTATTCTGTCCAAGGCGTACGAGGCGCAGCACTGGCATGTGATCCACTTGAGCATATACGAGTCCACTTTGAACTCGAGCGAGCCTGCAAAGCTCTCGCTCCAGAGTATCGAAGACTTTTACCGCAGATCCTGATCAGGGTCAAACCGCGTAGCATACCAAGATTTAGGAGCTTTTCGTTTTGTAACCAAGACAAATTTATATACCCGCGCCACCGCCCATTGAGGCGCAGTCGTCCCTGGTCTGCTCCCTCCCGTCTTCCATGCTTTGAGTCCCCTGTTATAGACCGTGTTTAGCGTCGAACGGCTAATCCCCGTTTGCCGAGAAATAGCATTCTTATTAAACTTTAGACCAGGATAGGTCTTGTGAAAGAGCTGGGTCCAGTGCGACTTTTTCTTCGCGCCACCCACGTTTGATTTTCCAAGGGACAGTTTCTTGTAAGGGGCTGTGCGCCGTTTCAAAAGTTCCTTTTCGCGAGCCAACTTGAGGGGTCTCGTGAGACCTGCAAAATATCTTTCAGGCCAACTTTTTGTGACTACAATGTGCCGTGGATGTCTCTTCATATTAAAGACTTGGATTTTATTTAAAGTATGACGAAAGCGACAATTCCTCGGGCTCTTCGTGAACGCGTGTGGCTAACCTACATAGGGCGTAAATTTGAGCACAAGTGTCTTGTGACGTGGTGCGAAAATATCATATCAGTCTTTGATTTCGAGACGGGTCATGACATTCCTGAGAGCAGAGGGGGCACGATGGACATTGAAAACCTTCGCCCAATTTGTGCAAAGTGTAATAGGTCAATGTCAGATAATTACACAATCCAGGAATTCTCAGCAATCTCCAAGAGGTCATCCAGGTTATGGGAATGTTTCAAATATAATCCCAAATAGTATTATGGATATAGTTCAAAAACTTGTTAAACAAGTCAACCCGAAATGGCCAGGTCTTGTAAAATATGTAGGAGGTGGCGCAAATGGTCGTATTTATGAAACGACCAATGGAAGGTACCTGAAGATTGTAGCAAACAATGCGTCAAAAGAATGGAACTCTCTTCATCGTCTCCAGGGAACTTTTATAGTACCGCGCTTTAAAGCAAATAATAGGGCTATTGCAAATATACTTCCAAGACAGAGAAAAGACATTGCAAATATCCTTAATATGAATGTAAAAAATGTAAAATCTCATTTAAGTTTTTTTATAATGGAAAAGGTCGGTGGACCGAATGCAATGACACTTGCACAATACATTAAGAAGTATCCTAATACAAACAAGAGACGCATTCAAGACCGTATATTTTACATAATAGAACAGATGCACATGAAGGGAATTTCTCATGGAAATCTACACGCGGGAAATATAATTGTTCGAACCGATTCAGCTGGCCGCATCACTGGTATGTGGGTTATAGATTTCGGTCGATCAAGTTTTATTCCGTTTGGAAAGACTGAGCGCGAACATTACAAGAGCCTAGGACCATTGGGACAATTTTATACAGGTTCTTTGTCGGGCAGAAATGGTGGAATGGTTCCTTTGTTTCCAGGTCCAAGCAGGGCAAATGTTCACATGGCGAATATTCATTACGGAAAAAGATATATAGCTCCTCGTGAAAATATTATAAAGAATCGGCGTTTAGAAGTTGCGACTGAGATGAAAAACTACAAATCTCCGAAAAAACGCTCGAGTATACGTAGGACAAAGAGTCTTAGTTCGTTAAAGAGGAGCCCCTCTGTTAACTAAAAGATGTGTGGAATCTTCGCCGGAACGAAGCCCCCTCCCGCAAACAAATTGACCCACCGCGGTCCAGATGCGTTTTCGCATGTTTGTATCGGTGACATGCATCTCATGTTTTGGCGTCTTGCCATCAATGGTCTAGGAAGTGTAGGAAGCCAGCCCATCGAATGCAACGGTAAACATCTCATTGCAAATGCTGAAATTTATAATCACGTAGAGCTCGGAGGAACGCCTGGAGAGTCTGATTGTAACGTCATCTTGCCCTTGATTGAGGAGCACGGTCTTTTCCGCGCGTGCGAACTTATGAGCGGTGATTTTGCCTTTGTGTACACAGACGGTGAGCACATGTGGGCAGCTCGTGACCGTGTCGGCGTCCGTCCGCTCTTTTACTGCAAGTACCCCGGGGGTATCTCTTTCGCATCTGAGATCAAGGCTCTGACGCACATCGGGGGTCTTGTGGAAATCTTCCCACCCGGTCATCTCTATGACCCAAAACTCAACCGGTTCATTTGCTGGGCACCCAACTACTGGGATCACCCACGAGATGATGACGACGTGGACTTTGTAAGGAGCCACATCCGTCACTTGTTGACTGAGGCTGTCGAGAAGCGTGTTCACAATACCGAACGTTCGGTCGGTTTTTTCCTGAGTGGAGGGCTTGACTCTTCGATAATTGCGGCACTTGGAAAGAAGTTTTTGGGAAAGATTCGAACCTTTTCCATAGGTCTCGAGGGCTCTCCAGACTTGCTGGCGGCTCGCAAGATGGCTGACTTTCTTGAATCTGATCACACCGAAGTCAAGTTTACTATTCTGGAAGGTCTCGAAGCTATCCGTGACGTCATATGGCACCTCGAGACGTTTGATACGACTACTATCCGGGCATCAATTCCCATGTATCTTTTGAGCAAATACATCAAGGAGAATACCGATATCCGCGTGGTTCTGAGCGGTGAGGGGTCTGACGAGCTCTTTGGAGGGTACCTGTACTTTCACGGTGCGCCAAATGTGGAAGCCTTTCTAGGCGACACAACTCGGCTTGTTCGAGAGGTCCATCTCTTTGACGTGCTTCGGGCAGACCGCACGACTGCAGCACACGGACTCGAGCTGCGCGTTCCATTCTTTGATCGTGATGTGATCGATTATGTTATGGATGGATTTTCTCCAGAACTAAAGATGCCTCAAGGAAAATGGGAAAAGTACATTTTGCGCGAGGCGTTTGAGGATATTCTTCCCCAGGAAATTTGCTGGCGCCAGAAGAATGGGATGAGCGACGCAGTAGGGTACGACTGGGTCAACGCGCTCAAGAGTTGGGGAGAGGATAAGTACTACCGCATCTTTGAGCAATACTTTGGACGGAACAAACACTTGTGCCCTCACATGTGGATGCCAAAGTGGTCGAATGCTACAGACCCGAGTGCACGGTTCCTCCCTAATTTTACATCTTAATAAATGTAAATGTCTGATCAACTTGCCCAAATAAATCAACAACTTTCAAGTCTGGGCGCAACCCAGTTTCACACTGTCCAAAATCAAATACAAAATCTTAAAACACAACTTGCCTCAATGGACAAGACAAATGTAACTCTTTATTCAAGTACCCTTGAGCGTTTGTATAAACTTCAGAACATGTATTCATCATCCAACGTCACACAAATCCAGAACCTCTTGAATCAAAAAATACAATTGCTAGAGTCTGTAATTAATTTGTAATTTTAAATTATGGAAATTGAAAATTTCTCTCCAAGAAATTCTAAAATTCTAAAATGGATTCCAGTAGCTGCTTTGACAGTGAGCAGTGTAAGCTTCCTTTTTGCCCTGTGCGTACTTTACCCATGGCATCTTGAACTGTCCCGGCAGTTTGCCGACATGCAACATGCATGCTTAATTAAAGAAAATAGTCCCTACTAAAACATGGAGCATTACATTCACCAGCCTATGTATACATATCTAGGAAACAAGCGAAAGCTTCTTGACGGAATCATTCAGTCAGTCAATGACGTCAAGGTGCGCCTTGGAAAGGACAAACTCAGGCTCATGGATGGGTTCACGGGATCAACCGTTGTTGCGCGGGCTCTCGTCGAACATGCCTCTGAGCTCCACTCGAACGATCTCGAGTTATATTCGTATCTCGCAGCAAATTGCTTTTTGAAGAATCCTACAGAGACGCAGCAACGCGCCATCCGGTATCACGTTGAGACTATGAACCAGTTACAGGAATGGACTCCCGGACTTGTGACGGAGCTCTATGCCCCTGCAGACACTCAGGACATTAAGCACGGGGAGAGGTGCTTCTTCACTCATGAGAATGCTCTGCGTATCGACACGTGGCGCAAATATGTAGACACTGTCGAACCTGATCTCAAGGATTGGTGTCTTGTCCCAATCCTGGTCCAGATGGCTATTCACGCAAACAGTATGGGTCATTTCAGGGCATTTATCAAGGACAAGAATGACGTAGGGACATTTTCTTCAAATAACCGAACTGATCCACTTGTCTTGCAGTGCCCAATTTGGCACACCTCTGATGCGAAAATTCACACGCACAACATGTCAACGAATGATCTCATCAAGACAATGACCGACGGGTCTCTCGATTTGATTTATTATGACCCGCCGTACAATCACCACGAATATGGGGCGTTCTATTTTCTTCTAAACGTTGTGGCAAAGAATGAGCGTCCTACAAATGTGAATCAAGTGACGGGACTGCCCAAAGATCGCGTCAAGTCTGATTACAACTCGAAGCGCTACGTCTTTGATGCTATGAAGGATCTCCTAAACGAATCTACGCGCGTCTCCAAATACGTGCTCGTGTCTTATAACGACGAGGGCATTTTGGGAGAGGCGGATTGGCAAAAGTTACTTGCCGATTATGCAACTGAGCGACATGTCCGAACCTATCAGCGGTACACGGGTCGCGGGACAAAGACTGGTGAGGGCCGGGGCGAGGTTCAGGAAATACTGTATCTCATCACTCGTCGTGAAGTATCTCCTCAATAGCTTGAAGACGGCGTTCAAGGTATGTGAACGCGAGAGATGTAAGCAAAAGGACTGAACCTACAAATATTCCGAGACCCATAAGTTCAACTGGCATGTGATAATCTAGATATCAGTTCTTTTATAACAAGAATAATTATGACAACTAAAAAAAATACAAAAAGACCTTCAAATTTGTGTCTCCATATACACATAATTCCAAGTTTTTGAGCGAGTCCTCTCATGAGGTGAACTGAAAAGCACTCGGGTTTTGGATTGTGCCATTCAAAAAGTTCATTAAATGTGTTTGAAGGAAGTATTTTAATTTTATTTTTGAATTCTGGTTTTTGTAAAATTTGTTCACAAAACGCACCTTGCTCGTAGTTTGGACCTGCCCACCGATCATCCGTCTTCCACTTTCCTTCGGCGTCCCGTGACCATTTTGATGCGTCATACAAAGACATCCACTTTTGTACAAGAGCTTTTCCTCCATCGTTATTTCTTATACAAAAGACCCCCGCGTTGAACCAGTCTTCCGAATCTTTTGGATCATCCGGGTCATGTGCAGCGATAAAGTCAATGCCAGGGTCCATCATCTTTCGTGGATCCTTTTCAAAGTCCCAGATGTAAATATCTGAATCAAACCATATAATATATTCACACGATGAGTTTTCACTCATAAGATCATTCAATTTGAAAACCTTCCACCAGTAGTGAACCATGTCATCTCTGTATCCGTCGTATCTCTGATAATTTATGCCTTTGTATTCACACCAATCCTTTATGGTGTCCATGAGCGCATCGACGTTTTCGTTTTTACGATTTTCAATCTGGAATGCTATAGATTCCATCCTGATATATCATGTGAAAAAATATTTAAGAAACTTAGAGGGGACGCACGCAAACTTTATAAATGAAGGTGATAGCCATTGTTATTGGCTCTCACATTATACGTTGGTTGAGTGAACGTCTGTATTATGAAAACTGCGCTGGTTTTGTAACCTCAATTTTTGCGTACTCGTCCCCAACATGTCAGGGTCTTCGCTGGGTCGCAGATACAGTGGCGACCAATACATTTGCACTTGTGGGTGCAGCGGCAGTTAAGGCTGTGGACCTCTTGTATAAAAAGTAAAAATGGCTTCATTCGCCTTCCTTCTCGATCGCTCTGGCTCTATGGATTCGTGCCGTAGTGACGTCATTGGAGGGTTCAACTCGTTTGTAAAGGAGCAGGATCCAAATGCGACTCTAACTCTTGTTCAATTCGATCACGAGTATCTCGTCTCCTATTCAGATGTCAAAATGTCGGATGTTCAGCCACTGACCGAGAAGACGTACACGCCTCGTGGGTCAACAGCTCTATTGGATGCTATTGGTCAATTTATTAAGAGTTCTTCCGGAACCAAGGTGGTTGCAATCTTCACGGACGGTCTTGAGAACTCTTCCCAAAAGTTCACCAAGGCTCACATCAAGGACCTCGTGGACCAGAAGACGAATGAGGGCTGGAAGTTTGTGTACATGGGTGCGAACCAGGATGCATTTGCAGAGGCGGGTTCAATTGGCATAGCTGCTAAGAATACTATGGAGTACGACTCGAGCAAGACACCTCAGGCGTTTGCTCGTTTGAGTGCTACACTTTCTCAGGCTTGATTAATCTCTTTGAGAAGTTGAGCACTTTTTACAAGATGATTCGCGCGTTCTGCAGCTAGTTGTGATTGACGATACAGTGATTCTTCTATTGATGGAAGATTTCCAGCGGGAGCAGCGGAGGGTGCGACAGAGGGCAGGAACTCTCCAAGCGGGGCAGCTCGTGAGGGTTTTATAAGTACATGAAAGTTTAATATAATACCTATTGAAGCTATAGCGACCATTGCAGCATTTGCATTCCACCAATTGTCTCTAGGGTTTGTTCCGTCTCTTATGTATGTAGCACCTTTTATAAAGGCAAAAATGCAAATTGCAACATTTACAATTGCAATGAATGCATCCATTGTATTATTTGTATATTATTTTCTGCCCGAGAACTTTCTCCGTCTTCCTGAGCGCTTGTTGAAAATTTGGTTCTGACCAGAGAAGCCATCGAGACCAAAAGCCTGCGCTCTTAGCGCCAGAGCGCCTCCAGTTTTCCGTCTTACGGTGGCGCATAATGTACCGTTTCATACGTTCACGGTCCTTGTGAATCGTATAGTCCGAGTAACCCTTGGCTCCGAATCTCACAATGGTTCCATCGGGAAATTGAGCCATGAATTTATGCTTTGCATTATTGGATTTTTTGAGAGTTACAGTCATCTGAAACTAATTCTTACAGCTATATAAATTAGGAGAGCAAGTATGATGACGTTAAAAACAATGTAGCCTGTTAACCAAGGGTACGCAGCCCTTACTGCGTTATTATCGAGTACCATATTTAGTATCTGTTTACTAAAGGGCTCATCCGTCTCGTCGTCTGACAACATGGATCGCTACTTTAGAAATGACTTACAAAAAAAGGACTATGAATTTACGAAACTTGGGCGCGCTGTGTGTATCCTCGGAAAGACGGGCATAGGCAAATCATGGGCGGTCCATGACGCGCTGGATCCATGCATAGAGATTACGGCCGATACGCTCAAGTCCAAGCAAGAGACTCTGGAACTTTTGAACAAAATTCGTGGAACAAAAATTCCAGTAATTTTGGATGAATATGAATGCGTCGTCGGTCTCGTTGGACTCAAAGAGATTACAGAGGTGCCCACAGAAAGTTACTTTATTGTAATATCACAAATTCCTGTAAAATTTGATTTTGAAATTGTAACCTATAATTTCCCTGTACCAACTCGTGAAGACTTGAAACGTATAGTTCCTGATGCGACCGACGCAATGATTGATGCATCGGGAGGAGATATACGTTGGGTCATCCAAGCGAGTACTTTTAAATCAGATTTCAAAGATGACTTCCAGGGACCGAAAGATTTTGTAACATCTCTCGTGTCTAAAACAACACGAGTGAACCCTGCACGTTTCATAGGTCATCCTCTTGCTGAGCCTGGAAATATGGCTTCAATTATTAATGCAAATTATCTAGATTCACAAAATGTAAATTATGAAAAAGTTTCTGAGCTCTTGAGTAGTGCTGATATTATAGAAGATGTCGTGTACTCTGGAGACTGGGAGCTCCTTCCCTACTTTAACCTCTGGGGGTGCATTCTTCCAGCAATTGAGATTGGTCATACCCTTGGACAGAACCTCAAACCTGGAAGCTCGTGGACCAAGTATCAGAACATGTGCATGCGTCGCAAGAAGATCAAGGCCATGTATGAGCGAGTTCCCAGGATGCATCAAGACCTCGACGGAACGCTCCTTCTCATGGATTATATAGACAAGGGTGAAACGGGTCTTTTGAACGAGTATGGATTCAAAAAGGAAGACATAGACTTGCTGAACCACCTGAGCCCGTTCCGCAAGTTAAAGGCTAAGACCGTAAGTCATTTGAAGAAATGTGTGAGTGCGTCGTAGAAGAGTTTGTCAAGGTTCAGGGGTCGGAGATTTACTTTCACTGTGAAGTATGTGAAGCGACAGTTCTTGAATTAAATTTAAAATTAAAAAATCTAGAAATTGATCTGGTCAAGAAGCATCTCGATCTAGGACTCGACCATATCAAACCTGAGATTCGGATATTCATCAGATCCGATGGAGGGGACATGCATGCAGGACTGAGTGCCATGGATTGCATCACTTCTATGAAGAGATGCAAGGTTCGGACAATTGCTGACGGGGTATGCGCATCTGCAGCAACATTCCTCCTCATGGGAGGGAGGACCAGGTACATGACAAAGAACTCGTATGTGATGATCCACCAACTGAACCTTGACGGAACGTGGGGCAAATACGAGGACTTCAAAGACCAGATGGAAAATCTGGAAAATTTTATGAAAAAATTTAAGGAAATTTATCTTGAAGAAACTGTGATACCTTCTGAAAAACTTGATGAGATTCTCAAGCGAGATGTGTACTTTGATTCAAGTGCGTGTTTGGAGTACAAAGTTGTCGATGGTATCTGGTAAATTACTCATCCTTTGACTCAACTTCCTCGACGACTGGGACCTCCTCCTCCTCTTCCTCATCACTGCTACTCTCCTCAACCACTGGTTTCTTGAACGTAACCTTGGGAGCTGGGCGAGGGCGAGGAGGGCGCTGGATCTTAATCGCGCCATTGTTAAACTTCTGGGTAAACTTCTTGTACAGGAAGTAACCTATGATCAGAATGGCGACAACCGCCACAATATTGAGAATGCTAAATGGAGATTTAGAACGGATAGACTCGATGTTTGCACGCTTGGCGTGATCTACGACTGGTGGTACGAACGAGTTCATATAAAGAGAATTGAGGTTTTTTCCCCGCCAGGTTTCCGCGATCCCTGGAATGTCCAAAATGGATGAAATAGAGCAGAGCTGGGCGCTACTTGATGAATTTCGCGCCCAAAACGAGACAATCCAAGAGATTGTTGCGCATTGGCAGTGTCCATGTGGAGGGGTCAAGGTCATATATGACCTGCCTGTGTGCACAAGTTGCGGACGGGTCGACTCACACTATCTGTCTGACGAACCGGAGTGGAATTCCGGTGGGGATCCGGACACGGGAAACAAGGACCCGTCTCGGGTGGGTGCACCTGTGAACACGGATCACTTTTCCGCATCCTGGGGGATGGGGACAAAGATTATTCCCAAGTCTGGGTCCTATGCCTCGGCCCGTATGAGTCGGATCCACCACCACCTGAGTATGCACCACCGAGACCGGGCACTCTTCCATGCCTATCAGCAGTTGATGGACATTGGATCGCGGGTTCTGGGGTTGCCGGACACCGTCATGTATTCTGCAAAAATCAAGTACAAGGAATTCAACGAAGCAGTACTCACTCGCGGGGCGGTTCGCAACGGCGTCAAGGCGAATTGCATATTTCAGGCATGCAGAGAGCACAACATCTCGAGGAGTACAAAGGAAATTGCAGACGCCTTTGGAATTCCAGTTCGCGATCTGTCGAGAACTACAGAGATGTATCAAGAGCAGGTACCGGACGAAAAGGTCCACGTGATGACTGCGGCGCACCTCGTCCCGCGCTTCTTCAACGACATACAGCTTCCAGATACAGAAAAGGGCAAGACAAAGATGAAGGTTATTCGGTTTTGCAAAGAGCTCGAGGAGTCTGTGGAGCTCATGGGAAGAACTCCCAAGGCTATCGCATGCGCAGTTATATTCGTAGTGCTTGCAGGCGCGATAGATCGCGCAAGTATTTGCAAGATTTGTGACGTTTCAGTTCCGACTTTGTCGAAGATTGAAACAATAGTGAGAGCAGAGCTTAAGGAGAAGAAACTATTGTAGTGTAATGACTGTAACTCTTTTCGTTGCAACCCCTTGTTATGGAGGTATTTGTCTCCAGGCCTACGCAGAGTCCATGCTTCGTCTCCAGCGCACCTGTGCCATTCATGGGTATCAGATGATGCTCGACACTACAGAAAATGAGTCCCTTGTCCACCGCGCGCGTAATATTGCAGTTGCTCGATTTTATCAGAAAACTCAAGCGACCCATTTCCTCTTCATAGATGCGGACATTCACTTTGATCCTGAAGCAGTCATCCGTCTTATCAAATCTGGGCACGACGTAGCGGTTGCTGCGTATCCCAAGAAGACGGTCATGTGGGATCAGGCAGAGGCAGAGGTCAAGAAGGGGGCGAAAAAGGATCTTGCTCGCGTTTCTGCAGCTCTTGTGATGAATTTCAAATATCAACAGACCCAAATTAGAGATGGGTTTGCCGAGGTGCTTGACGGCCCGACGGGGTTCATGTGTATCAAGCGGGAGGTTTTCAAAAAAATGTTTGAAAAGTACCCAGAGCTTGATTGTGTAAATGACCACCAAAACAAGGATCTCGACACTTACGTGGCGGTTTTTGACTGTATGATTGATCCGGAGAATCGGCGTTATCTTTCAGAGGACTATGCATTCTGTCGCCGGTGGCAGCAGATGGGTGGTCAGATCTTCGCCGACTGTATGACGGTCCTGGGACACGTAGGAAACTTGCGGTTTCAGGGAACTCTTGAAGAGAGACTTAAGGCTTAGATTCTCTTAAATTAAAAATGCAGATTCTTCACCTCTGCATGGTGACTCGTAATAAATCAATTAGCGCAACGACGCTTCATACAGCTATGAATATTCACATGCTCTGTATGCAGCATGGAACTCACATTGAGATCCATTTTGTAGATGACAAGATATGCCTTCCAAAGATTATAAAATCTGGAGAGCGCATCTTTTGGATGGATTATGGTACAAATTTAAACAACGAGGAGCTTCACCGCGTCGTTTCACCGTTTGAGAATGGTGTAAGCGTCATTGTCTTCCCTTCTGTCAAGGAGGGTATTAATTGGGACATGTTTGCGAAAAAGACTCGCGAAGGTTCGAGCGAGCCCGCTTCTCAGCGTGGTCTTGCTTTTGATACCGAAGTGAGCAAAAAGATTTCCGACGGACTTTATGAATGCACAAAGACATCTGCTCGTGTGTGGGCTATGGATGCCAAGCCTGTGGACAAGAAACTCCGCGGGGGAAAGACACCTGTGAGCCTGCCTTTGCATGATAACCAGGTAATGTTCGACTGTCTTCGCGCACAGGGTATAAAGATTGGGGCAGCGACACGAGCCAATGTTGTGTGTCACTACGTTCACGAATGTTTTGGAAACATTCTCGAATCATCGGGCGTTTCGCTCGAGCCCTAGAGTCACTTAGAGTTTCTATTCGTAATTTATACAAGTCAAAATGGAGGAATTCATCATGAATTCTTGGGGACTCACGGGAAACAGATTCCCAGGTCCCCAGCCTGTTTCTATAGAGCGGCGTCATTTCCCGCTCCTCGAGAAACAGACATATTTAGTATGCGAAAAAAGCGATGGAGTTCGTCACCTGCTTGCAAGCTTTGCTGATGGTGTCTTTCTTGTGAACCGTTCTTTTATTTCAGAACCTGTAAAAATCCGTGTTCCCAAGGATACGCTGCTTGATGGAGAGCTTGTGGTTACCAAGGCGGGAAAGAAGGTTTTCCTCGTCTATGACGCGGTCAGGGTCAAAGGAACAGACCTTGTGAATACCCCACTTGATGCACGACTTGAGGCGGCTCGCAAACTCGTCAAAGGAATTATAAAAACTGCTGGAGCTGAATTTGAGATTCGAGTCAAGACTATGTGGCCCCTAACCTCCATCAAGGACATGCCGGCTCTCGATTCGTTTGAATACGAGACTGACGGAATAGTCATGACACCTGTGAATGAGCCTATTCGTACAGGAACTCATGAAACCATGTTTAAGTGGAAGCCCCGGGACAGGATCACTATTGATTTTGCAATAATGTCTGGAGCGAATTTATATGTACAACACAAAGGGATACCTTTTCTGGAAGCAGCCTTGCACAAAAAGGTGGATATACCCGATGGATCTATAGTAGAATGTGGGTACGGAAACTTGGGCTGGTTTGTTGAAAAGATAAGAACGGACAAGACCTATGCGAATAATCGGCGCACGTATTTTAGAACTATTATAAATCTTCGCGAAGCAATTGAGTTGAAAGAATTTTACCGATACCATGCCATGTAGAATGACCCCTTGAGGTCTTTTGGTTCGGGAACTTGCCGAACACTTTCATCATCCTTTATGTACCACGAATCATACCGACGTACGAGAAGAGCATAGTGTCCTCCGTTCCGTATGCCGTGATGGATTATACACGAGAAGAGACGGAGGCCCTTGAATTCAAGGGGGATGTGAATTGGAAATTTACGGTCATACATTGAAAAGGAAATACCAAGAACTCTTGGCCATTTCGTCACTTGGTTCCGAATAGCCGCTACCGCATGCGTCTGCCCCGAATCATCCGTGTAGTTTTCTAGAGCCACTGGGTCTTGACGCCTGTTTACGAGTGTTTCAAGTTCATCTTCGCAATCAACATCGATCAAAAGTACAGTAAATGGATTGACCCGGCTCGTCTTCCCACCAGACCATGCCACTTCTTGAGTTTCTTGTCCGTTGAAAATTCCTTGGATCAATTCCTTTCCCAAAGAATTCTCAAATACATCCAAAAGAATGATGACCACCTCCTGTGCATCATGCTGTCCATGAGCAAAGTCTGGGAACTTTGAACGGAATGCTTTCAAGAGATTCTCAGGGTTCACTGGACCCGTCTGGACCCTGAACAGATCCATGACCACCACACGATATTCTTTTGTAATTTCACAATTTCCATTATAGGAATTTTCAAAAAAATATTTTGAAAGAGGTGGAACATGTGCAAGACATTGGACTGCTGTAGAGAAATAGCACGTGTTGCCGAGATTCACGAGTCCTCTCATCTCTTAGAGAGATGGAGCGTTTTGTTTCTATCAGAAAGATGCACCCTCAGAGTCGCAATTTGTTCAATGAGTGGGATCCGCTCATCCAAAAGTACAAGAACCTTCCAAATGTGGAGGTTGAGATTCGGCTCGGTCGCAAGTCCAAGACCACCTTTGATACAAATGTAGGAAAGGATACATTTGAAAAGGTTTTCCGTGCTCTTGTAAAGTACGATGGCTGGGAAACGAGCCGGCATTCCAAGGCGACTGTGTATTACTTTGAGGGGTCCCGCCGTCTCACGGTCGACGAGGAGTCTGACGAGCAGGATGGGTGCACAAAGTCTCGGGTGTGCACAAACGACTTCAAGATTGAGGATTCGAGTCTAGATGTGCGCCTTGGTATTTCCACAGAGGAGCCGTGGGAGTATGACGGGGAGGAGGTGAGCACCGAGCAAAAGGACAAGGAGCGTTGGTCTTTTGTTCGGAAGAATTTGTCTATTGATTTAACAATCATCAAGGGAACTCCTGACGACAAGGATTCTGATGACGACACAATTTATCAGATTGAGCTTGAAATTATCAAGCCAAGTGATGTTTCTTCAGAGAAGGAAATTTTCAATATTTTGTACAAGATTTTTGACGTTCTCAAGTGCGTTTGACCTTGCGCTTCAGACGACCGACTGCGCCAGTGGGTGGCGCCTTTGCGACCACGTTAGAATTCCATTTTTCTTTGAGTTTTTTCAATTGCGCATCCGTCATTTTTCCTTTGACGGCTGCACGAATTTCATTCCATGTCCAGTTCTTCTTCGAGTTCAATCCAGCAATTTCTAGCGCGTTTGAAAAGTTTGCAGAGTTTTTAGGAATATTATAAACATAATTGAGTGTCTGGTTCTTGGGCGCACGAGGCTTCTTGGGAAACTCACGCCCGCGGAACAGGTACTGGTTCTTTATGAACCGTTTGTAAGCTGAGTTTATGTCCGCCTTGAGTGGCTTCCCTCGTGCACCCGTCGGCAGGCTCTTGTAAATTTTCATAAACTCTGCTTCGTTTCCGTTGTGATACAAATTATTTCCCAAATTTTGTCTAATTTTATATTGATAATTCAACTCAAGTGCAAAGTTATTGTTCCCCTCGGATGACACGGAACCTTGCGGGCTTGGTTTCTTGGGCGGGGCTGGCATTTTAATATTCAACGGGAATGCCTTGGATTTTATGTGAGCAATTATATTCGCCGGCTTCATCTTGGCATTCACTTGTGCTATATTGGCGTTTCGTGCAATGGCTATGAGCTCCGCCTTTGTGAGGCGCGTTGCCTGCTTTCCGTTAATCTTGAGTGAGCCATTCTTCTCCTTTGTAAAGTTGTGAAACTTTTTTGAATTATTTATTTTTACATTGTTGGAAATTTTAAAAATTTCCCGAACAGCTTTTGGAATATTTCTGCCAGCCTTGGTGTAGCTGGCTATGACCGTCTTGCGACCAGCTGCTATCCCCTTGGGAATGGCGTAAAAGTAAGGCTGCCCGCCAGCTCCCGGGCGCACATAGTACCCGTTCTTGACCGCGTTCCAGTTTGAAGCGCGGCGCGCGGCAGGACCCGAGTACTCCGTCTTGTTCGACGCGACATTGAGCGGAGCTCCTGCGTTTCTGAAGATTCGCATAGTTGATTCGGGAATGGGCTGTCCGGCTGCTTCGAACGCCTTGCGCACCTTGGTTGCGAGTGGCCCGAGATCCACCGTGCCGTTGAGAATGGTAGGTCCCTGTTCAAGTTTGCGGTAGTACTCATATGGATAAAGGCGGGGCTGACCGTCTGGACCGGGGCGTATGTACCACCCACGCGGGACCGGACTTATAAGATTGTCCCACGTGCCCGCGGACGGGTTCCTGTTCATGGCCCGTGTTGATGCGTATGACCCAAACACCTCATCTGCGTAAAATTTGTACTTTGTAAAAAATTGCTTGAAAAGTTCTGGCGGGATATCTACGTACTTTGAAGAGAAGAGAATTGTTCCATTGGAAAAAAACTGAAATGTAATCTTAGGCTTGGCGAACTTTACAGTCAACGCGGGAGCCCGTACCTCTGGAAGTATCTCCTTTGGTTTTTCTTCGAGCATGCCTTCGGGAATATTGTGAACTATATAATTGCGAAATACTGGAAGGTCGATAGACTTGTTCACTTTGAATTTGCCGTTAATGTTATTGATTGTAGGCGTCATACGTATAGTAGCTGCTGGCACCCACTTGTTCTTTATGCAGAGCCGGTAAATTTCCTCGTAATTTGCGGGACCACTTATCTGTATCTGACTTGACTGAAACACAACGGTTGTCTTTCCGTGCTTGGCTGCGACATACTTGACATGTTCCGCGCCTTCACCTATCCATCCGCGCCCTTTTACATACCGGATCCGAGGTTTTGAGCGCAGAGTCAGGTACCCTGCAACCTCTGTGAAGCCGACAGGAGCTGACTCGAATATAGAACTCAGAGTTACTGGTATCTTTAAAGTACTAATTGTTGATATTACAGATGGTTTTGAAATTTTAAATCCTAGTCCGGTATTTTCCGAAGAATTCCTTTTTCTCCGGAAGATTGCCTGAATCTTTCGAGCCGCCTCTGCCATCTACTATGTTTCGCATATTTTAATCTGTCATTGGAATATCGATCCCAAATATGAAAGGCTGTGAAGAGTACAAAGTCCCGTTGTACTCGCGCGATTCCGTCCTGACCTCAATTTCGCGCGAGCTGAACGGACCTGCGTAAAAGTCCTGGTTGAAACGCACCGTCCCAAGATTGTTCTCGCGGCAGTGCGTGTTGAAGTGCGTAACAAATGTCCTCTGAGGAATGAAGAGGTCCTTTCCGAACCGAACCTTTTCGGAGCACAGGAAGTGCTGGAGCGAGTTGGTGACTGTTGCGATCTGGGTCTGAATCTTCCGAAAGTAACTTGGAAGAACGTTCCAAATGTCCTTGTCCGCATACTTGTGAGCATAATCAAGATAGGCCCGAATGCATTTGCACATGATTGCAGGAAGTTCCTTCTCGAGCTTGTGCTCCAGGTGTGGGTCAGAAACCTCCGGAGCAATCTGGCGCCCAAAGTTGACGGTTGCAAGACGGCGCAGAATTGATCCTGAGTTGTCCTTCCAGTTTGGAACCTCGTTCCCGCCCAGAATACCTGGCGTCTTCCACTGCAAACTCACAGCCGATTCATTCTTGCGCGCAATGCTCACATCCTCGCCAGACACGAGAGACTGGAACTCTGCCTGCTCGAGCGCTAGATCGCCCTTGACCTCTGGGCTGATGAAGACGAACCCCTTGTAAATACTTGAGAGACCGAATTTACGCTCGATATTGTTCGAAAGAGTCGCAACATCCTCACACTCGTAAAACTTGCGGCACACCTTGGTGATCAGCGTCGACTTTCCAGACTGGGCAATACCCTTGAGGAACGGGATAATTTGCCACCCGTCAAGCTCGTTGACATCAAAACACAGACGACCGATGAAGACATAGATCCACCGACACACAGCCTCTTCGAATTTCTGATAATCAAGAACAAGCTGCATATTCGGAGTTGGAATAGTGTACCAGTCCTCCTTGTCATCATGAGGGTCAAACGGAAGGTCAAAATACTTGCAGCTTACAAGAGTCGGATCGAGCTCGTGAAATTCGTGAGAATTGTAAGGGTAAAACTTGATGCGATACTGTTCAGTCTTTGCGTCCCAGTCCTTTCCCACGAGCAGGCCATTCTGAAACGACCAAATGTGCCGATCCTTTTGAATTTCCTGAAACTGAAAGTCGTGACAGTTGTTCAAGTGACGCTCGAGATCCGCAACAAGATTTCCACGGCTCGTAAGTTGCTTCCAGCGCTCGGGCTCATCCTCCTTTTGAGTCGTGTCGTAAATGAATTTCTTAATCTCTTTCACAGGTCGCCACGCCCGAGTGTTGCGAATCTGCACACAACACTGACCCTTGTACCGACGATAGCCCTCGTCATACGCCTTGGAAAGGAGATACAAAAGCAGCTTTTGATACGGACTTGTGGTTTCGTCATCCTTCAGAGATGTGTCGCTGTCATCAATCGCAAGAGTCGGGTTGTTGATCCGATTGAAACGCCTGTCCCAATTCTTAAACTGCTCAAACATCTCCTTGCGGTCTGTTATGAGCCGGCGGACACGAAACTCGAGAGTAAACTCGTCATCGTTAATGTCCTTGCTTGAATTCTTATTAATTCCCATAGACTCAATTCGAGCCAAGATATTCCTGCATTTGTTAATGTACAGGTCCTTACTGTCTCGAATTTCGCGTTCCTTGTATTCAATAGGAAACTTGTCAGAGTCTCGCCTCTGGGACACTGGAAACAAGACGAACGCCCAAGCATTCGCAGCTGCAAGTGAATTTCCCCGAGCGTGAAACAAAGATTCTTTTTCCATTTTCAAAATATAGGTGCAGAAATCTTGTTCGGTCCACGTGTTGACTTCATTTGTTTGTTTGACATTTCGAATAGCCTCAACGTGCTCAGGCGTAATGTCACGGTTTATTGTGTGAACCTCCATGTTCTATTAGCACCGGTCTTTTTTAAGCCGTCTCCTCCACAGGGCTTGAAGGAGGGGCTACCACGCATTTGCACACGGAAGCCTTGCCAATTGCAGAAAGAATCTTTACGAGAATCTTGTTCTGGAGTTCTAGGCTCGTTGCGATCCGCTCTGTGGCATCCTTGGTGGACACGAGCGCAGTGGCGATAGTCTCACCCTCATCAGTCGCCAGGAGGCTGCCTAGAGCCTCGAACATATCAGGGTACTCCTCCATCTCCTCATCATCCTCCTCATCCAGATCAATTTCCTCCTCGGGCATGGGCTTGGGTGGGGGCTGGGCACGGCGAGACATGTAATTTGGGTCAAGAAATTAAGCATGTTGATTTTTCGCATGAAACTATTTTCGTAGCTAATACTAAATGCCTGGCGGTGGTTTGCTTCAACTTGTCGCTTATGGCGCCCAGGATGTGTACCTGACGGGCAGCCCAAAGGTGACCTTTTTCCAATCTTCTTATCGCCGTCACACGAATTTTGCAATGGAGCTGGTCCAGCAGAATCTGTCAGGCGCTGGTGGAAACGGCGGTCTCCAGTCGGTTGTAATTTCCCGTTCTGGTGACCTGGTCGGTGACATGTTTGTTGCCCTGACCCCAACGACTACTTCTGCAGCTCAGCTGACGACTAACAATTCCGTAGCAGATATGTGCTGGGTAGCAGAGCGTGCTTTTGATTCAATTAGCCTTTACATTGGTGGTCAGTTGATTGATAAGCATTACCAGACGTGGTTCCGTCTCTTTGCAGAGGTCTATCTGCCAGATGGCAAAAAATCAAACTATGGAAAGATGACGTCACTTGCTCTGAACCAGAATAACCTTACGAGCACAAACACGTCCGTTGCCAAGGTTCATCTTCCTTTGATGTTCTTTTTTAACCGTTTTCCAGGTCTGTTTCTCCCACTGATTGCTCTTCAGTACCACGAGGTCCGTATCGATTTCCAAATTTCAGCAGTTTTTTCCAATTATTTTGGAACAAACCCCATCGAGGTCTGGGCAAACTACATGTACCTTGACACCAAGGAGCGTGATGCATTCGCAAAGCTGAACCACGAGTATCTTATTGAGCAGGTTCAGTATGTAGCACCCGACCCAGTAGGCGTTTCAAGTGAGAATGCACCTTCAATTATTCGCATGCAATTCAATCACCCAGTCAAGGAGATTATTTGGTGCTACATGAACCCAACGTACCCACAGAACACAAACGCCATGTGGAACTTTACGAGCGGTACAGCAAATGTTAACGTAACGATCGATACGAATAAGATTGCTCTGAACGGCACCAATGTCAGGCCTCATACTCTAGGTTCTCCAGTTCTATTCATTCCTCCGAGCCTTACAAACTCTTCGAATCTTTACGTGTACCAGGCCAGTGCCGTTACGGCTGGGTCCAATATTGCAGCCCAATCCAATGTGCTCACAGGAAACGCCATGTGGATCGAGGAGGGCATGCCATATTACCCCAACTCAAACACAGCATATGGCTACGAGGTTGGCCCTCTTCACCAGTTCAAGTTCCTTCTCAACGGAACTGACCGGTTTGTTCCCCAGCCAGGAAATTACTTTAACAGCTATCAGCCGTACCAGTATCACATGGGCACGCCTTACCCAGGAATTTACTCATATTCATTTGCTCTCAAGCCACAGGACCTTCAGCCGAGTGGTACATGCAACTTCTCCCGTATTGACATTGCCCAGGCGGCGGTTTACTTGAAGACGGGTATGCCTACAAATTTAATCCAGCGGATGTATGCCGTGAACTATAACATTCTTCGGATACAATCCGGACTTGGGGGTCTGGCATTCTCGAACTAGAGAAACTCGTAAAATTTTTTTCTTTGCTAATATTACAAAATGGGTGGTGGTCTTATGCAGCTCGTAGCCTATGGCGCTCAGGATGTTTACCTCACGGGTCAGCCCAAGGTGACCTTTTTTCAGGCGGTCTACAAGCGTCACACCAACTTTGCTATGGAGAATATCCAGCAGACGGTGAACGGCACCCCCACCAACGGTGGCCGTGTGTCCGTGACGATTGCCCGTAACGGCGATTTGGTCGGTAATATGTATGTGGCTCTTCTTCCCAGCGGCTCCCTGCTGGCAACCACGTCCACCAACACCGGTGCCCCAGACACGTGCTGGATTGCCGAGCGTGCAATTGCCGATATCGAGCTGACGATTGGTGGCCAGCGCATTGACAAGCACTACCAGATGTGGTTCCGTCTGTACGCCGAGGTGTTCCTGGGCGAGTCCGACAAGATTGCATATGGCAAGCTGGCTTCCACGTCTGTTACCCTGGATTCCTCAACGAACAAGACCTACGTGTACCTGCCACTGCTCTTCTTCTTCAACCGCAACCCAGGCCTGTACCTGCCCCTGATTGCCCTGCAGTACCACGAGGTCCGCATGGATTTCGACCTGACCAACTACTACTCCAGCTATTTCGGCGCCAACGCTCTGGAGGTCTGGGCCAACTATGTGTACCTGGACACGGAGGAGCGCCGCCGCTTCGCCCAGAAGGGCCACGAGTACCTGATTGAGCAGGTCCAGCACACGGGCGGTGATGCCATCTCCGCCGCCAGCTCCACGATCCGCCTGTCCTTCAACCACCCAGTGAAGGAGCTGATCTGGTGCTACGCCAACACGGTCGCTGCCGCCAACAACAGCATGTGGAACTTCTCCACGTCTTGCGCTAACGTGCAGGTGACCGTGTCTTCCAACGCCTTCTCCGTGATCGGCGCCATGCCCCACGAGGTTGGCTGCCCACGCCTGAGCGCCAACATTGTTGCCCTGACCGGTCAGTCCCTGCTGTCCAACACGGTCGGTGGTGTGTACTGGTTCGAGGAGGGTACGTCCAACGCTTGGGGTGCTCTGGCCCAGAGCGGCGGGTGGGAGACGGGTCCTCTGCTCAACTTCAAGGTTATCCTCAACGGCCAGGACCGCTTCAAGGAGCAGATCGGCAAGTACTTCAACCAGTACCAGCCCCTGGTCTACCACACGGGCACGCCATATGTTGGTATCTACGTGTACTCCTTTGCCCTGCAGCCAGAGGAGCACCAGCCAACCGGCACGTGCAACTTCTCTCGTATCGACAATGCCCAGGTCGCAGTGAACCTGAAGACCAACTACACGACCCCTCTGCAGAAGATGTTCGCAGTGAACTACAACATCCTGCGTATCCAGTCTGGCATGGGTGGCCTTGCCTTCTCCAACTAAACGAAAAACAAAAAAAAGTCGAAACCGGTTCGCCGGGCTTCGGCCCCAAGATTATTTCAGTAATCTTGGAGTCGAAACTTTACCTTGGTACAACCTTCCATTCAGAATTCGTACATGAAAACTCTTGTTCAATTACCCATGCACAATCCTCTGGCTTGAATGTTGGAGAACAGCAGAAGACATCAATGTAGACCATGTTATCTTCTGGATACGTGTGAGCACTGAAATGGCTCTCAGCCAAGACAAGCACACCTGTAGTGCCTATTGGTTCAAATTGGTGAAAAGCCCGGGATACAACAGTAAACCCGCACCTTTCAGCGATTCGGTTCATAATTAATTCAAGATCTTCACTTCGAGAGACCCAAACTCCATCGACTCGGCCAAGAAGATGTTTCATCTAGTGTCCCATCATTTTATATATAGCCAGTCCTACCGCAAATATGATGTAAATGAGGGCAAAGTAATTCTCACCCTCCTCCGCCTGAGGCGTTTTGTATTCTATGAAGCTTGCAATTCCCAGAGCTGCATACATTACAGCAAATAGCCAGAAGAAAATTGTGTTAAGGTCAGTAGCCATCTATATTATATCTATGGAGAATCTTTCTGGAGCAGATATCATTCGTCAATTGAAAATTGAAAACCCCGACATAAGTATCGAAGACGTTCTGGACAAAACTCGGGAAATTTTGTTCAAAAGAAAATTGGAAATTGCTGGAGAACATTCAAACGTGTTTCAGTTTCTCAAAGCTCTTATAAAACTCGACATGACTCGTGAAGAGTTGGGACGGGCCCTTCCGGGTCTAAGTCACCTCGATGACGCCATCGAATTCATCAATGAAATCCCGGAGGAAGCCCCCCCGAGTTGCCTGCACTGGAGAACTGCTGCGAAAGGAAAAACACAAGGTACATCCCGCCAACGACCATGATTGTCGACTTGATTACCTGTGTAGGAATCTTGCGCTGAGATGGCATAAACATAATCTGAAGTCCAAATAGAATTATGCCTAGACCCAAAACTAGAATTATAGTAGCAGGTATCATTTAATACTTAAGGACATTTTTATTAATGTGATGAATGAATTACTCGTTCCTGGAGCCTCTGAGTGATTTTGCGTTTATAACTCGTTCTATACCCCAAGTAGAGCCAGTCCCTGTAGAGCTCGATGAATCTTGGAAGAAGTTTGAAAAGGAACTTGGAGGGTTCAAAACTCAGTATGCCAAGGCGCGTGCCGCCGTCACAATTTCACATTCTCGGCTTTCTGCCAAATATGCCGACGTGAATGTTCTCGAAATTGCTTCAAAAGTTCTCAAATCAGCTGACTTAAAGTCGAACCTCTCTACAGTAATAGAACACTTCCAGACTGCAGAGGGTATACCAGAACTGACCAAGGAGTACGGCGAGGCTCTTGGACGCGTTGAAGCTATGAAGCAGATTATGTGCGACACGAATGCTGAAAGGTACGCCCGTTTTACTTGTTTTGTATGTATGGAGCATCTTGTTGACTGCCTACTTGACCCGTGTAATCATGTTATGTGTGAGGTTTGTTGGGCAAAAACCCGGAGCACCCAGTGTCCTGGGTGCCGTACAGAGGTTCGTGAGGTTCGTAAAATTTTTACGCTGTCCTAAACGGTCCTGTAACTCAGTTGGTTAGAGTGCTAGTCTTATGAGCTGGAAGCCGCGGGTTCAAACCCCGCCAGGACCACGAGAGCTCGCTCTCTGGGGGGAGTTCGAGGGGGCGCCACCTCGTTAAAAACGGCAGGGGGACGCCCCAGCTGACTTTGGCGCAGTGGTAGCGCATCGGATTGTAGCTCCGCTGGTCGTGTGTTCGAATCACACAAGTCAGAATCGACCTGAGCAAGTCTCTAAAAGGCTCACCTGCTCCTGTGGCCTAATTGGTTAAGGCGTCAGACTGTTAGAGATGAATATTTCATCTCGCCGCCATCTGTAGATTGTGAGTTCAAGTCTCACCGGGAGCGTTTTTCAATTGTGTCCCAATTGAAAAACGTTCTGGAATAAAGATACGTGAAGCTAAAAAGTAATGAGAATCGTACTCAAAGATGGTTCTGTCGAATGCTCATGGGAAGTATTGAACAAGATTACAGCTTTATTCGAAGACTTTCCAACTTCTGATCATATTCCTCTTGATGTAATTTCCAAAAATTCATTTATTAAAATTATGGAATTTGCCGAGACAGGAAAAGTACCTGACGCGCCAGTGGATCTCTGGTGTGTCACGAACGAACAGTACGATTATCTCAAGGAACTGTGCCTTGACGCGGATTATCTAGGGTACACTGAAATGTACAATTCAATATGTAAAATTATTGCAAACTCATTTTGTGGAAAAACAAAGGATGAAATTGAGTTGATACTTAGTTAGCCATGTCATCGGCATCATATTTCGTACCGTTATAAAACGGCATAAATTGATTGTTACTCATGTATCCAGAGCTTGAACGCATGTACCACAGAAGCACAAGGAGGATCATGATCATAATCACCAAAGAATTCTTCATTTTACATTATGCAAATTTTTAATTTATGAGCCACCTCATCTTGTCCTGAGTTTTTGTTTGGAAAAACATGAATATGAAAACCATAAGGGGAAGAGACCTGAGTTCGCCGAGTTCTGAGTGTATGTATCCAGCTGTACCGTCAAAAGGGTAAGGAATTGCCCGTATGAACAACCTGGATCCATAGACTATAGCCGCGACTATTGCAAACTGAACAACAACCTCTAGAAACGTCCTCCATTTGGGATACGACTTTTTAAGTTCAGGAGTTACCATGTTCAGGAGGCTCGAGACTATGAATGCGAACATGAAGCACATGGCGCCAACCCATGCAACCCCTCCAATACGTATCAGGTGTATCATTTATTTTAGAGTGAGAATATAATGAAGGATCTGGATTTGTTTATGAAGTGGGAGTACGTCTCGGAACTTGATATAAAATTGTATATTTCTGGTTCGGATTTTATCAAGAGTCAACCAGTGACTGCTCAAGACATGAATGTTCTCATCTCTGACTGGTGGACGAAATGCAGAAACTTGTACTGTGTAATTGATCTGAAAGACATTTCTATTCTTGAACTTGATATTCTTGGAGTTATTCGGCTCATTCAAGATCTTGCAGAACTTAACAAGGATATAACCATGCTAAAGTCTATAAAATTTATTAATTATAATTTTTTAATGAAGTGGATCTATCGTGGAGTGGTGAGTATGGTTATACCATCAGATGTACGTGAAATTATATCATTTGATTGACCACCTATCAAGCGCCGGACGAAACGTCTGGCGCCCAAAGAATGCATCTGGCTTTTTTGATTTTATAAATTCTATAATTTGATCTACAGAATTTCTTCTGTCGTTTGATATAAGAAACGCGGCTACGACTGCTGCACTCCTTTGCTGACCCGCCGCACAGTGTACAACAATCTTGCGATCACGGTGACTGTTAATCCACGGAATAACCTCTGTGAACGCCTGATACATTCGGTCATTCTCTTCTGGGGAATCGTTTATTGGAATACGTATTCCGTATCCCTTCATAGGCAGATCGTTTGAACAATTGATTACTATCCATTCATGATCGACATCAAGTCCCCTGAAGCTTGAAAGATACAGATTAGGAACAATCTCATACATACGTTTTTCAGAGAAACTTATTTTCAAATAATTAACAATGGTTGACTGGCTTCTGTTTGACTTGAGTGATGAAGTCATGTATGTCAACATACTTGTCGGAAGACTCTTGGAACTCCAGCCTGATTCACTCGAAGGGGCTGATGCATTTTGTCATGAACTTTACCCGGTCCTTGACAAAATTCAGGAACTTTGCATCAAACGAAATTTAAAACAAGTTTGCAGTGCAGATCTTTCAGGTATAGACATGTTGCAAATTAAGCCAATTTCTTTAATGAGAATTATATGGAACGTTTACAACTACACGAAGGACAACGTCATGCTCCAAGGGTGTGATATTTCAGGCTCTGACCCATTCTTTGCAACACTCTTTGGATCGGTCAAGGGATTCTTACCTCCATTTATGCGAGAATTAATTAAAATAAAATGATCGTCAAATTTCTATAAATAAATTGATTATATACTATCAATGAAATGCCTATTTATATTTCTAGGTGAAAGCTTTCGTGGAGGAGAATGGCTCTCACGAAAAAGAGGAGATCCTCATACGTATGCAGAACAGAAACTTGCTTGCTATTCACACATTAAATTTTTGAATTTTATAAATTTAAAATTCAAAATTACAACCGATCTCATTGTGGATACGTATGAAACTCCATATTCGGATGAACTTGTTGGGTGGTACGGGCCACGTGTAAAATCTTACGTACACACGGGTGAGGCAATTGGTTACGAAAATTTATACAAACATTCATTAACTCTCATTGACGATATTGATGCATATGAATTTATTCACTTTATACGTATTGACCTCTATTTGAAAGATTATTTTTTTAAAACTTTCAAAATAAGTCAGACGCATTTACAGTACGCATTTCGAGGCACACCGATTCCATTCATAGAGAATATACCGAGATTGAATGATATGATGTTGTATGTTCCAAAAATACATTTTAATTTTTTAAAATTGAAAATTGTATTATTTCATGACTTGTGGGCATGGGGAATTTTACAGAGACTACGATTGACAAAACATGTGAGTACGTATATAGACACGATTCATGACTCGAACACAAAACGGGACTGGAATCCTATTTTTAGAATAGTCAATAGACCGGAATCAGGCACGTGGGAATGGGAAGGATACGTGTGTCTTAATTTGAACAAAGCACCAGTATATCAAGATGACTATAGAAATATATACTGACAAACAATTGAATATAAACACGAACGGAATTGTCCTTTGAAAACCAATGTCACCTTCTAAAAGTGAAGACAAAGAAGATGTAATTCCTTCAAACTGAACCGCAAGAGGTTTTTTAGTGTAATACATTTTCAGGGGCATGTGTAAAAGTTCACAGTCTATGGATCTAATTAAATCCGAAGGGTCAATATAAGCGAGTTTTTGGGCTCCGTGTCTACTTATAATATAACAATGTGTCAAAAGTGATATTCCTTTACGGACACTTTCAGATTCCCAGTTTCCCTGAATTCTGAAAGGCTCTGGGCTAGGACCAAGATTTATATAATCCCATTCTACATCTTTCATTTCGTCGAATACAAAAGCAAGTTTATCAAGAAATCCTTTAATTATTTTAACATCGTCTTCAAAAACAAGAACCGTTTCGTATCCCTTGTCCACAATGTCCCTCCATATTCGAATGTGACTATCCGCACACCCCCATTCTGGCGGTGTTATGTGAATTCCACTTGGTGCAAATAGTTTCCCATCCGTCGCATTGAAAAATTCTACATTTTCAATTCCTATTTTTGTAAATTGTTCTTGTGCATTCTCTCTACGATCCGGTCTTCGTTCAAGATTTATGCAATAGACATGGTCTATGGACATTGATACTCACACATAAAAGAAAACTGTGTATAAAACACAAGAATGGCAGACCTTCTCGTGTTTTACCCTCAAGGGCAACACCTTCACATTGAGTTTCTAGGGTCAAAGTACATTGAGCGCCAACCCAAAACTCCTGCACAGACTGAGATGTTCATGCTCTCCGTGAAGCCTGTAGTTGAGCAACTGGATGCGTACGTGCTCAAGCATAACCTGAAAGAGGTTATAGAGCTGAATCTGAAAGATGTTCCAATAGGCAAGCTCAATTCTGATACCGCACTTCATTTGTTGAACCTCATGTGCGAGATTCGTCCAGATAAGAATATTTTGCAAAAGATTAAGATTACAAATTCAAGCCCAGTTTTTGCAATGATCTACAAGGGCATCCGGGGAAAACTCCCAGGTCGTATACGAGACATTGTAGAGGTCGAGACTGATTCTAAATTTTTTTAGTGCGTTATTTTAGGACATGAGTAATTGGGACACGCGGGAAGAAGAGTTTTTGAAAAAATTGGAGAAACAGTGCAATGCATATTACAAATATTTCTCCAAAGATTTCGCATATTACAAGTGGGCGTCGACCCGCTTTAATATACCCATTCTTGTGCTGTCGTCCATAAACGCTTTGTGTGCCATTGCATTGAATGACTTTCTTGCACAAAAATACGTGAGTATTCTGAATGCAATATTGTCCGCCGGAACAGGTCTCATAGGGTCTGTCCAGTTGTATCTCAAGATTAACGACAAGATGGCAAACTCTGCCCGTTCAAGCACGCTCATGAAGCGCATAGCTCTCCTCATATCTAAAGAACTTAGCGTAGCTCCAGAATCCAGAACATCAGATGGGAAGACGTTTCTTCAGGAATCGTTCGCAGACTTTAACGCAGCCCTTGAACAGTCAAATCCAGTATGCAGAAAATTTCAGAACCACCTTGCTCTTGACCCGGATGATGCTATAGATAACTCTTCCGCTTCTGATGACCCGTCCACGACGCGATCACAGAAGATTCTCAACTATTTCAGAATGGCGAGACCTGTAGAATATTCTGAACCATGATTATGGAAATTGTTTTCTGGTTTGCGGCGGGTGGATTTTTTATGTTTGTATTTCTATTTTTACTTTCATATGATACAAAATTTTCATGTTGTTCAAGTTCCATGTCGTCGTACTCTTCCACGTCGTCGTCTTAAAAAAAAGAGAGCCTTAATTATCAATGGATCCCATACTCGAGCCGAACCTTGCTCGGTTCACAACCTTTCCTATACGGTACCCGGACCTGTGGGCACTCTATAAGAAAGCAGTGGGAAGTTTCTGGACCGTGGAGGAGATTGATCTCGCCGCAGACCTCAAAGATTGGGACACTCTAAAATCAGAGGAAAGAAATTTCATAAAAACCATCTTGGCATTTTTCGCTGCATCGGATGGAATCGTTATGGAAAATATTGACTTGAACTTTTCTCAGGAGGTTCAGATACCCGAAGCTCGATCGTTCTACGCGTACCAGGCGTTTAATGAATCTATTCACGCAGAGACTTATTCACTCATGATTGATAAGCTCATACGTGACCCAGACGAGGCGAATCTTCTTCTGTCGAGTATAAAATTCATGCCCGTGGTCAAGGAAAAGGCGGAATGGGCTCTTTCTTGGATAGGGAAAGGGGCTTCGTTCGCCCAACGCCTTGTGGCATTTGCATGTGTCGAGGGGATATTTTTTAGTGGATCGTTTTGTGCAATCTTCTGGCTCAAAAAGCGAGGACTCATGCCGGGCCTGTCCTTTTCCAACGAGTTGATCAGCCGGGACGAGGGTCTTCACCAGGAGTTTGCCGTGACTCTACACTCACACTTGCAGGAGAAATGTCCTTCGAGTGATATTAAAACTATTGTTCAAAGTGCAGTCGCTATCGAGACGCGATTCATAACTGAAGCTTTGCCGTGTAAACTCATAGGTATGAATGCACCAGAGATGATCCAGTACATTCAATTTGTGGCTGATCGTCTCATGACGCAGTTTGGCGAACCTCCCATTTACGGAGCCAAGAACCCTTTCGACTGGATGGAGAACATCTCGTTGGAAGGGAAGACCAACTTCTTTGAGAAGAGGGTCGGAGATTATTCAAAGCATTTAGTGGCTGATGGCGACTCGATCAGGTTTGACGAAGACTTCTGAAAGAATCTTCGGGGGTGAAGAATTCTAAGGACCACCGCTGGAATACAGGTCCTCGTTGTCGAGCTGAGGACCACCAGGGCTACCGCCTAGAATCGTGGCACCGCCCCATGCGTTGCTTAGAGCGTACTGGTAATTGGACTTGCGTTTCCGACCAAACGTCTTCCAGATAATGTGGGACAGAATGACGAACACTATCGCGTGAAGAATAAGACCTGGGAACTTGGCCGCACCGTCGGCTGATGCGATCCAGTCACCACCAATTGAGCGCGTGAGCTTGTACGTCTCTGGGCTGGCGACTATGGCGAAAAGTATAGCTTTTATAACTGGACTCATAGTTATCATTAAAAAATATTTTAAATTAACAATGCTGATTGAGATCTCAATAATACTTTTGTTTATAGCATTATTGATATACTCAAATTACAAAGGACCAGCTCCTCCTCAGCCTATGTGGGATCGTATAACATTTAACCCCTTTAGCAAGCCTGCCGAATGTCCTGAAGATTGTAAAAAGTACACGTTTCCTGATGACTATTTAACGCCGTCTCTTACCATGACACAGCAATGTGGATATAAACAAGACACTTTTGTATTTCCGTGCCATTCTACTTGTTGCCATAAGCGAGTTTCCATGCCAGATGGGCTATAACTGCGTAGACGACCGCATGTACCGCAACACCTATCTGCGTCGGACGCCCTGAAGCGTCAGCTATGTACATACCAATTACTGGAAGTTTGCTGGTTATCTTGAACATCATAGGGTTTGCAATTATAAAGAAGATGACGATCGGAACGATGAGATGCGTATATTTCATTTAATTTTAGTAAACATTTTTTCTATAATTTGCTTTGACCTGTAGACGTTCGAAGCACCCCTTCCTGTATACCACGGCTGTCTTTTTGCAATTTTGTTAATTTCATTATTCAAATTATTCCGAGTCACGTCCTGAATAAGTTTGTCGTAATAAATCTGTCTTTTAATCTGGTTAGCAATTTTAGCATAATTTGTATTTACCGCAATGCCACCGTATCCACCCCACGCCCTGTTCCATACCTGGTTTGCTAGAGCCTGAACTTTAATGTTCTTTCCTGGCTCTGGCTGTTCAGCTACAATTTTTGATTCTATTGTATTCAAATTATTAAATTGTTTAATTATTTGCGGAGTAGGCTTTGTCTTTTCAAGAGCATTGCGAGCAATTTCTATGTTGTTTAGTTTGCCCGCCGTATTTTCGGAGGCGAGCGACTTTAGTTTCCCTGTTTGAAAAGGTTTCCCGAGTTGACATTGACGTTGCGAATAGTTGGGTTATTTCCCATGCGGTTATTCAGGTTGTACTTTTTTGCGTTATTGGGGTTCTTGAAATTCCAACGGGCAGCGTTATTTGCCTTGTAAATGACTACGTTCTGACCGTTCGGCGTCTTGATGGTCTTTTCCTGACCGTGAACAGCCTGGTTGAGGGGTTGATTCACGTTAGCCGCAGCTTGGTTGAGGAGGAGATTGCTACGGGTCTCGGGTGGAGGGGCCGCCTTGCGACGGTTACGCTCCGTCACAACCTTTGTATATGCACGAATAATACGAGACTTGTTGTTTCCTACTGCATTCTTACTTGCGTTTTGCAGTTTCTGATAATTTTCCGCGAGGTTGGCATTTGAGCGATTCTTCAAGTTTGGAGCACTGTTTATGCGATTTATTATTCCAACTATATTTTGAGAAAGTGGAGGTACAAGCTTGGCGTTGAGCTTACGGTTATAAGCATTCACCTGATTACGAATATTCTGGTTCAGTTTATTAATACCTCCGAGCTTGCGCAAAAGTACCTGAAGGCGCATCTTTTCTGAACGAGCGCGTGCTGAATTAAATGCATTCGCATTTTGGGATATGGCACCGCGCAGAGAGTTTATGTTAACCCCGCCAGAGGCACCTTCTAGTACATTATTTGCAGCCTTTTCCTGGTTATTCTTAGGAACGTTTGCGGCACCTGCTCCATTTGCTGCAGCTTCGGCAGCCGCAGCTGGGTTATTTGTAGCATTTGCAGCAGCATTTGCCGCGGCGTTTGCAGCCTCAGAGTTTGCTACATTTGGAGGAGCGCCAATGGCAAGGGCGTGATTCTTTGCCGCGCCCGCCGCAGCTGCTGCCTGAGCAGTTGGTCCGGCACCCTGCTGGGCTGCAGCGTTCGCAGCCTTGTTCCCGACATTCCCAGGTGATGCATTCGCGGGTGCATTTGCTGCTGCTGCTGCCGCTGCCGCCGCTGCAGCGTTTGACCCGTTCGCATTCTTGACGGCTGCTGCAGTCGCCCCTCCAACCTTGGGACGCTTGGAATTAATGTACCGCTTGAGATTTCCAATCAATTCATTATTCAAAGGAACAATTTTACTATTATTACCTGAATTACGCGCGTTGATGTAACCGTTCACATATGTCTGAACGTTGAGGTTAAGTTTAGAGTTTGGATTGGTAATTACATTTTTTACAGTTGATGCAGGGGCTGACCGCCTGAACCTGTTAAAAATACCCATACTTGGAATGAGCATAGAAAAAAAATCAGGTCGCCCACAAGCCACATAAGGACAGCACTCGTAAGAAGAGTAGAAGAAACACAATGGCTGTCCGTATGTTCAGCACTTTCAACGCCTCCGATATCACGTTCAGCGATGTTCGCAAGAATGCCAAGGGTGGCAAGACAGTCTACCTCAACGCAGTGGGTGGTGGCAAGCTCCTGTTCCAGCTGCCTCAGCTTCGCGCACCCTTTGGGCTGAGCGAGTACAAGGACGAGAAGACGGGGTCGACCAGTTACAGCCTGCCCCTGAGTATGGACAAGCCCGATGTCCTTGAGGCGTTTTCCAAGCTTGACGCCAAGGTTCTGGACTTTCTTGCTTCCAAGTCTGAGGAGATTTTGGGCAAGAAGATGAGCCGTGAGGTGATTGCTGAGGGTGTTTACAAGTCGCCAATCAAGCCGAGTTCCAAGGATGGGTACGCTCCGGTTCTGAGCCTCAAGGTTGTTACGAGTTACAAGGATGGGTCCATTGAGACCGAGGCGTACAACTCCAATCGCGAGGCGGTCCCTCTGACGGATATTGAGAAGGGTCAGACGGTCAGTGCGATTATCGAGATCAACCAGATCTGGCGCACACCTGCTGGCGTTGGAGTCACGGTTCGTGTTCACCAGGTTATGTTCGCGCCGACCAACAAGCTGAAGCCGTGCGCTTTCCTAGCGCCAGCTGATGAGCCGGTCGATGACGCCAAGTCGGAGGAGGGGTCGGTTGAGTACGAGACGGACCCAGATCAGGAATAAAATAGTGTAGTGTAATAGAATGAGTTGGGTCCGATCCGGACAGTTTCGCCTCGTCACAAATCGTCCAGGGAAAAGATATGTTTTTCGCCGAAATAATACAGGAAATTCAGAATATAACGTTCCTAATTCAGTTCAGAGCAAGCGCGATGCCATTCGCTACCTTTCATCAAAACGCAACTTGAGACCGAATAGACATCAACCAATTCGCCCAAAAAAAGAAACATTAGCCACGTACACGAGAGCTAGACAAGCATTTAAGCGCGGTCCTTCCCCTAAACGCAAAAGCCCATTGGCGCTTCCTTATCACCCGGCACATGTTCCTGGATCTCCACAGTATCCAGGTGTCTTTTCGTGTGCAAGTGGTAAAGGACTTAAACTTCTTGGAAAAGGTCGGCAGGGAATTGCGTTTAAAGGAAACGGATTTGCTGCAAAAGTTTGTCCACGTGATTTAGCGGCTGAGAAGCGCGGTGAGAAACAGCCAGCCCGTGTAGAGTATGATATACACACTGCTGCATTCAAAGCATGTCCCACCGGAGTGGTCGAGCCATACGATTTTCACAAGTGCATAAACTTTATTAACCCTTCGACTATGAACATGGCAAACGTCCAAAACTCTCGCAAGTACGACAAGTCAAAACAGTCCATAATATTTATGGAATGGTGTGAGGGTGGTTCGCTTGAAGAATGGCTTCCGAAGAATGCCAAGTCCGATGCGGTCATGCATCATCTGATATCGAGTGTGCTCAAATCTCTTGCTAAAATTTACAAAAAGTATCCCGACTTTCGTCACAACGACCTCTGGCCTGCCAACATATTTGTTGCAAACCGTGGGTTTCTGATTGGAGACTTTGGGTGGGCCCGGCTCGAAAAGTCTGGAACCAACCCTGCAGTCAACACCGCCAACGGCACAAACACGGCGGGCAAATGGGGTGTCGGTCCATCAACTGATACACGGTACGATTATCACTTTTTTCTAAATAACATTCGAGATTTTGTGAAACGCAAGGGTGGCCTTCCAAAGTCTCTAGAGTTTCTTGACTGGGCAGTCCCTCCTGGCTATCGTGGATCGAGTGACACTCACGTGAATGAATGGCGTCTCAAGTACAACGATCCTTGCCCAGATCTCAAATCATTCAACGAAATTCTTCGGTCAAAGTACATTTCTGGACGGAAGATTACATCTCCAGATCTCGTGGCGGCTCGCAGCCGTTTGCGCTCCCGCGTAAAGGTCACTTCTGCAAATCTCGTGGCGGCTCGGAGCCGTTTGCGCAAGGTTCGCGTCCGCCCCAAAAAGCGCGTGTCTTCTCTGAACCTGCGCGCGGCAAAGCGGAAACTCAAGCCTGTTCGTCCGCGGCGGGTAATCTCCCCAGCCCAACTTGTGGCGGCGCGTTCCAAGCTCAAAGAGGGGCTCAAGACAAAGACCAAAATTCCAGCAGCTCTTATGAAAAATTCCCACTTTAATAAAATAGTAGAGCACTACTGGAGAAATGACGGTGCTAAATCTGGGAAAAATTACGAAGCAGCTTGGGACAAGGCACGTCACAAGGCTGTGCGTCTCGTGGAAATGCGGCTCAATCGCGGTAACAGGCCTCTTACGCCTATAAGAGGTTCTTTGAGGAAACGGAGTCCAAAGGCGGGACCCGCACCAGCTCGCCGTGTGAGTCCGCCACCACCAGGTCATTCAGGACGTCCAAAAATTATGGGAAGTAAAGGTCGAATGGTATATGCAAATTTACATTTTAGCCTCGTCGAACTCAAGAAACTTGCGGGTAACAAAGGCATAAATATCAAGGGTCTACGGTCAAAAGCGAATATTGCTCGTAAAATTTTTACTTGAATAAAGTAAATGAAGCTTCATCCAGTTCATGCTTTTAGCGGATTGGTAGGTATAATTTTTGTTCTACTTGCAATTATATTTATAAAGAGTGCAATGTCTTCTGGATATGATGCGGGTGTAGCAGGCGGCGGCCAAAGCCCTACGGACGTGGGAAGTATCATAGTATATGGTTCAAAGACGTGCCCTTGGTGTGTCAAGCAAGAGAAATACTTGACAGAGAAGGGGTTTGATTATCAGTTTGTAAACTGCCCAACGGATGGGTGCCCTGAATTTGTAAATGGATATCCCACATTAATGGTTAATAACGAGATTAAGAATGGGTACACCGAGCTCGGTGGTCCTCTAAGTCACTGGTAACTAGAACTTGAATACAGACAGCGCAAACGCGAGCATAAACGTGTGCCACAGCGAATCAACTGGCTTGAAGATGGTGATGTACTTCACGAGGGTACCGTTCCATAGGTACCGGAGAATGAACGTCAGGATAGTCAGGTAAATGAGAAATATAAGAATGTTGTAAACAGCATCCTGACGATTGCGGGATTTCAGGATTGATTGCATCTTTTTATTAGTCAAGGAAAAAATTACTTACTAATAATAAGATGGTTGTACGTGGAGCACCAAACCCGTGGGCCCCGAAATACACGTGGGCGCCCTGGGGAACAAAAGGAGTTGCGCATGATAATTGCTATGATTATGCATTTGGGTCATTTTCAGCAAACAGGAAATCAAAAAGCGTTCCTGGAGATCGTAGCGGGCTGGGGTCAAACGGTTTGACCTTTCGCACGTGTGGCGGAATAGCCAAACGCGTCTTGTCTGACAATCCAGGGAACGTGTACAAGATGAAATCTGCGGCTGAAAAGCCAAAACGCGGGTTTTACAAGGTCATGTGCTTTGTGGCACCGTCAAATGACTTTGGAAATTCAACAGGAGATTTTCACTGGTACAAGGAAATCAGCGCTATACGGTACAGAACGCGTCCTGGAGACACGATATCTGCGCTCGCCAAGTTTTTTCATGTTACTCAGTCTGTGATAAAGGCGGCCCTGATGAAGTCTCGCGTAACTGCTGACCGAAACGACGGCCGTGTAGCTAACAATACGGAAGAGCTTCGTGTGCTTAACAAACTTGCGTTGAAAACAGCGGACAAGATTCCGTCTGGAAGAGTTCTGGACTTTCCTGTAAAACTCTGGAGTCACAAGACTGGCTGGGCGGGTGGTCCTCTCATAGTCGACGCGTCTGGGAAGACGATTACCGACCCTCGCCGAGCAGATCGCAATTACAAGCCCGGGTTTCACTATACGAAATTCTGTTCCGCGTATGGAGTCCGCCGCGGGTTTGCAAAGACTGGATCCAACTCGAATAGAGGCCCGGTTACTCAAAATGTTCGGGCACGGGTAAACCGAGTAAACGTAGCTCGTTAATGAGTTCCTCATTAGGTTCCACGTCCCACCGTATTTCAGATTGAAGCATTTCTTGACCTCTTTCAAGATTTATACCAAACCCTCCAACTATAGAACGTACATTACTTGTTTCGAAGTCAGTAACTGAATTTAGACCATCTAATACACGTTCTATGATGAGACGGCATTTATACAATGGAACATCGAATGGCTCTCGGCACATGGGGCACGTAGGGTCACCATGACACGAGGCTTTCCAACGGTCAACACATCGTGTGTGAAATGTGTGATTACATGGCAATTGGCGGGTGTCCCTAATCATGTGTCCGAAACACACGGCACACTGGGGTCCCGTGTGTTGCCAGCACCTTTCCTGTTCTCCCCTGAGAATTTGCCTACATGGATTTCCCAGGAGAGTCTGGGCCCCACACCGCCTTTCCATTGGTTTACTCCTGTAAAAGATCTTAGCCCCGGCGCCGCAGGGCTTGGGAAAGTTCGTATTCGAGCGACTTTATTGCATCCTTGTATTTTATCCGTATATTTTCTTCAATATTTTTTCGAAATATTATGAGAGGATCATCATCCTGCTCCATGCGGCACGTGGGGCATTCTATTGACTCCTCGTACCACTTGATTATACACTTGTCATGAAACATGTGCTTGCATTTCAATTTACGATCACTACGATTGGTCAATTCCAAACAAATTGTACATGCATGCTGTGAATGGATGCGACATTTCCCGTCTTGGATAGCCATGTGTTTACACTTCTTTCCTGAAAGAGTCATTGACGAACAGTTCATTCTCTGAAAGTATCCTACAAATTTCTTCATGGATTTCACCCTCAGTCCTGTTTGCGTCAATTACATACGCACGAGTACCCTCTACAAGATTCATGTATTTCCTGTCGAGTTCTCGAAGATATTCGAGAGATACGGAGGCGTCACCCGTCTGGTTACGTTTCTGAATGTGCTCGTGAGCCAATTCAGGACTTTTAGAAAGGTAAATGTAAATATCAGGAAACCATTCAACCTTGCGAAAATAGTACTCGTAACAGTCTCTTTCAGTTGGATGGACCTTGTCCTGAATGAGCGGCCAAAACACAAAACGCGAGCTCCACATGCATCTTTCGTAAATTACATGATTTGTTGTGTAAATAGGCTCAAGTTTCTGGAGAATTCGCATGTGAAGCAGGAACGCCCATCTTACCTGGTCCTCGTAAAATTCCTTGAGAGGCCAGTCTTGAATTGGCTCTCTGTGAACGTACCAACCCTTCGATTCAAGCAAACCGAGTTGTGTCGTTTTGCCTGCACCGATATTTCCATCGATGACTATTTTCATTAATATTCTAGAGTGTCTTATCTTTAGCAAAACCCCTTTGGAGGACCCTGTCCCTCCTGCTGATCTACAAGCACGGAAACCATACCGTCGCGGCATGCTGCGTTACGAAGGGGAAGGTTCAGGCTATCTACGGTCTGGAGATACTGCGTCCGGAACTTGTAGTTGTCTTCTACATCAATCTTCTGGGTTTGCATGAGAGCCTCAGTCATGAGACGGTTAGACGTGAACTCGGTGAGACAACGGCCATCAGCCATACCTATGCGGGTACTCATTTACATTGCTATTACATTTTATTCTGAAGAACTCTATTCCACTCGTCGAAAGATGCTCCTAGGATCATGTCAAACTTGCGAACGACTGGTGTCTTGGCCACAAACATGCTCGGGTCTATACATGATAGAACCACGTCATATGCCGCCACCAGTTCTTCAAGCGTTTTAGCCCCCCCTACAAGTGTTGCTCCCGACTTGAACACGCTGATGGTCATCTTCTTCATGTCCGGCTTTGGCTTGAACTTGATCTTGACTGCACTGTACCTGTCCGGTTCATAACTCACCTTGAACCCATCAAGCTTGTCGAACCGCTCCTTGACCTTGTGACTGTTCACAACCACGTTGAAATCAAAGTTTGAGTTAATCATAGAAATCTCAAACGGGTTCATGTGCGGAATTTCTTCCAACCCGAGCGTTTCTTTCATTATAAAGGCAACCTGGTTCAGGATTCGCTCCCCGTCAATCGGAGAGTTGCCGCCTGATAAGTGAATAGTGCCGTTTGGAAAGATCTTGACACTCTTTTCAGAGTAGTCGTCACGTGTTCTTATGGATATTTGGTTATAGAATGATGTTGTGTCCATAGTCCATGTAAATCCCGGACCTTCCGTTCCCTTGGGACGGATAGTCATCGGTTGAAACCTCTCACGAAACTTGGCTATGTCAACTTTTCTGTCGTTGAATGAATGCATAGTCATTGTTGTAATCTTGAGCCACGATGGCGCGGGCCATTCTGGCCTCAAACGGACGATGCGCTCACGAACTCTTGCGAGATCTTGAATGTATTGGTACATGTCCATGTTTCTTTATGAACATGGGAGTTGTGTCTTTGTGACGTCTACATGACTCGTTTTTTTGCAGCCGCCTTGGCAATCTTAGCAAATGGAGTTCTCAAAATATCCGCCTTGATAACCTTCTTGTAATATTTCTTGAGCTTGTTTTCGTTTTCGTGAATATTGCCAGTCTTTGTGACGTTGTGAGCCACGAGTGAAATGAGTTTCTTCTTCTTCACGGCATTTATAACACGATTCAGTTCGGCGATTCGGGGCTTGAGTTTTGAACGTCTCCTCGTGGACTTGGGCTTCTTCATAGAAAGTGTGTTCAGACCTTCGAGAACATTGACTGCACGCGCAGGTCCTCCAAGCTGCCGTACAGCATTGATTGCAGGAGCGCTTACGTTGTGCATGTTCATAGCCTGGCGGGCGTTCCCGTTTGTGAGATGGAGCGCCTCGGCAGTTCGCGCAACTTCGGGAGCCCCATCGGGAACTCGCGCAATTTGATTCATTGCACGAGGAACTCCACCTGCATAATTAATTGCACGCTTCTGTTCTGCAGGAATTGGTGCCCCCGCCAAAGCCCGGCGCCAGTCTCCCGTGTTTGCAACTGGACGACCGCTTGGCGTGCTTGTTTTACCGATCAATGCTCGGCGCCAGTTTCCAGGGTTTACTTGACCACCGCCTCCCAAGTTGAGCCCTCCGCCACGACCTCCAAAGTTGAACCCTCCACCGCCCGTTCCTCCCCTGCCACCCCAGTTGAACCCTCCTCCACCTGCCCCTCCGCCTGCTCCTCCGCCTCTGCCTCCCCAGTTGAACCCTCCGCCTGCTCCTCCGCCTCTGCCGCCCCAGTTGAACCACCCTTTGCCGCTTCCCGTCCGGCGACCTTCATTTGTAATTCCGGGCTTTCGCATAAAATTTAATTTACGAGCAAGGATCGCCTTCTTTACATTATCATTTGGAACTCTTCCAAGATTACTCACAAGGTTTGAAAGCTCTCGCATGTTACGCACGTTTCTCACATCATCAATAACGAGAGAAGTTGCGTTTCCTCTGTTTCTGAAATTCATTGGAAGGAGACGCAGGAGTTCGCCAAGACGGCGGGACCGTGCAGAACCTCCTTTCTTTCGGATATCTGATATTTCTTCAGAAAATCTTTTGTAAATTTCTTCTAATATTTTGTCCTTGTTTGCAGGGTAATATTTTAGAGCAACTATTAATTGTGCGAGTGTCATTTTTGAATAGTTACGCGCGACAGGAGTGGCGGGGCCAAGTGGAACCTGAGGTCCTGTGTTTGGGTAATACCCCGTCCCTTGATTCCCAGTCTTGAAAACGTACCCTGGTTTTGGGCCATTAAATGTAGGCGAAGGGATCATATTACCATTGGGCAATAAATTTCTTTGACGCAATGCATTCTTGACGTTTGGATGAATTTTGCTTTTAATTAAATTGGAAATTGTTTGTGCAATTACATTTGTTGGTGCAGTCTTTGCAACATTGACTGCGGCATTGGTTCCCAATGAACCTTTTAGAATTTCTGAAACCACATTCTTGTCTGGAATCTTTTTTACAATTTCCGATGCAGTATTTCCAGAAATTATAATTTTACTTTTAATTAAATCGGAAATTGATTTTGCAATTACATTTGTTGGTGCAGACTTTGCAACGGCAATTGATGCATCAGTCCCTAGTGAACCTCTTAAAATTTCTGAAACTACATTCTTGTCTGGAATCTTTTGAACAATTTCTGATGCCGTATTCCCAGAAATTATAATTTTGCTTTTAATTAAATTGGAAATTGTTTTTGAAATGTCATTGGTACTTGATGACTTGACAACCGCCACCGCAGCATTGGTCCCTACCGCACCTTTTATAATTTCCGAAATTATAGGACCTAAATTCTTTTGAGGAATCTTGGAAACAATTGCTACTGCAGTATTTCCGGGAATTGTAATTTTGTTTTTAATTATTTTTGAAATTGATTGTGCAATCACACTGGATGGAGTTTTTTGAAGAATTGCATTGAGTTCTGGCCCAGTTGCCGAAACCAAAGATTTAACAATACTGTTGACAATCGCGTCATTCATATAATGAACAGAGAGAAAATTCGAGTCATGTAGACGTCACGATCCATGCTTTTACCCTTTTTCAACTCAAACGCAATGGGTCTCCTGAAGACGCGCCTGATTGCCCCCTACCAACGTGAAGGGCTCAATTGGCTCTATGACCGCGAGACCAAAGATGCGCTTTTTCCCGGAGGCTTCTTGTGTGATGAGATGGGTCTAGGGAAGACGGTTCAGATGCTCGCAGTCATGTGCGTGAACCCGCAAAAGACACTTATTGTAGTGCCAAAGTCTATAGTCTCACAGTGGAGAGATGAGATTGCTCGATTTGCACCTCATTTATCAGTCAACGTGTTCGATGGGCCAAAGCGCATGGTCACTCCCGCCGATGTAACGATAGCTCCGTACTCGGTCCTTCCCTCTCGAGCGCACCAGCCCCTTTGCCCGCTGATCCACGAGCGGTGGGGTCGGGTCATCTTGGATGAGGGTCACGAAATTCGTAACCGTCGAAGCAAGACGCACATTGCGGCATGTGCTATCACTGCAAAGATTCGGTGGATTCTCACGGGTACTCCAATTTTCAACTCAATGGCTGACTTTGCGAACCTCTGCGGCTTCCTGGGCCACAACCGCAAAAACGTGCAGGCAATGCCCGACACTTTCAGGGAGCGTTATGTCCTGCGCAGGACAAAGACGGATGTCGCCATGCACAATAAGCGACTCGAACTTCCTCCGTGTGATTTCCAGAATCTTGAGATTGAAATGTACAGAGAGGAGGCTGAGCTGTACCAGCAAGTCTACGATCGCTCTCAAGGAGTTATCCAGAGTATCATGAAGTCTGAAAATAGGGCACTCCACCAAATGGAGATGCTCGAGGCGCTTATGCGAACGCGCCAGGCACTCACGTGGCCTCAGACATACCTGAACGGGATAGCGGCTCAGCTCAAGACGGAGCCAGAAGAGTGGACCGGGCGTTCGAAAAAGCTCGAGACTTTGATCGAATTGATCGAGTCTCACCCGACTGAAAAGACTCTGATATTCTACAACTTTACAGGGGAGATGATTGAAATCAAGAAACGACTTGGCGACAGACAGGTGTTTCGAATTGACGGGTCTATCGGCAAGTTTGAAAGAGATGCGGCTATTGATGGGTTCAAAAATTCGACCCAAACACCAGCTCCAGTGTTCCTGATCCAGATCAAGGCGGGTGGTGTGGGGATCAACTTGCAAGAGGCTACCAGAGTTTACATAACGGCTCCCAGCTGGAACCCGGCGACTGAGCTTCAGGCTATCGCTCGGGCGCACCGCACGGGCCAGACAAAGAAGGTGACGGTTCGGAGATTGGTATACATAGGCACGGATGCGACCCCTAGTGTGGAGCAGAGCATCATGGCGCTGCAGGCAGGAAAGGCGAGTCTCGCGGCAAATTTGCTCAAGGATTCCAAGTTGGAAAATGCAGTCCCCAACGTGACGAAGACCAAGTTGAATATCCGAGCGCTCGCAAAAATATTCGCGTTGTAATATAAATGGTAGTTGGTTCCCGCGCTCAAGTCTATCACGGCAACGCCGATGTCACCCCAGGCGGTCTCAAGAAGAAGGATCTGAAAATGGTCAAGGGAGAAATAGTGAGCAAGGCTAAATCCAAGGATGAAAAGTCAAACCCTTGGATAAAGGCGGTCGCCAAGGCCAAGAAGGAGCTTGGCATCACAGGGTTTGCCCTCCTCAAGGGGAAGCTTCTCGAACGGTCCCGAGAGATTTACAAAAAATAAAATAAATTCGTATAGTAAATGAATATCAAGTATATTATGCTTGCGTGCTGCATATTGTCTACGGCAGTAATGTCCCTTGCGTCCACGTCAATTGCTCAACAGTGTTACAACGATAACTCAAGTTACAAAACTTCACACAAGACGAATAATGATTACCTGACGTACATGATTGTTATGGGTGTCGTGTTTATTGTCATGTCGTTTGGCGGTATGTTCCTGGGTTACAAAGCTCCAGCTTAATTTATGGTACATTATCAATGGCTCAGAACGTCTATGGCGGTCTGGCCCAGGTGGGACAGTTGAAAGCCCAAATTGGGCTCGGTGTTTCAGTATGTTTAGCACTTAGTCTGTGTGTTTCGGGAGCCATGGCTCTGAATTCAGCACGAACCGATAAACATACTGCAACAGTTAATGCTACTCTTTCTAGTTCTGGAAGCTGTTCATCAAACACATGTCCAGGACTGGCAAGTTACAAAGTGGGAAGCGCAAGTTATACACTCTCAGGGACATGGAATAACCCACTCCCCACATCGACTACTATAGCCTATGACCCGTCAAATCCAACAGATTCTGAACAAAATCCTCCGTCATTTACATTTGGTTTTATACTTTTGACAGTTGCTGTGTGTATTGCAATTATTGGATTTGTAATTTACAAAATTACAATGGCTTACAAACCTATTGCAGCCCTTGAAGGTGCCGATGCAATTTACAACCTAGGAAGAGCCGTTATATAAACGCACACTTCCCTCTCTCAAACACATCTGGCTCTTTGGGAGGTGACCCATAGTATCGAACCTGGTAAGCTCGCACGACGATACCCCAGCTTTCATTATAAAAATAGTTTGAATCGACGTCAATAATACAAGACAGTTCCTGCTCACGAAAGAGTCCTTCTTTAATTTCGGGCGTGACCTGCTTTGATTCCGCGTCAAAAACATACGTACTTTCGTCAATTTTCACACGGAGAGATCCAGTCTTCATGTTCGAAGTGAACGGCTCGCGGTTACACAACATGCTCTCAAGGTTCTTCCACCAATTTACAAATTCTTGATTTGACAAATCAATATTAAATGATTTGTATGCAGAAACTCCCCACGTACACATACCTCTTGGAACCTGAAAACGGAGAGGACCACCTTTGTATGTGTACCTGAGCTTGTCTTTCGTAGCGAGCGTGGACTCAATCTTGGTCAAGTCAATTTCATGCCAAAACCCCATTGAGTCTTTAAAGAATTTTTGTTTTAACTAAACCTGAACCTCGTAAAAGAACTCTGAGATTTGTAAAAATTGTTTGATTATGACCCGGACTGAAAACATATGAGCCGTCAGCCGAATTGTACTCTATACTATGTTCCGTGTTTTCGTCGTTAAAAATAGCCGTCCAGTCTCCCATACTACTCAGGCTTATAGGTCGCCGTATACTGTGCATCCCGTTTCTAAAACAGTGTAACGAACGGGAGTCTAGGTTGTACACGAGCCCATCGTGACTCCAAAGAAGGTACGACAGTCTCCAAGCTTTTGCTTGATCAATTTTACCTGGAGGAATTCCTAAAATTCTTTTTGTATCAATATCAAGATACTTGTATACCGTGAATTTTATTTTTTCCATTTCCTTATTCCAGCCTCCAATTCCTTAAGGAGTTTGTACCTGTTGTTGGACAAACGGGCCATTCTCTCTAGGTTCTGGGATGCGGTCCTCACGTAATGGACCGTCGCCTTGGGCCTGGATGGACTCTTGCGCTGGGGGGGGCTTTTGCGCTTGGGGGAAGCCCTCTTGGGTGAAGGCATCACGGGGCGCTGAGATGCCGCACTTGCCCGAAGGCGCGCCATGCGCTCGTTATTTGAACGCGTCGGGGTGAGAGCCGACGTCTTGGGGTTGTACGTAAACTCCCCAATTGAAAACTTCGTGAGACCTAGACCTGAAGGTGCCATGCTACATGATAATATTTAATTTATATACTCAAGGTTACGGTTGTTGTTGCGGGGACGGTTGTTGTTATTCTTCTTCACATTGTTCGGACGTTTGCTAATGATACTTGATTTATTGATACGTACGACACCCTGTCCACTCACCCTGTAATACGTCTTCCCGAAGAGTCCCTTCTTGTAATAAACCGTGTACCCGTTCCGGGTCTTGGCGTTATTTAAACGCGTGAGACCGTACTTGGACGCTATGCCCTGCGAATAGTTTGCTACTGGCATATAATCATTAAATTTAATTTTATTTTTGGGAACATATGATGTATCTTTATAATGTTTTCCGTTTCGATAATTTACGTTTATTCTGTAGTAACCCATTAGTCCTTTGAAAACTGGAACTTTGGGTTGATTTTTTAAAACGCCCACTTTTTTAGACATGTTTGCGTTTCTAAACCTCTTTATCGCGTTTTCCCGACGTTTATTGCGCTCTTCCTGTTCCTTTCGGAGCATTTCTCTGTGCCGATTATTTGAGTTTTTATTAACATATCCTCTTCTCTGCCAATCCTCCATTTGTATTATTACAAAATATTTTTATTACGTATACAGGCTGAACAATTTTTCCCAATCTTTACATCTTAATGTATTTGCAAGTGTGATACTCATGACTTCTACTGTTTCACCTGGGCCATATCCATTTAAACTAAATATATTGTACAACCCGCATAAAATACGCATCCAAAACCATCTTTGGTTTATTAAAGAAACATCTACAAAACTTTCTGTACCTTTTGCAAGATCAAAACCCAACGTACCATTGACTTCTACAACGTGAAAATTTTCACCTTTTGAAAATGAAGAATCATCTTTAAATCTTACATCATATCTTCCAACGTAAAAGTTTGGAATTAATTTTGAAATTTTATCAATCGTAAATTGTAATTGATCTGTAATGAGATCTTTTCTATTTTTACATTTGTCATCTCCGTAACACCATTTACGTATGGGTGAGTTTCCGAGTTTTTCTATTATAGAAATTATTCGTCCATTTTCTTCCCATGGCATTCGTTCATAAAGAATGCCAACTTCCCTGTCGTATGGCGAATATTCTTGTATCATGTAATTTTTTGTAAAATTTATATTTTTTAATTCTTCAAAATTATTAATTTTATAGACGTCATTCCCAGTTTTACTACATATAACAGGTTTGAGAATCAATGGAAACTCGAGTTTGTTCGGATCTACGTCTGAAACCATAGTCATTTTGGGAATAAATTCTGATGGAATATTTTCAAGAATTGTATATTTATTTTGATTGGTATCATATGGATTTACATTGATAAACGTTATCCATATTATTACAAACACGAGTAAAAACGGTATAGAAATTAAATATTTCAATAAAAAAATATTTGAAATAAATACACCTAATACATATGCTGGTATTGGTAAAAATAGAAGAGGAAGAAACCTGATCATTACCTAATAGACACCAATATATTAACCTGAACACATCTCACAATTTCCAGGGTTTTCACGCGAGCACGCGAGTGCGACCGGTACAGTCACCTGCTGAGCCCGAGCCTTTGGGCGCGTTCGCAAGTAGTACATCCCAGTCTTGAGCCCCTTCTTCCACCCGTAAATGTGCATGGAACTCAGCTTCGCCAGGCTCGGATCTTCCATGAAGATGTTGAGCGATTGCGATTGGTCGATGAACGGCCCTCTGTCTGCGCTCATATCAATCAGAGACTTTTGAGGAATTTCCCAAACAGTTCTGTAAATTTCCTTGAGACGATCCGGAATGTCCAGTGTCTGCACGCTTCCACCCGCACGCACAATTTCCGTCTTGATTTCCGATTTCCACTTCCCCAACTTTTGAAGATCCTTGACAAGGTGCTTATTTACCATTACGAATTCTCCTGCGAGGGTTCTGCGAAGGTAAATATTTGTCGTGTACGGCTCGAATGCCTCGTTGTTCCCAAGGATCTGCGCGGTGGATGCGGTCGGCATAGGGGCGATCAAGAGCGAATTGCGGAGTCCGTAGACTGCAATCTTCTCACGAACCGGAAGGAATCCCTTTGGATCCTTGTCCCACATATCAAACTGCAGGATATTGTGAGAAGCTGGAGACCCGTTGAATGTCTCATAGGGTCCCTCCTCCTTTGCGAGTTGGCACGACTCTGTGAGTGCTCCACAGTAAATCACCTCAAAGATTGCCTTGTTGAGTTCTCGAGCCTCTGAAGAATCGAACGGAATACCAAGAATCATGTAAACGTCCGCAAGTCCCTGAACTCCGATACCAATAGGACGGTGACGAAGGTTCGACTTGCGCGCCGGTTCTGTCGGGTAATAATTCCGGTCAATCACGCGATTGAGGTTTCTTGTGATGACCCGCGTTACATCATGGAGCTTTCCGTAATCAAAGACTCCACCCTCTACAAACGCGGGAAGGCTCAGAGACGCCAAGTTGCAGACAGCAGTCTCATTTGAACCTGAAACCTCCATAATCTCGGTACACAAATTGCTCGACTTGATCGTTCCAATGTTCTTCTGGTTCGATTTCGCATTCACCGAGTCCTTGTAGCACATGTAGGGCGTTCCGGTCTCAACCTGTGACTTGAGCACGGAATTCCAAATGTCCCGAGCCTTGACGACACGCATAAACTTGCCCTGAAGAACATATTTTGCGTAAAGTTCGTCGAATGCTGCTCCGTGAACATCTTGAAGCCCCGGACACTCATTTGGGCACATGAGCCACCAGTCCTGATCATTCTCCACAGCCTTCATGAAAAGATCTGGAATCCAAAGACCTGTGAAAAGGTCATGACACCGAGACTCTTCGTCTCCCTGGTTGAGTCGCAGGTCTAGAAACTCCATAATGTCTGCATGCCACGGCTCCAGGTAAATGGCGAACGACCCCTTGCGTTTCCCGCCACCCTGGTTTACATAGCGGGCCGTGTTGTTGAAGACGCGGAGCATGGGCACAATACCATCTGCAATACCATTCGTTGCATGAATCTTTGACCCACGTGCTCGAACATTCGAACAGTGGATGCCAATGCCCCCAGACCACTTGGAAATGTGAGCACACTCCTTGAGCGTCTCATAAATTCCTTCGATTGAATCTTCTTTCATGGCAACCAAGAAACAGCTCGACATTTGAGGGCGCTTCGTACCGGCATTGAAAAGGGTCGGAGTCGCGTGCGTGAAATATTTCTGAGACATTAAATCGTACGTCTCTCGAACACGGACAATGTCTGAGCCGTGGATACCGAGGGCCACGCGCATGAAAAGGTACTGGGGCGTCTCACCCTCGTACAGATATCCCTTCTGAAGTGTCTTGATTCCAAAATATCCAAAGAGGTAATCGCGAGAATGATCAATCCACGAGTCCATCTCGAGTTTTAGGTCTTTCATAAACTCAGCAGAAACGATCCCCTTTGCGTGAAGAGAAACCATAGCACTCGAAAAAGTCTTTGGGCAAATCTTTTGAATATTTGAGACGGTAATTCTCATTGCTAAAATTTCATAATTTGGATCATCGGTAATCATGCCAATAGCCACCTCAGCACTCAGTGTGTCAATCTCTGCAGTGGTAATACCGTCGTACATTGACGAAAAGACCTTTTGGGCAACCTTGGCAGGAGAGACTCCATCGAGGGGCGGTTCGTTGAGGTTCTGAATACGCAAAGTCACTTTGTCGAAGAGCATTTCCTCTGGGGATCCATTGCGCTTGAAGACCTTCATTTGAGTAAGAAGCGCTTGTTTTTTTTATCAGGGCATTACAATGTCCACGCGGTTCCGCCCAACGCCTCTGTCGAACGCGTTCTTCTCAGACTTTAATCGTGAAACAATTCACAATAATTTAATTTCACTAATTAAAAAACAAACGGGCTACACGGTAGACAAACAGAATGATGCGGACATCCAGGGTCTCATGCGCAAGGTCTATATCAACATGGCGTCCGATGAGTACAATAACGTCAAGGACAATGTTTCCAAGATGAATTCCAAGGTGGTTGACGAGGCGAGCCAGATGGTCCTCACGGGCGTTCTTCAGCAGATAACCTACCTCCAGGACATTACATCAAACCCCGTTCCTCTTTTGAACCCAATCAACACGAGCACATACGGAAATAAAATTCCTATTAACAACAAGTACGGAATTAATCCTCAGTAAATATAAATGAACAACTTGACTGTAGTTTTTGTTTGCTGTATAGCCATGTGCGTTTTAGGGTTTGCCCAAAATAACTTCTGTGGAACAAACCCTATGATAAAACAAAACACATGTTCTAATTCTATAGGAGGTGTAGCGTGTCTTGTATGTCTTGTAAGTATATATTTAATTTTGAAAAAATAAATATTGTAAATTATCAATGAGACCTCTGGATGACATTCTCGTGGGTTTTATAATTTTCTTCATTCTTGAAAGGGTAATTCGTTTGGTAGGAGTAGTGATATTTGAACCAATCATAATGTCCAAGACGAATGATGAAAAGGTTACAAAAAATTGGGTTCAATTAATTGACATTGTGTTTTTGGCGACTGCGCTTTTTCTTGTTATTAGGTTCAAGAAACAACTTGCGAGGATAACTTAAGGATCTCACTCGTGTTCACCGTAAGATGAATAAGTACCGTGACGAAACTGCAGAATTATGTAAACGAAAAGGTTGGGACAAAGCTCCAATAAGTACCGTGTGGATGTTGTACACCGAGGAAAACGGGGAGCTTGCGAGCGCCATCCGTCAAAATCAGCACCTGTACCGCAAGACGAATCTTAAAAAAGATCGCGGAATAGATGTTGTTATGGAAATGGGTGACGTTTTCAGTTATCTTTTTCAACTGGCTCACATGCTCAACATCGATCTTGATCAGATGTGGGAACTTCACAGAAATAAAGTTCAGAGCAAAAATTACCCAGTGGAAAAAAATGTACGAGTTTATTAATGGCCACTGCCGCTATGATAAGTGACTGCGCTCACATAAATCATATTAATCCATTTACCGCGACAAATACATTCGGTACTCCTACAAACGGCGGTTTTTATGACGGACCTGACGGGTCCTATGTCGTGCAGATTGATGAGAGTCCCATGGCAAAGAATGACCCGAATGATGACCTGACACACTTTACTCCAGACCACATCAATCGTTCGGGACCAGGCTTTCTCAACGAAGCAGCTCCGAGTCCAGCGCCTTTTCTAGGGTATCCAGCTCGCAAGTTTGAGTACCCTGAAACCTTTGTTTCGACCTGGTATCGTCCAGGACTCGAGACGATGCCAGTTCCTCCTGAAATAAAGAAACCTCAAGAAAAACTGCCAAAAAATGCAATGTCAATTATCAACACACTATGGTCTGGGCATTTAAATAAAGACAACGACATTCTGATAATTCTTTTGCTCATTGCTCTTGCCGTGTATGTTTTCAGATAGGCACCACCTTACTCGCAACCACCTTGATGAGTTTCTTTTCCAAATTTTGTTTTTCTTCTATGATCCGTGCTGCCAAACGAGGACACGAGTGACTCTCAAGTTGGATACACCTTGCGCAACACATGGCAAGGCATTCATTGCACTTGAGAATCTTCATTTTGTGCGGACAGGCGCCCATCGTCTCTTACTTCACATGCGATATTTATCTTAATGTAGGGTTCGTCATCTTGAATTTCACAAAGACCGTGTTCGCGACCTTTCAGGACCTTTTCCCAGATGGCTTGCATCTTTGGAAGATTTTTATCGAACCATTCACGGTCGCGCTTGACTCGCGTGACCATGAAGATCTCGGGCGACTCACCCTCTGCCGGACGGTACTGAACAAAATCGCAATCTTCAAAATCTAAAATCTCCAAAAGAAGCTGAATTTGAGGCATGTAATACTTTGGAACCTTGTTTTCAATTTTTCGAGTAAGAGGGCATTTAATCTCAAGAAGTATCCCGTCGTCGGTGATACCGTCTGCCGATCCCCCGATAAAAGGGTACTTTGGATGCTGTACAAGACCTATTTCCGTTGTGTGCTTCCCGAATCTTTGGTCGTAGAGGTCACGCACAAGAGGCTCGAGAAGCGTACCGTGTGCAGTTGCGGCGTTTCCGGCCCATTGCGTTTTCAGAACCTTTTTACGAACAAATGCGTCGGGACTCTCGTAGTGATTGTCACCGATGGCAGACGCGACATCACTTGCAGTTATCATATTTTCACGAAGTTTGAGCCATTCCTCCGTTCTCTGGTCGGCGTATGTCGCCTCCTTGAGTTGCTTTACTCGTTCCAGGAGCTGGGACATTCTTTCCTTTGAAACGAGAGTCCGTCTTAAGTACAATTTCAGCCGCATTTTGTTCTGCTTGCTTCTTTGTTGTTGCGTACCCAACAGCTTCGGACTGGTTGTTTACCACAACAGTTATGCAAAACGTGCCGTTGATTGTATTGGTCAAGAGGTACTCTGGAAGCGGGTACTTGAGCGCCTGACACCACCGCATCAGCTGATCCTTGTAATTGTCGTCTACCAAACTTGTGGTTACTTTTTTGAAACTTTCTAAAACGAAATTTTTTGCATGAACCATTCCTAAATCAATATAAATTGCTCCTATAAGGGCCTCGAATACATCTTCCATAATGTGTTCATTTGTGTTCCACCCGTTTCGCTCGCCCTTTTCGTCCATGAGAATAAGTTTATCGAGACCGAGAACTTTGGAGATTTCGCACAACGTCTTCCCCCTGACCATCTTCGTGCGCGCCTTGGTCAAGAACCCTTCCTGTTCCTTCTCGTGAAGGTCAAAAAGATGCTTGGTAATTATGAAACCAAGGACTGAATCTCCCATAAATTCCAGAGTCTCATATGATCCATCGAGAGCAGAGTAACGCTTCAGAGCGCTTTTGTGAGTGAAAGCGCGCTGATACGTTTTTGTATTTTTAACTTTAGTTCCAACAAGAGAATTTAGAAATTCGCGAGAAATTTCTGGAGCTGACTCAAGTTCCATTTTATATTATCTGACATCCATTTGTTTAAGCCGTTGCCGCAGGCTTCGCCACCTTCGGGCGAACCTTCTTCTCCTTTGGGGGAGCATCGGCGGGTACTGCAGGCGCCTCGGGGGCCTTTGGCTCCTTAGGTGCCTTCTCAGGCTTGGGCTCCTTGATGTAGTGAGGGTTGATGAACTTTTGAATATTCAGAAAGGTCACCTGGATACCCTCTGGAACAGCCAGCAGATCCTGGAGCGTGTCGTCCAGGCTAATCTTCTGACCATTCTTCAGACCCTTTGCCTCGACGTACTCGTTCACCTTGCGGGTCACCTGAGAACGGGACATGAGGTCCTCTGGACCAAGCTGCAGGAAAGCCCGCAGCTTGTCGGACAGCTTCATAGGCTTGTTGAAACCGTTGTTGGCTGCACGAGCCTTTGCCTTCTCACCCGCAGGGTCCTCCAGGTGCTGGCGAACCTTGCGCATGTCCTTGCGCAGAGCCTTAATCTCCTTGAGCAGTGCATCGATTGAAAGTGGGTCCATTTCTATTATAGTCTAGGGTGTAGCCTTTAAGCCATAAAAATCATCAGGAGAATCAAGATCAAAAGAAATATTGGAGTTATCAAAACTTGCCAGACTGGAATTACCTGAGCTGGAACTGTAGGTGGAAATGAAGTCGCTCCTGAAGTGGATGTCGGTTCATCTGATTGTGGCAAATTGACGTTGAATCCCAGCGGCAACACATCAGAATATTGGGACGGATCGATACGGAAACGGACGCCTGCTACTGTTTTATTACACTGTCCAGCACAACACCCAGGATTGCATGGGTACACCAGCCCGTTCTGAATGTTTACGTACCCACATATTTTTCCCAAATCATCCATAGGGTCGGGAAGACACATGCATTGTTTCGAAACAAACTCTCCACTACAGGACGTCATCTAATATAAAGAATACAATATTTATTAAGGTACATGGAGTACGGAACGCCTCAGAAGCTACCAAATGGTCGATACTTTCTCAAGATTGGTCCAGTTCGGCATCAGGTGAATGGTCTTGTGCTTCAGGATCCTCTCGAGACCAAGACGGTTACATTCAAGATCAGTAACTCTGACTTGTTTACTGGAATTGATGCTGAGATCATCGCCAAGGCCAAGGAGTCAAAGATGGAATGGTTCAGGAAGGATCTTTCAGATGAACTAATTTCCGCTGCATATCAGGAGAGTGTGTCTGATGGCATTCTTGACGCATCACTTGTGACCGTCAAGGGTCAGACTCGCACGGTTGCATTTGATTCGCAGAAAAACCCAGTCGAGCTCCAGGCGGTTGCAGTTGGTACCACATGTGATGTGGTTCTCGAGCTTTCAGGACTGTGGTTTCTGAAGAAATCATTCGGTCCAATTTGGCGAATTGTCCAGGTCCGTACCAAGGCTGCGCCCAAGGAGCCAGTACACTCATATCTTTTTACCGATGACCCAGTCGAAGAGCCCGAAGTTGAGGATCCATCAGACTATGTGGATTTGGATTAGCCTCAAAAAAATTATAAGATCATAATATAAGATGGAGAAAAAGCGTCTAGCAATTTTGGTACTCGTGGCAATCTTGTTCATAGTTTTCTTGATGCCGAAAAAGAGTCCTTTCTTTGGGTCAATGTCAGCTCCAGCATCAGCGTCAGTCGTCGGGTTTAACACAAATCATTACAACAATAATACGGCTGCAAGTGGGAATGTGATGCAGCCGGCCCAATTTTCAACTTCACAGGCAGGAGGTTCCAACGCCGTGGACCTCTCTCAGCCCATGGGTGGGTCATGGGCCGCCGATGGCATTTCATCAGCTGCTCTGATCCCTCGTGAAGTTGTAGGCACGGATGACTTTGGGCAGTATGATCCAAGCCTCATCCTCTCTGGCCAGAGCTACCTAGATCCCAGGAGCCAGATTGGCTACCCAGAGACTCTGGGCGGTGTTCTGCGCAACGCTAATCGCCAGGAGCGCTCAGAGCCTCTCAATCCTCGCGACCCAGTCAGCATCTTCAACCTCAGCACCATTCCCCCAGATATCATGCGGCCCAACTTCGAGATTGATAACGATTACATGTAAACAACGCGCTTCACTCCTGTTTTTTAAACCAGAAATAATAGAAATGGACTTTAAGACCACCACGACCGAGTGGATTGCTTTAAAAGCCCAACTCGCCGCAGCTCGCAAAGATCTTGGAACGTTGAATCAACGTGAAAAGGAGCTTCGCAAGCTGGTGACTGAACACATGGCTCGGAACGAGATTGATACAATCAAGGTTCACGAGAAAATCAAGGTAAATTTCAAAAAGAGCAAGAAGAAGGGATCACTGACGAAGGATGTCATCAAGACTGGTCTGCGACTGTTTTTTGGCGGGAACGAGGCACAGGTCGAGGGGGCATTTAACGCCATCCTCGATGCAGCACCTACCCGTGAGGTTAACGGAGTTACCGTTACTGGTCTAAAGGTCTGAGTCTCTTAATTTATAAGAACATGGTTTTCAAAAAAGAATCATTCGGGCTTGATGCGCCCACCACCAAACTATGGGACACGGCGGAACTCGCGTACGATTCAGAAGAGTCGAACGACGAGCCGGACCCCCTCCATCCAGAAGACTGGCAAGACTGGTACTCGGAGCAACTCTTGGATGCATGGGAAAAGATTCGAGAATATGCAGATTCGCATTATCTAAATCTTCGGACAACATATCCCAAGTTTGTAGAGTTTGTAATGGAACCACACAGGTATTTTGACCCAATTCCACCTACACACACAGAAGAGGACATGTGGAACATTGTGTGCCGTGTTCCCGTAATTTCCGATAGGATCATAGATATAAACTTTTTCACATGGGTCAGACAAAATATAGATCGTCATTGTAATGTTTGATGTGACAGGACCCAAGGTTCTCGTCCCGTCCATACTATTTGCAGTTATGAACCCCAGCCTGTTTGGAACACACAAGCACGTTGGCGTTCATGCCTTTTTATTTTCAATTTTGTATTTTTTAATTTGTAAATTTGTGGTCAAGGTCACAGTGACTAAAATGGATTTGATCACGACGACAATTCTTTTCATTCTCTTGACTCCCGATGTGCTTTTATCCATTCCTAAACACGGAGGACCAACGACCCTTCTGGTTCACACGACTGTATTCGCAATTGTCTTCGCTTTTATACGTGGAATATTTCCAGAATACTATTAAGTATGGTTACCCATCTATCTATAGGACCAGGTGCCATGGGATTTTATCTGTATCTCGGATACATTTCACAATTAAAAGACAGTGGAAAATTGAATGAACTCGAGGAAATTGCAGGGGCATCAGCAGGTTCTCTCGTTGGATTCCTGTACTGTCTCATGAAAGGTGACATTCGAAAAACTCTTGAATGTTCATTAAAAGTTCCTGTAAAGGATGCAATGAAACCAAATTTAAAAATTCTAATGAAAAAATTTGGATTAATTTCTCCAATTAAAATTCGTAAAATTATGTCTGACATTTGTTTGACAGAATGTAACAAAACAGATATTACGTTTAATGAATTATATGAATTGTATCCCATAAAATTGCATGTAACTGCATATTGCATCCAGCTCGAAAAGACAAAGTACTTTAGCGTGGACACCACACCCGCCCTAAGTGTTCTTGACGCTATTTGTGCGTCTATAGCTATTCCATTTCTTTTTTCGACCGTGAAGCTAGGTGATGGAATGAATTATATAGATGGAGGAACAGTTGAATCGACCCCATCAAGTGCGTTTATAGGTAAAAAGAATGTTCTTGCGGTTGGTTTGAGCTTTTCAGAATGGAATTCAGACGTGAAGGACATTAAATCATATGCGCTCAGTCTCTTGTACACAACTATGAAGCTCAGGTACGAATACCCAGTCCCTACCCACAGACTCGTGATTCGAGATGACGTGTTCGACTTTGGTGCGTCAAGCGAGAGCAAGCTCCGCATGTACACATGTGGGTACAGTCAACAATTTTCTCAATAAATGTAAATGCACGCAGATCTCCGGAAGGCTCATGTCCGCAAGCTCACGGCCAAGCGCATTTCAGTCAAGGGGTCCGCGGCTCGCCCGGGGTACTCCTACGTGCGTAAAGCCAAGACCGTGTCTGTCCGGGGCGTTCCAGCGTATGACGTGGGAACTATCGGAAAGTCCAAGGTTCGGATAGGTCCCCTTAAGCACGGTATGCTCACCCGTTTTGGATACCACCCAGTCGAGGCAAAGACCAACCGCCACAAGGCGCTCATGAAGGCTATCAATGTTGGAAAGGAGGACCCTCACGCCGTCGTGCGCCGCCTCGTAGCCATCAGCACGCTGACCAAGCGCATGGCCCCTCGTGCATCGCGTATTTACAAGGCTGATTCCAGGTGGGTCCATGAAAAGTACGCCTCCAGATTTAAAAAATAAACTAATAGTAAATGCCACCTTTGAGTCTTAGGTACAGAAAACGAATGGCGGCGGCGGCAAGAAGACAGGCACCCGCAAATATATTTTATAACGCCAAAACAAATTTCAATAACAATGGCTCGTTATCTCAGAATATTAAATTAGGAAATAATTCAAATATTCATTCTATACTTCGTACAAAGGATCCTAATTGGCTTGTGCATCAGAGTCCGACTACGCTTGGCGGTATAGCTAAATCATATGGGTTATCAGGTAAGGCTCGATCCATGTTCATAGGTATAATGTTGATTTCGGCTCGAATAGTGAATGGTCAAACTGTTCCAGCAACTCTTACAAAAAACACTCTAAGTGGTAACTCTAAAGTTTCAATTTATAACCAAAATAAATCTTCATTCGTTCCACGCCCCGAAGATGTTCAGAACTCTTTGCAGTCGGCGTTAGTTTCTATATCATCTAGTACTTCTTCCGAAAAATTTTCATGCTCATATAAAACATCAAATGCCGAGTGGAAAGCTGCATCAAGAGCTAAAAATTGGATGGGAAGAAACACTAGTGAGCAAGAGTTGAACAGGTTACGCCGTGCACAGGAAACTGCATGTAACGCAGAAAGAGAACAAAAGTCCAAAGAAGTTATAGTAATCGGAGAAACTGCAGGAAAAGCCATAGCTTCTGTTTATACTCACGGTCAAGAGGAACTCACAAGAGCTCAACTCAAAAATTTACAAACTAGAGCGAACGCAGAAGCTGAAAGAGCTCTTCGAGCTGAAAAGGCTGCGGCGAACGCAAAAGCCGCATTAAATAAAGCCCAAGAAAAACACGCCAGAAACCTGGTGGAGGAACGTGCAAAGGCGAAAAACGAGGCTGAAAAGGCGGCTATAGCACGTCAAGCAGCTATAGAAGCCGAGAAATTTCGTAAAAGTTTAGCCGGAAGACTCGCTCGTGCAAAGGGGGCGTTTTTAGGAGGATTGGCGAATGTCGGAGGAGCCGCCGGAGAAACTTTGGGTTCCACGGCTGGAATTTTCTCAACAACTGCACGTTGGTTAAAAGGGAGTATCCCAGTAATTGTGGTCACGGCTGTAAGCGCTGCACTGTTGGCCGGTGTAGGATTTGTCAATTTTTGGACGGGAGGATCTATACGCCGAGCTTTAAAATTAATTAAAGATATTTCAAAGAGTACAAAATCTGAAAGTGCAGAAACAACTGCCAGAAGGTTAGCAAGTAACATCAAAGAGGCGGTCCCTATGAATTCGCCCCCACGAGCCGCCAACCAGAGACAGTCCCCTCGAGTCGCCAACCAGAGACAGTCCCCACGAGCCGCCAACCAGAGACAGTCCCCACGAGCCGCCAACCAGAGTCCCCCAAAAAGATTAACCGTGTTCAAGTTTTCATCCCCAAATAACAACGCAGCTCGCAGACAGGCTCGAGCGAGACGTTTTGCTTAAACCCAAGACGCGTTAACCTATCAATGGATAAGTTCCTCAAAAACATCGCAGAGAACATCTGGGCCTCCCTCGGCCCAGGCTATTCCGAATCCTCATGCCGTCGTGCGCCGCCTCGTCGCCATCAGCACGCTGACCAAGCGCATGGCCCCTCGTGCATCGCGTATTTACAAGGCTGATTCTCGCTGGGTCCACGAGAAGTACTCGAAGATGTTCGGTCGGAAGTAAAATATTTGGTTATTTTATGGCGAACGCCCCGAAAGATGTGATCATAAAAGAAAATGTAAGAATACCATCAATTTTGAAAAAGTTTATAGAAGACGGAATGACTGATTTATATCTGACCCCTATGACTCCCGCCCGGGAAACACTCCGAGCGGCAGTTCAAAAACAAGGTGTAACATATTATGATACAAATGTTAGTATGAAATTTTATAATCCTCCTAAAACTAATGCAACGGGTTCAGTTACCGTTACTCTTGGTAACCAAGTCTTCCAAATATCTGCGAATGATTTGCGGTTTGTTAATAGGCCAAATTATTCAAATTTGAGTAATCAGTATCGAAACTGGATGAACACAATGGAACGGATATCATGTAAAGGCCCATATATAGATTTTTTATTAAGTTCGGCAACAAACAACGCGAATAGGAGATCTATAGCAACACACATGGTTCTGGTTGGAGTCAGTGCAGTCTACATGAACTGGGCAGGATTGAAAGAAAGCGAGCATCAGTTTATCCGTACGTTTTGGAGTGGAACTATAGCTGCATCTATTCGGCACGGCGTGAAGGCGCGTTTATCTGGTGTAACCACTAGCAATGACCCTTATAAAATTCCTTGGCACAGAAACTCGAACTATAATGTTTCAACAGGTGAAAAAGGTTTTCTAACAACAGGGTTATACATTCATAGACCATCCTACGTCATGGCAAATTCTGGTGGAATATCTTTTGCAAAAGGTTCCAAAGAAGCGCGCATTTATCCAAAGCCTGGAACAGTTGTTACATTTTTTGATCAGCAGGTAATACACAAGGTTATTCCTGTACGACTGGACCAGACGAGAGCAAATGCTAGAAACAATTATACAAGACAACTAGGGTTCATACAGAGGACGGCTGTCTTCATGGCATGGTTTACAACTCCCGCGCATCTTAGCACGGCATCTGGTCTAAATTATAATAGGTTTAAAAAGGCTGGTATCAGAGTACCTTTCAGGGATCTCAAAGAACTTTACAAGATTCTGATAACATACTTTAATTATATAACACGTAAAAAGAACCAGTACCTTCGAGGACATCCAAACATTTCTAATTATAATAGTCTTTTCAGGAATGCACCTAATAATTTTATTCAAGGTATCTACAGAGGTATAAATGCATCTGCAAATGATGCAGCCGCTTTCAACAAACTACGTATTCTTTCTGGAGGAGGAGTTGAAGGGCGTCCAGAGACAGTAGCCAACCTAGTACTTTACAAGATGATTGAAAATCCTGGAAATAACGCACCTCGGCGTAGACTTCAAGATTTGTATAACGTGTATAAAAATCTCAAGGCGAGTTTTGGAAATGTAGTTACCAACAGGGGACCTAAGAAACCTTTTGCACGCCGCGGCGGAAGAGTTACAAATGCTAGTTTTGTTAGATTAAATTAAACACTCGTTAAGTTATCAACGCTGAATACTCGCTGGGGTCATAATGACTGGATTCACGGGCGCGATGGGTCCTGAGGCACGAACAGTCGGCATAACAAGAGGGTGCGAGTTGTTGCTCTTGTGCCCAACAAGACCGCACGTAGCACACGTCGGAGGGCGGTGCACGGACACAACTTGGCTGCCCGACTCCAGTTCCTTGATGCGCTCTGCTTGAGCCGCGATGATGCGGTCCTTCTCCTTGTCGCGCTCCTCGAGCTGATCCAAGCGGTTATGAACCGCGTTCATATCATTCCGGACATGCACAAAAGTTGTGAACGTCTCATCCGCGTTGCGGTTCACCTGGTCCTCGAGGCGGCGGATCATAGAGCGAGTGGAGGGTCCGTTCCAAGACTTGAATTTTTTAGCACGTGGCTTAAAAAAACCATTCATTAATTTAATAAATGAGCATCCGGCAGATAGCTTGTAACATTTGGAGTTCACTCGGCCCGGGCTATTCCGAATCCGTATATCACTGCGCATTCGAAGTCGCCCTTCGCAAGGCTGGAGTCTACTATGAGACCGAGCGCATCATCCCGGTCTACTACGAGAATCAAAATGTGGGTCACGTCCGTGCAGACCTCATCGTCGAGCAGAGAACAGTCATAGAGCTCAAGTCGGTAAGTAAACTCAATGAATCTTACCGAATTCAGACCCGCAATTATATGAAACTCCTAGGTCTCGATCACGGGATCCTCATCAACTTTCCTGACCGAGTCGCGGATAGTCCCGAAATTGAAGAGTTTCGAATTCAAAAACCACTGGACCGGATTGACTGTTAATCAGGAGTCGCGTAGCGACTTTGCCGCGCAGCTGGAGAACAACTCTTACTATTGAGTCTTGTAGTACTCCCAAGAAAGTTCCCCGCAAATACCCTTCCATATCTGGTCTTGAATATAAAGTTTCTCCTTTGATTTCAACAAAGGAAAGCATGGCAAGTACATGTCCTCTCCCAAGAGTTCACAGAGTTTGTACAGTACATACGAGTAACTCAAAAAGTTCTTTCGGTTCGCCGGTTTATGTTTATCAAATGGTGCTTGAATCTTGTGAAACATGAGTCGGAGCTTGTCTTCTAGCCCTTGGGGCATGGTTGGTGGTTGTATACCGCTCAACATTGTCGCAATATAGGGCGCGTGTTCATAGTACTTGTTCTTGTCGAGCTTCTTTAGGAGCCCTCGTACCTTTTCGTGAGTAATCTCTCCAAGATCTTTAATCTTCTGTTTCTTAAATTCTGCACGAAGTTGATTCAAAAGTTCTTCGGGGACGCTCGTTGATTCCTTTGCTTGGAATTGTGAAATCCATTCGTTGAAATGATTTTCACGTTTGTAAGAATAGATTATGTGTTTCTCAGTCTCTTGTTCCTCCTTGAACCCGAGAGTCTCTGACTGGTACCTTTCTGCCCTGCCGCATTCTGTGCATATCTCATCTGACTCTGCCTCGTTGATAATCTTTGTAAAAAATTTCCCACATCCTTTGCATGGTAAATTGTGTTGTTGGACAACATCGTAATCTGAAGGTTCATAATGTCCTTCAATTTCGTTCATGTACTTTTTGTAAATTTGTTTGCGTTGAGTCCCTTTGCGTGTCTTGACTTCAATCCCAAGAGCTGTGTGAGATGTCTGAGTTTCTTCAGTATCTTCCGTGTATTCTTTAATAATAGAAAAACACGAAAGAAGATACTCAGCCATTTCGTCCTGACTTTTACATTCCTGTAATTTATTCTCGTACCTTGATTCCATGAATTAACAAGTCTCAAAAACTTTATTCGGAAATATTAGGTGCTAAGAAGAATTTCAATTCTCCTAAATTTGCAATTGTGTATCTGAAAATTATTGGCATGTCTTGGTTTACAGAATCCTGCATAATCTGAATACTTGAACACATATTTGTCGCTTTTGTGTACAGACTAATGTACTTGAGGCTGAATGACCCACCCGTACGGTTACATTTTGGAGCGTTTGGATACTTGATCACAGTCTTCTGGTCTGCGAAATCTCCTACACAGCTGAGCTCGAGCTCGTGACCATCGCGCCATATTTTCATATTCGATCCAAGGTTTGACATGTCCCGAACAAATCGTTGGAAGTCTATGCTTGGCATTGTCGTCACGACATCCATCTTAATATCTGGAAACTCAAGCATGTCTTCGTTAATGTCTAAAAGCTTGAGCTTGAAGTTTGTAATTGAGTTCTTTTCAGGATTTTCAATAGTAATGTCCATAATGTCTCGCCCCTCGGCGCTGATAGTGAGCGTATCGGACGATGTAACAGACTTGAGAAGTTTGTGAACGTTCGCCATGTTGAGGCCGGCTATCACGTCATCTGGGCAATCGTATTCTTCAAAGTTTTCAGCTGCAAGGTTCATCTGAACAAGAGTTACGCGTGCTGTATCAAGAGTCAAAATTTTCACACCATCTTTTGTAAAATAGACATTTACGTCATTTATAATATCTTTGAGAACCTCGAAGACTGCTTTCATAGCAGAAGCCTGAATGGTCTTTAGCTTCATTAGTTTAAACCCGAATTACATCTTTAACTATTTTGTTTTGACTCTGCGAGTGCATCATTTACAGATCTTGAAATTTTAAACTCAAGTTCAGGTGTTAATTCTGGTTGCAATGATTCCCCATATTTATCCAGTTCGAACATGTCAGCCCTACATTCAGAACCGTCGAGATTTGAGCAAAAGTCAGGAGTTGTGTCCCACGAGACAAACTCTACAGGGATCATGGATTCGAGCCAGTTTTTCACTTCGCGTCCTACATGCATCTTTCCATCGTTTGTGACCAGGGTAGGTGTTCGAGTAATTTGCTTTGATGGAACTCCGTGGGTACCCACGTTGTGAAACCTGACAATGTTAATGAGTGCAGGCTGTGATCTGATGTAATTAATTATTTCATGTGAAAATTTGCATTTATCTGAAAACACGAGGAGTGCCATTAATCGATTCCAACCTTTTTCGTCGGAAATATTTTCGCACCAAGTACTAATGGAAGAGGAGCTCGTTTTTCTCCTGCTCCTGGGACTCATACTGTTTTTTGTCTGGAACTCGAATAAAAAACCAGCCGCTATGGTTACATCCTCATCAACAGGTATACAGCACAACTACCCAACAGAGTCTACTGGGAAGGCTGTCCCATTGGATGTTATTCAGGCAGTTATAGAAAAGTTCCAGACGACCCAAGAAGACATGGTGCCCATCGAGACGCTTTATTTCACCCCACTGAGTGATGGACTTTACAAGGCACGCCTCATGTTCCTGAACACGCGCCATTTTATCGGTCAGCAGTTCGATATACAGGCAAGTATCGATGATTCTGGGAAGGTTACCATCCTGGATACCGAATCAACGACTGATCCAGTAAATTACAACGATGCCTACGTTCCTGATACGTACGGGTCTTTCGATGTCCTCAGTGCATCGATTGATAACCAGCTCCAATCGGCTCTCAGTGAGACCAGGAGTAATTCATGGCCAATACAGCTAACGCAGTACTTTTCGTCATCGTTCGACAAGAATCTTACAAAACTTGATCTTCAAACCCGCGCTTCGTCTGAGATTGAAAATATGGGGTACTAATTTAAGGAATGCAAGCAAAGGAAATTGTGCAGCTTGAAAAGAAGAGGACAGATGTGAAAAAAGAAATGTACAAATCTATGCTTGAGAAATTTTCAAGAAAGATACGGACGTGTTCAGAGCTTGGAATGAAGGATGCCATCCTCACAGTCCCCCCGTTTGTTATAGGGTTCCCAAAATATGATATAGCAAAAGCTGTCTTGTACATGTGCCGTCAGCTCGAACGTCTTGGGTACACTGTAAATCTCGTCAGTCCATTTGACATTAAAGTTGAATGGAAAAAGAAACCAGAAATTCACGAAGAACCTGAACAGGAAATTCCTGATGTGTATTTCCCGAGCCTTGTGAATCTTCACAAAGCGGCGGGTAAAATTCGTGTACAAAAAAAGGGGAAATAATAGTAAATGGATCTTCTCAACGAATCGGAGAGGCGATTCACCAAGAAGTTGTGCCAGGCAATGATCCCGGTCATGATTGAAGCGTTTTGGGAAATATGGCTCGAGTCCAAGAAGGTTTCTCAGGGTAAAAACATGACCAGGGTTTTTCAAGAACTCCTCAGGGATGTGAAAACGTGGAATTCTTCAATTTCGAATAAGAATACTGAAGCGATAATAAAATCAAATTCCCTCTTCCCGAGTCTGATGGCTGCTGTATTCGTGATACAAGTCAAGATTCTGAGCGCAATTCGTACCGACAAAAAGTCTAAAAAGATTTGCATAAAGCTTCCGGCGAATGATGTGTTTGTTCAGAGGTGCTACGAGAGTTGTGCACGTAATTTGTACGATGACCCAATCATAATTACGGAAAATAATACTGACGAATTCAGAAAGAAGGAGCTGTTTCGCCGGTTTTCAGAGGAGATTGCAGAAGTTATCGAGGCGCTCGTCCCAACGGCTGAGATTTTGAATACCTATCTTCCAATCCCAAGTTCAGGAGACTTGGATCTAGATGAAGAAGAGCAGATTGACGAACCTGAGCCAACAACTGAAGACTTTGGGGGAGTTCCCGAGAATACTCCTGGAATGGAATTTGGAAAGACGCCAGAAGGCGTTGATACGACAGTTACGGTCAACAACAGCTTGACGCCCCCGAATGTCCCAGGAGGCACTCCCGCACCCGCAGAAGAGAACCTGTTTGACGACGCCCCTCCGAGTGTTCCACGCGGGACTCCTGGAAATATAAATAAGATTGGTCAATGACAGAATGGATCAACTGCTCAGGGAACCAATGAATGCTGCGATAGCTGCAGCCGCGATAACGGTTGCTTACGTTTACATTAAAAATAAAATGAACGGTGGAGAGCAACTGAAAAATTCAGAATATTTCAAACCTGCTTTTTTGATTGCTATACTAGTTTACTTTTTGACAAATAAAGCTCATGGCACTCACGAAGCACGAATGACTGAACCTTTTTAACCAGATAAGGAATATATCAACTTTTAAAATACAATGACAACTGTCAAAGCTTTTAATGACATGTATGGTCAGTTTCTCGACGACATTCTTTCGGTCTGGTCAGATGATCTTGCACTTCACACTGCCAAGGCTGCCCCTCGCGAAGGCATGGAGCCTTACCAGACATTTATGAAGGAGGTTGGACCATTTGCTCAGAAAATGATGGCAAAAGATCCAAGCTTCTTTTGCGAGGAGAATGAGTTTGCCAAGAAGTTGTTTCTTCACAAGCACTGGTACGAGGAGACGTGCACAGACCAGAACAAGAATGCAATCTGGCAGTGGCTATCGTCTCTCTACATGATCGCAATGACACTCAACATGTTTCCCCCAGACGCTCTTTCCCAGATTGAAGCAGTTGCCGAGAGTTGCGCAAAGAATATGAAACTCGGTGACGGTCAGATGAACGAGGCGTCTCTCATGTCGGGCGTGAATAGCATGCTCAGTACGATGATGTCAGGGAATGGTCCTTTTGCCGGGATGCTGCAACCCCAGAAGCCCAAGTCTTCCAAGAAGAAGGGTAACAAAAAATCTCGTTAGACTATAGGAATGGATGTCAAAGAAATATTCAATTCAGATGACTTGCTTAAATTTTGGCCCAATTCAAATCAGACAGCAAAAGAGCGCGTTCTCGCGACGACTCGATTTGTAGTTTATTCAACTTGTATAATTTACCTTATCCAGCGTGATACACGTGTGTTTGCACTCGGCATTCTTGTAATTGCCGTCCTCATGTATCTTCAGAAAAATAATATGATTATTGACGGTAAGAATTCAATTGCAAGTGGTCGTGCCCCTAATTTGCTTCAGCCCGAAGTCACTCTTCCGACTCGGGATAACCCTATGGCGAACGCTATGTTGACAGATATTATAGATGATCCTGACCGTCCATCAGCTGCTTGGTATCCCAGTGTGCGTACAGAAGTTCAGCAACAGATGAGTGATATTCATCCATTTGAGCGCATTCGCGATGCCGAACGCAACTTTTACACCATGCCCGTGAGCACAATCCCAGGCGACCAGACTGCATTCGCCGAGGCTTCATTCGGGAAGAAGTTCAGCCCAATGTGCCACGACCAAGGAGGCGTGGCATGCGACCCAGACAACTTCAACTTCCACTTCCCCGAAGAGACGCAAATGCGCGGAGGTCGTGGAGGAGCAGGTGGTGCAGCTGGCAAGTAATTTTCCAGCCATGTATTATATGGCACCGACTCTTAGCACGAGCCAAAATGTACTTGAACGGGGAGTATGGCAAGGCCCAGCCCAGATCACTCTCGAGGACATTGCAGTTGTGAGCAATTTCCTCATTTCCGAGCCAACGACTGCATGGCGTAAGAATATGACCGAGCAGCCATATGACTTTCCAAATAACTACTACGACACAACTGCAGTCCCTATCCAGTGGATGCGATGGGATCCTCGCAGCACGTTTTCTGATATGCAAAACGCGGCTTTCAGTCAGCGATACTTCCAAAAGAAATAATTTACTATAGTATATGGACCCTCTGGCTATTGCAGCCATCGTCGGTCTTGTGTTTGCAGGCAAAAAGTTGAGCGAAGGTGACAATGATTCAATTGTTAAATATGTTCAACCAGCAAAGCCCCCAACCACTCGATCTATAACCCGTCGCGATCTTGATCTCATGTCCAACGCGCGAGACCATGCGAAGGATGCATTCGACTTGCGAAACACAAACCCAGACCTCGGCCGGCGTATTGGTGATTGGCGTCTCCAACCGAAGGATGCCGTCGCATCGCTCCAAGATACTCGTCCAGATGCTAAATCTTATCCACACGGGCAGCCCGTTTATAACTTGTACGAACGCGAGTACATTACGAATAAAATGAACAACCTGAGCCCCCTCGGAAATCCACACACGGTGGGACCAGGTCTTGGGTACAGTGCAAATGTCGCAGCCGCAGGCGGTTTCCACCAGTTCTTCCGTGCTTTGCCCACGAATATCAACGAGGAGAAGCTTACGACTCTCGAGGGGCGTGACGGACCTCCTTCGTACTTTGTTAAGAATGGTGGACCTGTTCCTCTTGGTCTCGTAACACATCTTGCAAAGGACACCAAGACGGCTCACCAGCCACCAGTTCCAAGCAGAGGCGAGGGTCAAGGCGGCGCACTCACAAGTGCAGAGCTTCGCCCAGAGTTTATAAAGACTGAGCGCCCTACAATTCGTCAAGAAACTGGATACCGCAAAGACACTCTTTCTGACGGGCCCCCACAATATGACGTTTACCAACCTTATGCTGAGGGTGGTGAAAATGCTTACACAAACAAGGCTCTCACGCGTGTAAGCGGTGATCGCTCAAAGCCTGACCGTGCAGGAAATGCGGGAGGAATGAATCTCCGTAACGATCCACTGAATGTAGTTGGTATTGCCACAGAGCTTCGCACAGAGACTGTCCCGTTCCCGGTTGGACCAGTCAACGCTACTACAGGCGGGCGTGTACAGCAATATGTGAATCCTAAATTCTACAAATTTGATGAATTCAAGGGGAAGCAGAACCCTTACGCAAGTCCTCATCATCTTGACGTGGCGATCCAGGCTCTCGAGGGGAACCCTGTGGCTCTTCCCCCGCTCGCGGTTGTGTAAGACCCAGGACCGAGTTCGGCTCACGCCAAAAAAATCTATACACAATGATAAATGAGCGGAGGTATTGTGAAACTCGTTGCTGTCGGCGATCAGGATGCTTGGCTGACCGGCAAGCCTGAAATTTCATTCTACCGGTCATCTTATCGCAAGTATACCCATTACGCAAACTCGGTCGAACGCCAGATTATTCAGGGCGCCCCTTCAGCTGGAAGTATTTCAACGATTCGGTTTGAAAAGAAGGGTGACCTTCTGAGCTATGTATATTTTACGGCTACTGATAACAACGGTGCCGTTATTGCGAACCTTGACTGGACTCAGGTATTTGACAAGTTTGAGCTGCTGATTGGCGGACAGATTGTAGATACTCAGGACATTGAGTTCATGACGGACATTGAGCCCGTGCCAGGTGCCCAGACTTTCAGCCAGCGTGTTCTGAATTTGAACTCTACTACGGTGAATAACCAGAAAGCCACCTTCCTCCCTCTCAAGTTCTTCTTCTGCAAGGACTGGTCAGTTGCTCTTCCCCTCATCGCTCTCCAGTACCATGACGTGGAGGTTCGCATCACGTGGTCAAGCTACCTGAATAACACAATCAACGTAAATACGGGTACTTCGACCGTTTCTCCATTCCTAGGTACTTCTTACATTCCATACGCAACGGCAAATGTCTTGACTGATTCGACTGTAATTACATCATCCAACACGGCAAACGTCCAGCTCTCACAGACGACTGGTCCTATTTTTCCAGGTCTCATTCTTGCAAATGTTAACAGCTCCAACGTGTACTCTAACCTGGCAGTCATTCAGTCATTCTCCAACGCATTCCCAGCGGCTTCTGGTCAGGGTTACCTGTCCAACGTGGTGATTGCATTCTCCAATACTGCAAACGCAAATATTACGAGCACCACATTCACGGGCCAGGTTCTCGCAGGAATTGTACCTCTTGCATCTGCCCAGCTTGTGGGCACTCTTCCAACGGTGGGTACCAATGCAACGACTGCCCTGTTTACTCTCGGCCCAGTTTCAAGTATTTCTTCAAGCAATATTAGTGCAGGAAACTATGTGGTCGGTCTGCCCATTAACGGCCCAGTCACCGTCAACTCGTGGGCACCTCCCACGCTGAATGTCTCATTTACAGCTGCCACAAGCCCGGTTTCATTCGTTCAGAACACCACGATATCTTTTGTGAATAACCTCGGGTCAAACGTGTACACCAACCCAACCTACGGGTCTCTCCAGTTCCAGTGCTGGACGAATTTCGTCTACCTGGACCAGATGGAGCGTGACTGGTTCGCCAAGTCTACGCACGACCTGCTCGTGACCCAGGTTCAGCGTGCAGTCATAAGTAACACCCCGATGATGGAGCTTGCTCTGGCTCAGCCAGTCAAGTACATTGCATTCCCGGTTCAGAACTACATGCAGCTGTACAGCAACGGAATCAACTCACTTTCCGCTTCCAACTTCCAGTTCAAGACCCAGATTAACGGCGTCGACGTGGGCGAGTCTCGGGGGCTGCCTCACTGGGTCGACCTGCCCCAGTACTACAACACGCCGTTCGGTTACATGCACAATAACACGACGGCAAATGTGGCTATTATTTCTTACTGTCTAGATACGTCCAAGCTGCAGCCAACTGGAACCCTCAACTTTTCTCGGCTCGACACCTTCCGCATAGTGACCCCTGCAATTCTCCCGAACGGTGTGCTCGGTCTCTGCTGCCCAGTCAAGTACCCCACGACGTACCTGTACGCAGTCAACTACAACGTGCTGCGGATACAGAACGGAACCGGTGGGTTGCTCTACGCCTCATAAATTCAATGCTAATATAAATGCACTGGGTATTCTGGGCAGTATTAGCATGTCTCGTGTTTTTGGCTACATATAATCCTAGACGTGGGAAACTACAGAAATTTTTTACTCCTGAAATGATAGATGGCGACCAGAGAACGCCACAAAGCAATGGCGATACCAGTCAGTACGATCAATGACGTGAAACACTTTCTTGTAGTTCGGGACAGAAGATACAAGGAGTGGACGTTCGTTACAGGCGGGTGTCGCCGACGCGAGATATTTAACCCGCTTCAATGCGCGGTTCGAGAACTCGAAGAAGAAACACGCGGAACTATAAATTTAAAGAAGGGGTCTTACTCCTATTTTAAATTTGTTACGGATACACCGGAACCCCGGGACATTGAGGACGGTGTAACCGCTCACAACACATATCATGTTTATATTTTCGATCTTCCAATGACTGAAATTGAACATGGATCAATTGTGAGACAGTTTACAAACGAAAAGGACAAGATGGAGACGAGCCGCGTCCCTTATCGCCGAAATTACGACGAGAATGATGATTGTTCATTCGAAACTCTTGAAACTATATCGAGTCGCCCAAACATATGGCCGATGATACGAACCCACGTTCTTGACAATCCAGAGTTTTACAATGCTCTTGAAAATTGTAAAACTAATTTTAATCTGTGTAAAAGTTAATGGCAGGTAATTCCAGCGTTATGATCATAGTATTGATGTTGGTCTTTATGATGTGTTGTGGAGCTGCAGGGGTGGCTTACTATGAAGGGTGGACGTGTTCCGCGGGGTTCGGGAACAATTGCTCTTCGAGTTCTCCAGCACCTGCGACTCCATCGACACCAGGATCGACGTCTTCATCTCCTCTTCAAACACTCTTGGCAACGGGGACACCTTTGAAAGTAGCAGAGACTGATCTCGGCACTGCTTCGATAGCACCTGATACTATGCCCAGTTTTTCATTGACAGCCACTCCTGCATTTTCCATGTCATTTTGGATAAATGCACCGACAACAACATCACTGGCAAGTTGGCTAACCGTTTTTGGTGGAAATGGTCTTGAAATAAATTATGACACAAAACAAGAACTAGCATGTACTTTAGCGAATGCGCAACCTCCAGCATCGGGGCCAGGTCATAAAAACTGGATTTATGCATCAACGCCTTTCGGATCTTATCATCATATTGTCTGGGTTGTTAATGGAACGAGTGCACAGATATATATAGATGGAGTTGCTGGTCAATCATCATGGTATAATTGGTCAGACAAAGGAACCCCACTTTGGTTAGGAACCAGTGTTAGTATGAAGTTTAATCCAAATTCAGCAGCCATGTCTGGAATAAAGGTGAAGAATTGTTACTGGTTCAATTCCCAGCTTGCCGCTTCAGATGTCACTACTTTGTTTGCAGTAGGTGCGTAACTCTTTCACAGTTTAAAAAAACAATAAATATAAATGACTCGCTCGAAACTCGAGCTTGCGAAGATTCTCGTTGGTCTTCGCAAGGACGGCTCAGACCCAGAGAAACTTGCAAAGGAAATGACGCTCCGTAAACTTTGCTTTGAAATTGAGAAGATTGAGGGCGAAGAACCGTCTCCTCCAGAGAAGAAAAAGAGTGCTCGGCCGTTTTGGGCGTTTCTGAGTCACGATAGCTCAGACGAGGATACTTAGAGAACTTATTCGTAATTATAACAATGGTCCAAAAGTGGCGGGTACCAAAAGGGCCAGTGACTCATGTCCTCATGGACGGAGGAACTCTTAATGTTCCCCCGGAAGAATCAAACGACTTTTTCCGGGAATACATTCAAACAATTCAGACAGGTTCGAAGCTTTACGTCGTTGAGCAAAAAACGACGCGTTTCAAGTTTTTTATAGATTTTGATTATAAAGATCCGGCAAAATTGAGCGACGAAGATATTGTTCGGTTTTGTTCTATAATTCACGAAGCGACCAGGAGCACATCACGCTGCCTCATAGCTCGCACAAAGCCCAGGCCCGTCAAAGAGGGCATCAAGACGGGTGTTCACATCCACTGGCCAGATTTCATAGTGGACAGGACACAGGCTCTGAATATTCGAACACGCGTAATCTTAGCTCTCGGAGAAGGTCCGTGGGCGTCAATCATAGACCCTGCAGTCTATGGAGGTTCTGGACTGCGAATGCTTTGGTCACACAAAAAGCCTTCAGGAGATCCGTACATTCCTTGGAAAAGTCTTGATGGAGTTGAATTCTCAAAAGAACCAAATGCAGAAATTCTAAAACTCTTTTCAGTTCGGGTCGACGGCGAAGAACCTGTTATTCGAGGAGATTCTGTGGACATTGACGGACTTGAGGAATTTGTCCAAAGGTATCTCAAGGGTCAGCGCCGTACTCGTGTCAAAAAGATCCAGAGACACGAGCATGACGGATGGTTTGTGCAGACAGATTCTAAATTTTGTGAAAATATAGATCGTGAGCACAAATCTAATCACGTGTGGTTTTCTATCCGTTCAGGACGTGTGTCTCAGCGGTGCTTTGATGAAGAATGTGCCAAGTTTAATGGTCAAGAACATATTCTTCCTCCATCTATAGTAGAGCAACTCAAAGATGTTGATATTGTGGGTAGCCCTGTTTCTAGCTTTTTTATGGATTTTTTTCCCGATGGGCCCGTCAAGAACCTTCCAGAAATACGAGACGAGAGTCCACCCGTATTCGGGGTTGGACCCGGTAAGTTGGCAGCGTTTTTTGACAAATATCCGGGGGTTCGAGAAGGTCCTTGAGTCTGACCTGGACAAGTCCACCGAATTTTTGTATCACGCTATCGAAAACATACGTGACCTTGGTCTCGGAATAAGAACGTCCACGGATGGAGCCATTCAAGAGACTTTACAAGGTATATCAAACGAACTTGGTCTTGAAGGAGAATTGAAGATTAATCAAACTGCAATTCGAAAAGGACTTCGTTTCTTTCCAAGGTACTTAAACGAAACGTTTGATGATTACCCAGAAGATGGATATTTCATCCCCAGCACAGTCAGATCCCATGGCCAGTAAGATTACACGCTCAGGGCGCGTTTCCAAGCCTCCGGTCCGTTATGAGCCTGTTGAGCAGGTTGAAGACGATTACGCACCAGAGGATTATGATAGCAACGAGGTCAGTGATGTATCTTCAGATATTGAAACAGAGTCAGATGAAGAAGATTCCGAATCAGATGCAGACGAGTATGGAAACTTGGAGGGATTTATAGTACCAGATAAAAACGAAAGTGACGGAGATTATACAGATGGAGAATCTTCCGTTTCTTCAGCAAACAGATCCACGACCGGAGCCACCACCCCCACCGCCCCCCGAGGAAGAGTGGTCACTCCCGCAACCAATCGCCGCTCAGCCCGAAGGAGGATTCCTTAAAAATATAAACCCGTTGACTATTCTACTTATTGGTATCGTTATCGGTGTAATCGTTGTAAGCATGCGCCCAATTATTGTTCAAAAACTATAAAGTTTAGCATTTCCTGAATGTGAATCTGCACCTATAAAATCTCCTATAGGACCTGTCCGGTTCCTCCGGATATCCTCCTGAAGAAAACCTATCCATTGATTGTCCCGATTTTGTGAATCGGGCTGCATATCTCTAAATACCTCAAACTGGTTGTCGTACGCACTTACAGGTTGAGATATTTTAGCTGGCGCGGGAACAAAACCAACAATTGCAAGGTACAAAAGTACCATGACAATTATCACTCCTATTATCGCGAATATCATTTCTATTATTTATTACGATTATTTACTGGACCTGAGGGACATCCTCCTCGAGAGCAGCTGGGGAAGGTGTAAAGTCAATGGCAGGCGCACTGCTCGCTGCCTCGGCTGCAGCCACCTCGCGACGGCGCAGAACCTCTGCTGCAACGCGGATATCAGCCTTTGCAACCAGCTCGTCCATAGCAGCGTCTGGAAACTCCTTCTTCAGATCCTCGAGCAGATCCGCCGGGTGAGGAATTGGTGGAACGTCTGGCTTTGTGTAGTACTTGCTGTTCTCATCGGCAGGGTCAATGTACGGAAACTCTCCGGGACCAGGCTTGGCCATCATGTCCCGCTTGCGCTTCTCGAACATGGAAGCAGCCTGTGACTGATTCTCGCGGTACTTTATCATAATCTCCTCGAGCTTGGCATCCTGGTAGTGAACGTCGTCAATGTGATCGCGATCTGGAGGAATCAAAAGCCACTTGTACATGTCCACCACGTAAATGTCAAAGGTGGCATCCTCGCGCTGCAGACGCTTTGCGTGGGTCGCAGCCTCCTCACGGGTCGAGAAACACCCTCGAATCTTGAGGCCAAACTTGTCATTCTTCTGAGGGAGGTCTGGACCAACCAGTGAGATGCACGCAAAGTACTGGCCGGGAATACACGTCAGATCAGCTTCGAGCATAGCCATATAAAAGCATGACGCGCTTTCTTTTTAAGCCAAATGGAGCAACTGAGAAAGTTGCACAATAAATGCAAACGTGAATTCATTCAACAATGGGTTCCGAAAGGTTCTCGAGTCCTTGATTGTGGATGCGGTCGGGGAGGTGACCTTCAGAAATGGAAGGCGGTGAATGCCCGGGTCGACGCGATCGACCCAGATGAAGAATCAATCAAAGAGGCTCAGAGACGAGCCAAGGAAATGAATTTAGACATTTCTTTTTTGGGAATTGGGGACATAAGACACGCGGCCAACAAAGGTCCATGGGACATTGTGTGTTATAACTTTTCGATACATTACATATTTTCGGATGAAAAAACTTTACATGAATCTCTCGAAGCAATTTCACGAGCGGTTCGTCCGGGTGGACTCTTGATCGGGATCGCCCCAGAGAAGATTCGGATTGAAACTTTGTGTTCTCCTTCAGGAATTTTTAAAGATTCCCTTGGAAATATAATTGAAAATTTTTCGCATCACGCAAGGGTAAAATTAATTGATGGACCCTTTTACCAAAATGAATTCCGTGATGAACCAATGATGGATGGAGAAAAATTATTTTACAATTTACAAAATTTAAAATTCAAAATTATTTCATGGGAGCCAATGATGATTTTTCCAAATGGATTAATTTCAGACATGTATACAAAATTTGTCTTTCGTAATGATAGGAATGTGGAGACTCATCCCGTTAGTGATCATCTGGATCATAATAGTGGCATTCTTCACGGACAATCCAATGCTCGATAACCTCAAGGTGAACTACTGGAAGACTCTGGATGTTCTCAGGGCAAGTGGAGACCCCATGTGGATACCCGTATTGAAACCAGCCATAATAACGGGCATGAGCGGGAAGCGTGATGGTGTTATAGGTTCCAACGTCAATAAAGGGTATGAAATTTACATCTGTCTTGATGGAGACGATGTGAATTCCGCTACATATGTGCTTCTTCATGAGCTTGCACACATGACTGTGAGTGAGTACGATCATTCTTCAGGATTTTGGGATAACTTTAAAAAGATTAAGGAAATTGCAATTCAGAATGGAATTTATTCAAGAAATGGAACAAAGAATTATTGTGGTGACGTTATACCCGATCCTTGAGGAACTGCTTGGCAAAGTAAAAGACGATTGCAGCCACCAGAGCGGTAACAATCATACCAGTCAGTGTCTGCTTTCCAGAATCGTTCAGAAACTTTGGAATAGTCGTGCTGAGCTTTCCCTGAACTGGGCCTGAGTATGCGACGATTGCTGAGACGCCAGCAATCAAAGCTGTGAATTGTTCATCAGTTAGACCGAATGGGTTCTGGCTCGCAGGTGCCGACTTTTTCTTGGATGCCCGAGGAACAGGACCTGGGACGAGTGGCGTAGGAGGACCCATAACTTCGTTTTGCATCATCTGTCCTGGACCGGGACCAAGTTCTTCAATAGGACTCGAAAAGTCTGCCATTTGATCTTCTACAACGTTTTTTTCTTGGCGCAAAAGCCCAGTTGGGACTGTCTTTTTGGTTTCTTGAGATGGAATTTCTTCGACTGTTACTAGAGATATAGGAGTCGACTCACTACTAGGATCATACGTATCCATTGATATTCAATGTGAATTTTCAATTCAAAAGTCTACGCGCCTTTTTTCACAACTACGTTGCCTCCTCGTCTCTTGACGGTTGGATCGGCTCCACGTTGACCTATGTGCCTGGGATTGTAATGTGCCTGATGATATTGCCAGAATGCGGGAGAACCCACCCTGAAGTTTTTGCGGATAGGAGCCTTGTACCAAAATACACAATCTGATATCTTGTTTGATTTTGATGTGTTATCAAGGACCAGACATTCGTAATTCTCAGTACACGAATCCATAACTTGTGAAAACGTGTCATAATTTGGAAATACCCCAAAGAATGCTTTGTAAAGATTTTCACGATTCTGCCGTACGTTGTCTCGTAGGGCAAAAACGTAATCTACGTTGGTTCGAATCATAGGGGTCATGTCCATGACGTACTGTGTGGTCATCATAAAGAAGACTTTCCAGTGACGACCGTTCATAAAGAGCTGGCGAACCGCAGTATCACGCATAAATGCACGATCATACATGCAGTCGTCCATAAGCACAAACACCGGACTGGCTCTTCCTTGCTGCGTGAGCTTTTTCTGACGCTCTATGAGTTTCTCGAGTGCTCCTTGGTTATAGTCAGAATAAACGAATATATCAGGAATAAATTGCTTGTAATGTCCGTTTCCATCCTCCGTTCCAGACATTGCTATTCCAGCAGGCAAATGTCTCTTGTACCACAGAATATCAGTCACGAGTGTAGACTTTCCGGTTCCACGCTTTCCTATGAAGATGCAGACTTTATCGTCCCCCATGGTGCTTGGGTCAAACTTCCTGAGGTTGAGCGTCATTCCTATATTCACGTAATAAAAAGGACGTGTGCGGGGAGCGCGGTCCTACAAAATTCTAAGCAAATAATAGACATGTCATCTGGATTCATCCAGTTGGCTGCACTTGGACAACAGGACGTGTACCTCACGGGAAGTCCGACAGTAACGTACTATTCGGCAGTTTACAAAAGTCACACCCCATTTGTTCTTGAAGCTTTTGAAGTTCCTTTTGAAGGAAATGGCGTAGTTGCCGGTCAAAATAACATTGTTCGTATACCTGTGAAAGGTGATCTCATACGAGCAACGACACTCAAGCTCACGTTGCCACCCCTTGCCGAATACGGTCAAGATTGGTTCTGGAATTACAAGCCAGACGAAAACTTTATTCCATTTGTAGTAATTGACGGAACTAATTACTCGGCGTCTATTCCTTTTGCTCAACAATACTATTCTTCAAATAGTTTTGCTACATGGGCAGCTTCAGTTCCGGGAGTGACGTACGATCCAAACTTGGAAAAGTTTATTTTTACAGCATCAACAGTTGTTGTAACTGATCCTGCATTTGCAACAAACTTGACAAGCAGTGCAGTATTTTGGGGATTTGATCCTAAGAATTACACCGCAAATGATGGAAATGGAAACCTTTTGTACGTTGGAACTGGTGGAAAAGTCGTACCCGATTTTACACTTGAACAGGCGGGCTGGTCAAGAGCAATAGGGTTACCCGTCAATACTCTTTCTGGAATTTTCTTAAAATTAAATCAACAAATTGATCCCGAAGGTTTCATGAACCTTTCACAGCTCAGCCCTAGTGGACTCGCATGGACAAATGAGGACACACCCGCGGCATACAAAGTGACGTCCGGGGGTCGCATAAACATCACACAAACAGGGGCATACATGATACGTGTTTCTTTCGTAGGAACTGGTTGTACATTTCAGGTAGGATCGGACACGGGTGATGGTCAACCGTCAACTCCCAATTTTTGGACACTTGAACGCATTACTGTATCGTCAAATTATCTTGTATCAACGGCACTCCCTATTTACGTAACAGACGTTACTCAAAACTGGTACTTTTTTGTAACTGGTTCAATAGGACCAGGTTCGTACATTTCCATACAACCTATAGATGGTTATTTTGGAACTGCGTCGTACAGTCCTCCACAAAATAATGATGACTTGATTCAAAACCAGTTCCCTTTCGCTCTCACTGACCTTTCATACAATGGAGAAGGTGTGACTATTCAAAATCCTACTCAATTTACCTTCAATTATACGGGTCAATGGATTCTGTCCGGAGTTATTAATACTGCAGGTTCGTGTCTCATTTCAAGTATCCAGTTGACCGACGGAGGATCCACACTTTTTGATACATATGATTTTACAAATCAATTAGCAACAATTAGTCCCGAGTTTTTCTTCAATATAAACGTAACTGTTACGACCCAAAATTATGCAATAAATATTAATACGGTAGGATTAGCTCCGTCGATAGATTTGTCTACTTCTTTCATAGCTACGACTCTCGTAGGACTTTCAAATTCTGGTTCATATGGATATACAAATGGCGGTTTTATACTTCCTCTTAACGGTCTCACTTTTGATGTGACTGGTACAATTACAAACCCTTTGACGGTCAATGGAGAAAATGGAGTTGAAAATATGATTTCACTTTCTGGAGGTAACATACAATTCAACAATGTCGGGACGTACATGATGACAACCTACCTTCCAGTACTCAAATCAACATCGACCGCGTGGGATCCCACACTCGCGTGGCCGGGCATGGTCCTGACGAATGGAGATCTTACAGTGACTGCATTTCCCGGTACAAAAGAACCTACTATGCTTTTATCCACGACCCTTCCTTCCGGAACCAAGTTCATGTACAGCGTGAGTCTTGATATAGGTACAGATATAGGAAGTGAAACCACTGCAGTTGGTGTCGCGAATGTTTCTATGGATACGACAAGTTATCTGGGGGCCGACTTGAATAGTTTCGGATACTATGAAGACGGCACTATATATACAGGCGGTGCATATGAGGCTCCTAAACAGGGACCACCTCTACAAACAAGTAATGTTATAGATATAGCGGTTGATACGAGCGCCAAGTTCATTTGGATACGCGTTGACGGTGGGAATTGGACCAGCAATGCGGGAGGAACTGGAGGTAATCCCGCAACTGGTCTTCTTGGGTTTGATATAAGCTACATTTCAGGAACTCTAAAGTTTGGAGTAGATGTTTACAACGGTGGACGGATGACCTATAACACTTCAAATCTGTATCAAATTCCTACCGGGTTTACATTTATACCAGGAGTTTCAAATGCTTCGACCGCAATTACAAATTTTAATTCTTATACAAACGTTAATTCAAACGACACTTTATTTACAGCAGCTTTACTTTCAACAGCCGTAGACAGTTCTGGTAATATTTACTGGTCGCCGGGACCGGGGTACGGGTGTATATTTAAAGGTTCCTCAATTTATGCTGGAGATTTTGTCGAAGGTATACCCCCGGCCGATGGAACAGGTCTTTCAGCAATAATGAGTCCCACGTCACTAGGATACGGAAATGGGAACCTGTATTTTACAGATAACGCAAATAATACACTCAGAGTAATTTATCCCGGAGGAATAGTCAGAACTCTAAGTGGAGGTGGAAGTTCTGGTGACTCATCGGGTTTCAATACAACATACGTTAACCCTACGAATATATCTGTAGAAAACTCGAATGTGTACATTGTAGACAATGGAACCCTTCGGTTATACAACATGGACACTACAGATACGTACACCTTTTCAGCTGACTCAAACAGTTTTGTTCAGAATCCTATTCACCCGCTCACAGGAGTTACATGCGTTGCTGCTCATACTTTTGCAGGTGATGGAGTGTACTACGTGTACATAGGAACTGAAAACTGCATCTTATTATGGACTGCTCCAACAATTTTAGTTCAATACGCAGGACTCCCGGGAGTTTCGGGATTTGTGGACGGTATAGGCTCGGGAGCGCGTTTCACAAGCATATCATCGCTTGTATCTTTCAATAGTGTACAAATCTGGGCATGTGATTTAGGTAAAATACGAATCGTTACAGTTGGTCTAGGTGGTTACGGATATGTAGGCACGAGTGATACTACAATTCAAGCAGGAACATCCACATTTGCACTTAAATTTCCATATATTTATTATGCCGCAGGTAATGTTGTGAAATCAATTCAAGTAAAAACACAGGTAATAACTAATATTTATGGTTCTGATAATAACTTTATAGAACGCGGAAATCTCGTAGAAGCGGGAGGTGTCTACACACAGACTGTCCCTATACGAGTCACGAGTGCTCCTATGACTTACCCTATAAATATAGGAAATGTAGGTTCTACATTTGCACCAGGGGCGTTCATAGCCGTTTACCCAATCACGTCAAACGTTCTCCCTCCCGATTATTCACAGTATCATTACTATGACTCGGTCGGAACGTGGGCAATAGTGAATGCAGACTTCAAAGTTGGAGGACAGACGATAGAGTCTCTCACGGGGGAGGCTATTGAGATTTGGAATGATCTCAAGGTTCCTTATGAAAACCAGCCAGGTCTAAAACTTCTGACAGGCAAATACGATACGACAATTGCATCGGGAAGAGATTATTACATCAATTTACCATTCTATTTTTATGAAAATTCTGCATTGTATTTTCCCATATCAACAGTTTACAGACAAGATGTGGAAATATGGATCACATTCAGGACTCTTCAGGAACTTACCGCTATAGACACGGCTCCAAATCCTATAAACGCCACCTTGATAGTAGAGTATGTGTACCTTGCTCAGCCAGAAATTGACTGGTTCAACAAGACTCGATTGAATTATGTGGTAGAGCAGTATCAGTACCAAGAATATGATCTTGGCCCTTCATTTACTCAAGGAATTTTTGAAATAATTTTCGAAAATCCAATCACAGAATTGTTTTTTGTAATCCAGATTGACGGAACAGTTCCTTATAACTGGTCAAATGACGGTCTTGCAAATCTTGGGATAACAATAAACGGTGAAGAGATTGTTACGAACCGCATCACAGATCCGACTCAGCTTGCAGTCCTTGAGCCCTACAATAATTACATAACATATCCTACACGGAATTTCTATATGAAAAAATTCGTGAGCCCAATAAACTTTAGTCGTCTCAGGTATGTAAACCTCGAGCTAAACATATCGAGAACCGACGGGTACTATCCAGCGAAACAGTTCAGGATTATAGGAGTCAGCAAGAATGTCCTAGGCGTTGCCGATGGGCTCGCAGGGCTCATGTTTATTTCCTAGTAGATTGCAGATGGCTGGTCGTACGGCTCTAGCAACTCTTGGTCAGGAGGATGTCTTTCTGAGCCAGGGAACACAAGTAACATATTTCGTAGAAAAGTACCAACAAAAGACGCGATGGGCTTCTCGCATAGATGAAGTCCCATTCGACCCCAACAGACTCTTCTTTGGAGGGGAAACATTTATGCAACTTCCGAAATCTGGAGATTTGATTTCTAAAATTTATTTGAAAATTTACAATCCAGAAGTCTTTGGAACGTCAAACGTTCTCGATTCCGCAGGAACACTCATGATCAACCATGTAGACTTGTACATAGGGTCTCAGCTGGTTGATCGTCAGTGGGGAGAGTTTATGGAAATGAAGCTTGATCTTGAGATTCCGGCAACCAAGCAGCCCGCTCTCTCCAAGCTCATAGGTAAGAATCTTTCAAACGTAAACACAGGCGGGCTCACCACATACACTATTGAATTACCATTCTTCATGCTCAAAAAAGGTATACCAATCTGTGCTATGAAAGAACCGGTCGTTCTCAGGTTTGCATTCAATTCTGCAAACAAGTTCTGCCCGGACATCCAGTATGCCCTTCCGTTCAACGGAACAGTTTACGTGGAATATGTATATCTCGACGAACCTGAAAGAAATTACATCAAGAAAACCCCACAGCTGTATCTCAATGAACACGTACAACTCGAGACATTTTTCGTGCCCAAAGGAGTTACTAAATTTACAGCCAAGACACAATTTGCAAACCCAGTCAAGGAACTCTTTTTCGTTATACAGGCTGATTCATCACTTGGGTACGACTATGGGACGACTGATTATCTCACAAATCTCGAGCTTGATTTTAACAACGTGACCCATATACCGTACTACATAGGAACTCCTGCATTTCTCAGGTACATACAACCCCTAGAATTTCATACCCGCAAACCAGACCGGCTGTTTTACATGTATTCATTCAGTCTTGATCCACAAAATGATTCTCCCACGACTCATGTAAATTTCTCAAGAATTTTTAATCAAAATTTTACATTTAATCTTGTGAGCGGTGTCCAAACCAATCTTTACGTTCGGATATATGCACTCGCTTATAATTTTGTAAAATTTGAAGGCGGTATTAGTCAAGTTTTGTTTTCTAATTATGAATCATAATGGATTTCGAGTCTGCAGCAATGGATCTCATAGTTCCCGTGCTCGAGTCAGCAACCGTACTTGCTGCACACTACGCCAAGGCATGCGGACGGGACACAGTCGTGGCCCAGGACATGAAGTTGGGCATGATGTTTGCAGCCCGCAATGTTCTCGGCAAACAGATTGGAACTTTGTACCCGGAAATTTACGAGGATTCAGAGTCTGATGAAGATGAGGAGGAAGAGGAGGAGGGTGAGGAACCTGAATGGACACGTTACGAGGGTCAGGACAACGACATGGCTCGTCAGATGAACGAATGCGCAGCGACATGGGATGAATGGGTGCCGCAGAGTCCAGCAGAAAGAATGCTGAAAAAAGCTATAGAGCATGAGCCAAGTGCAGATATTTGAGATTGAGGATGAGGAGGAGGAAGAAGAAGAGTATCAACCCAGGAGACCAAAATATTCCACCATCGTCCTCGAGGAAGAGTACGAGGAAGATGATGAACCTCCCAGAGGATGGGATCTTCAAGAAGATAAATTTTTTCCTGTGCAATGATTAAAATGGCTGGTCTTGTTTCAAGTGTGGGTGCTCAGCTCGAGACAATGTCTCTGAACTCAATCGTCGCAGGTTTTTCATTCGCAAGTGCTATTGCATGGATGGATGTTGTTCGGTGGGTAATCTCCCAGGTTGTTCACGTGAGCAAGAATGGCGGGCAGTACTACATCCTCTCAGCCCTCTTCACCACTCTGCTTGCAATCATTGTCTATATGATCATCAGCGTGCTGGCAAAGAATGTGAAGATAAACCAGGCGCAGACAATGTACGCTGTGACGCGCTAAAGAAAGTTTTGTAAACAAATAGACCTAAAATCAACGCAAGAGTTATCAGGACCCACGGAATTTTCATTCTTTTTTCAGGAACTTTTTCAGGGACCATTGACATTGCATCAATAACGCGCTTCAGCTCCACATCTTGCAAAGGTGGTGGAGGTGGAAGTCTTCTCGGATCTTCTTTTATAAAAGCCCGTATCACGAATGCATTCGTCTCTAGACCGCGAAAGTTGAGCAGTTGACCGTTCTTGTCGAACCAACGAACCGTCAGGCGGGACAGAACGTTTATAGGTTCTGGATACTCTACTGAAATTTTGTAATCTGAAGATTCCTGAAATGTTTTTATACACGCAGACCCTACATTCATAAGTATGGGTGCAAATGACCTTCCAGCATTTGATCCAGTCACTGTACCTGTAGATCCTACTATTGATCCCGTCGCAATGTGACTCGGGGTTTTCAATTCATCAATATCAAGATATACATATTCATTCATAGACATATCAATCACGTTTGAAGATCTGAGAATGTACTGACCAGCATACGTGGGATCCGTCAGAGGTGCGAGAGCCGATGTGTACGTGACATTGTTTGCAAGTCCGGCCATTGCCGCAAATTCTTGAGAGGTAATTTGTAAATTAAAATTTCCAGAATTTGAAAAAAGAAAATGACCCTCGTTTGAAAGATATGTCATGTTCAGAATTCCAGCATTGGTCACGGCACTCGCAAGACCTGTAGCACTATAGAACCCTTGGGTCAGTCCCACATTTGAAGTTCCTGTTATAAAAACATTGGATGTTGAATTGAGATTATAAACCGTGTTGGGTACACGCGCACTCACGAGTTCTACACGGGAGACATTCCGGATAGGATACGAGAGATGGACCACATAATTATTTCCACTTGGATAAATGTTTGAGTCCCTGTCATTTGAATCTGCAGTTATAAACGTCTCCATGACTATTTGAATTCTGCAGATAAAATTAAATCACGAAACTGGCTCTTTATGTTTATGAATCCCTGGTAATCTGCAAGGGTCGCAAGGAGCCCTTGGCGAATGTCCAGAAAGTTTTGGAATTCCATCTGAGCTTTTTTTTCTAAAATTTCCTTTTTTGAATTTGGTAAATTTTTCCAACACTGTGATGCTTCGTTCCAACAATCAGTCTGGGATTCAATTATTTCAGATGCAATGTATCGGTACATTGCCCGTGACATGTCTTTGGGTCTGTGAAATATTTTAAGAATGTTGTCAGACTCATCATACTCTACAAGATCTGAATCGAGCCAGTCGAACATTATTATAGGATGATATAATATATGGCAGGTAATTCTAGCGTTATGATCATAGTATTGTTGTTGGTCTGTATGATGTGTTGCGGAGCTGCAGGAGTGGCTTACTACGAAGGGTGGACGTGTTCCGCGGGGTTCGGGAACAATTGCTCTCCAGCACCTGCGCCAGGCCCGACATCAAGTCCGACATCAAGTCCGACATCGACCACGACTTCCCCAACAGCAGCAGATGGGTTTTTCATAGGTCAGGCATTTTCATGCAAAGCAAATGACCCTACGGGTGCATCGGTAACAGATTGTGATAGTGGAACTAGAGGATGTGTAGTGTATGGGTACTTTGGAAATAAAACAATGAAAGCATTTAATAATATGAATGCAGTAAATTCATACGATCCAACGTTTCTATCAACTGGAACTTCGAGTCATCTACAGGTCATAGACTGTGCTGGATTGATATTTGATGGAAATGCAGATATTAAAACTGGTGCTTTAATAGGTTGTAATACGACTCAAACAACGAGCGGATATCAATCGACTGGACCAGTCGTTGCAGGTAATTCGGGCAGGTTTACTTGTGCAACAAATAGTTGTGGTGGCCTTTACATATACAAAGGAAACAACGTACTTGATTATGTTTCTACTATGGATGTTGTAAACAAATATTATCCTACTAGTCACGCAATTCTTCAAGATTGTACTGGTTATACTTACGGAGCTACTGTCAAATCCTGAAAATAATTCTGGAGATGGTGGTCAAATTATGTGTTAACTTCTACCGATATTTCAAATTTAGCAGTATTTTAATGATGTTGTCAGACTCATCATACTCTACAAGATCTGAATCGAGCCAGTCGAACATTATTATAGGATGATATAATATATGGCAGGTAGTTCAGGTATGATAATAATAATGTTGATGCTGGCCGTTTTTGTATGTTTCGGAGCTGCAGGAGTGGCTTACTACGAAGGGTGGACCTGTTCTGCGGGGTTCGGGAACAATTGCTCTTCAAGTTCTCCAGCACCTGCGACTCCTGACACCACGGGGTCCTCGGGGTCCACGGGGTCCACGACTACGACCCCTACAGGAGCATCATTATATACAGAATATGGCGGAACGTATAATAGCATGGATGGATTTGATGACGGAACGCCCGCTGCCACGACTGTAGATGATTGCGCAAATGCATGCACAAGCACGTCTGGATGCACGACGTTTAAATTTACAAGCACATCTACGGGGCTAGGCGGAGTATATGGTTCCACTCAATGTGCTCTCAAAAAATCTGTAAACCCTGCAAATAATTACGGAGATGGCGGTATATGGATAGAGAACATTCCTGGATATACTATGGTTCCTCCGCCTAACAATAATATTGACGGAAATGATATTCAACAAGGCTCGACATATACAACCCTAAAAACATGTGCTCAGGGGTGTACAAGTACTTCTGGTTGTAATTCTATAATTTATAACGAAACAGGGATTGGCGGAGCCTATGGTACAACGGCTAAATGTGCATTCAAGTCAACTAATTCAGCGACAAATCAATTAGGAAATTCTATAATGTGGACTAAAAATTAGATTACAATCTCGACCCGGTGACCCACGCGAATCTTTGTGTCTGCGTGAACTTCCCCATTAAACGTGCTCTGGGACCAAAGACTTGCATCATTTGCCTCTATGACACCCTTGCGAATGAGCATGAACCCAAATGGCGCCGTCTCGAGATCAATATACTGCTCGTCCCCAACGTCGCTTGGGGTCAGAGACGTACCCTCAAACACGGGATCTGGGCTTGCGAGGGTCGGCTCCTTGAGGTACAGACCCGTCGTGACGTCATGAGGGCTCTCGAGAAGTCCAAAGAAATCATCAGGGCGGAAAACGATATCACACCCAATCAACATGGCCACATCATACTCGGTCCCTGAAATTGGAGCAACACACTTCTCCAGAGTCGGCTGCTGACTCACAGCAACCTGGTGACCCCGCGATGCAGTCTGCATCACGAGATCAGTCCATGACAAGAGAAACTCACGAGAATACGTCTTTCCAGGAAGACAGAAAACAACTTTCACCATTATAGAAATAAAATGACTGTATTCTTTAGATGGCAGCAGTGCTTGTAATTTTAGGAATTGTATGTTGTTGTTCATCATCAATTGCTAGCGTACTCGCAATTCCAATTCCAGCACCAAAATCCTCAGACCCTACGTATGATGGATTCAAAGAGATTGTGTCTGGTCGGGTCATTTATGATAAATCAGGAAAAGCATTTACATCTGGACTCGAGGTTGTATGTGCAGACAATTGTGCAGCAGATTTCACATGTAACGCGTTTTCAACATGGACTCAAAACGGACAGATGTGGTGCCTCAAGTCTGACACGGTTCCTAATCCATGGATGACTCTTCCAGAATTTATAGCAAATAAGACTGGTTCAAAAATTTATGTTAAGAATAATTAGTATGAGTAATGGTGAAGGAAATACATCGACGATTGTTTTAATTATTTTCGTCTGTTGTGTAATATCATGTATTTTCTGCCTGTTGTCTTGGAGTAACGGAGATTCAGGAAGTTCGTCAGGATTTAATTTATCATTACTCGCAAACTGGAAACCATTCCAAGCGGCATACAACATAAACAGCGTGCCAGAGGCTGGAAATGGCGGAGATTCTGTATATAGTTTCAATCAATACGTGAATTACGGTGCAAATCCTAGTTTTAAATTAGGAAATCCAACTACTGGAAAAACTATAGATAAATGCAAAGAGACGTGTCAATCAACACCCGCATGTAAAGGTTTTACAAGTGACAATTCAACGTGTCAGTTATATAATAACGTGACTGTCCTTGATAGGACAAAGGGATCGGCAATTTATGCTTCGGGTGATATTGGAGCTGTAGAATATCTTCACACACCTTTTGGAGCCATACCAACAACTTCGGCATCTTCGTTGAGTGGAACACTTGCTGATACAATTGGTAAATGTCATAGTAATCGTCAAAGTAAGGATACTCCATGCGGAGGATTCACGCAATCTGGAAATTCGGCCCAAATGTATGCAAGTATAGATGCGCTCGATGCCACCGCCGCTGGAGACACTTATACAGACGTTGATCACCCGGCTCGATTTATTCGGGAAGGAAATTATAATTACACGGATACGCCATCAAGAACATGGAGCGCTCCCGCGGCATGGCTTTTGGCTATGGATGGAAATATTCCACAAAAACCTTCGAGTAATATTGACGCGTTTGCAATGTGGTCTAGCCCGGGGTTCGATGCTGGTACAGACTCTCAAGGGAGTGCTTTACAGGCATCGAACACAATACCAGTGACAAGTATAAGTAACTGTGCAGATGCATGTTTGGGAAACGCATGGTGTGCATCATTCACAATAAACTCGGCACATAATTCATGTTACATGAGACACGACACGCAGCCCCAGCACTTTCCTGGAAGGTGTCACAGTCAAGCATCTGCCGACGCGTGTATCCCACTCAAAGGATGCACACAATGCTGCTGTCCTTGTGGGTGTGATGGGTACGACGCCGCTCACGATGGCACGTACGGAACCGATAACACAAGTTATGTAAAAAAGATGTACCCTCTTGACGTTTCATGTCCCATGAGCTGTTATCAGGATGCAAATTGTGTCATGTCAACAAATGACACAACAACTTGTAACGAGTACAATACCCCGCCAACAAACCGAACACCAAGTACTACATTTAAATCTGCGTGGCTGTTTGATAATTATCCCAACTAAATATAGATGAATCAAATTGTTATAGCTATTGTTGTATGTTGTGTAATGTGTGCACTTATAACAGTAGCTTATCAAGTTTTAAATAAACCAGTGAAACCACCTGCCCCTCTTATTTCTGACGCTATTGCACATGAGCTTATGGACAAACAAAAAGATCGCCTTACTGGCCCAATTTACACCGTGCTTCCAGATTCTTACATGGGGTCTGATCCGTTTTTGATCGAAAAAACACTTCCACTTTCTGCAAATGATTGTGTATCAATATGTAACGGAGATACCAATTGTGGAGGTTTTCAAATACATCCAGATGGTGCTACATGTGATATTCTCGCAAGTAGTAATATAGCTGGATATCCGTTTACAAATTCTGGGTGGAAATATTATCAACTTCAAAACTTTACTCCTTTGAAAATTGTTTCCATGATAAGCAACCAATCACCAGGAGGAACTAAAGCTCAGGTTGGTCAGACGGTTACAAACGCGAGTCCAGAAAAGTGCTCCCAGTTGTGCAGTTCAAACTCTGATTGTACAGAATTTACTATAGGACCAAGTGGTTGTAAATTATGGAACAATAAAGATTCAACTTACGTACAACCTTTAGCAGCTCAAGGTACAAACTACTATACCCTCAGTACGGCCCAGACACAACCTGCATTTTCATCTACATCCAGCTCTTAATTTTTTTACATCATATTAATAATGGGGAATACAACGTCTACTCAAAACTTTATTAAAAATGATACGAACATGAGTCTTACACAAAATTTTGTTACAAATAACCTGATTAGTGATAGTACAAATGTTGCAAACATTCAGACAATTACTCTGAATATTACTGATGCGGATGGATGCCCAATAACTACAAATCAGAGTATAACAAATAGTATCAGTCTTAAAACTTCACTTGATTCACAGAACACTACAGATTTTAAAAACACTCTTGAGAGTCAACTAAAAAGTACTCTTAACCAAAACGCTCAAACGCTCAGCGGGTTTGCAGCTGCAACTGGTGGAAACACAACGAGTGTTACTAATCATATTGAGAACACAATTAATGAAAAGATAGATCAAGCATGTACTGTTAATAATATTATGAATATTGCAAAAAGTTCTTATAATCAACAGTATGCGACTTTGACCATGGACTTTTGCCGCAATTCTCCCATTCAAATGAACCAAACTATTGTTTCAAATATAGTTTCACAAAATATTTTAACATCTGTTGCCAAATCGCTCATGGAGGATTCAACTGTAAGTAATCTCGTAGCTTATGCCGACCAGACGGCACAAACGCACAACCAAGGTTTCAATGATGTGATAGATTCAATCGGAAAGGCTATATCTAACATATTCGGCGCGACCACCATGCCGTGTATTATAGGAATGGTTGTCTGTATCGTGTTATGTATAGCTCTTTTGATTTTCATGTTGAGTCCTGCAGGACAACAAGCGACAACAACCGCCGCAAATGCTGGAGCAACTTACGCAGCTAAAATGTAACTAACTCGGCATCATTACGAGTGCCATGATAATAATCAAACACACACAAAAACAACAAACACCTCCTCCGATAAAAAGTGGCGTATTACTTTTTCCAGATGAGGATGAAGTCGTAGACGATGTAGGAGTCTTCTGAAGACCCGGTACTGAACCCGGTGTTGGCGTGCTACCCGGTGGTGCATTAAATGTACAATCTTGCCTGACTGGCGAATTTTGGGCGAGACCTTGACTACTTACCATGCTACAAATATTAGTAATTTCCGTTATATTCGCGGCGTTAGGATCGTAAGGTAAAACACACCCAGAGTCAGTGCACGGCTGTCTCGCAGTTGTGCAATCAGAAGCAAGTTTTCCAGGATCTGAAACTGCAGCATTAAAAAAAGTAACTCCAGCAGGTGTTGAATAATTTATAACGTCTTTTGTTTTGGCAACAACTTGTGTACACCCAGCCATGTTCGGGTATGTATAACAATTTGAATCTGGGGGGGTACTTAAAACGCCAAAGTCATGAGCATTCAGACACCCACACAAACGATTGCCCAGACCTGTAGTACTTCGCCCGGGACCTATACCTTTAGGATTCGATCCGTCCCCTCCCCTACAAAATTTCTGAACCATAGCAGTCGCTGTAGAATTATTACCATTTGTTTCATCATTATTTTGTATAGATTCAGCTACAGCTTTTAAACATAAATTCTCTAATGTCCAGTCTCCCATGGCTTGACATTTTTTCAGTAAAAGCGTATTGTATGCCTCAGTACCAAGTAAAGTTGAACAACGGGTATTTCCACTGCTATCTTTATTACCAGCTAAAGTTTGTACTTGAGTTACCGCATTACACCAGTTTGTTTGTATAGTTTTTTGTTCAGTTGGAGTAAGACCTCCAGATGTTACCATGTCATCCCAGTGTGTAGGTACGTCAAACCCAATCTGTTCAAAGATTGCGGAAGAAACTATATTATCGTTCATTACTGTGTTTGTACATGCTGCATAAGATGTGGGATCAGATACGTTGGTTCCGCTAGGAGGAGCTGGCTCGTGAGGTACTACTGGTCTACCGTTATTATATCCTAGAAAGTTTCGCAAGTAACTTTCTGAATCACCGTTTTTGTCTCCTACAATACCATACCCATCGTTGCAATTTTCAGTTGTTAACCACTTCCATCCAATTGGAATCATGTATCCTGAAACTGAATCGTTTGGAAAATCTCCATTACACGCGTTATATGTTCCACTAGGAAATGATTTAGTCCACTCAGAATCGGATTCTTTACACGTCCCTCCATTTGATCCGTCGATAATATTTGTATTATTATTTACTCCACCCCCAAACATATTTGGAAAAGTACTTGCTCCTTGAGCAGTAGATATTATACTAGGGTCTCCTGTGTTATTTGTCGCATCAAAAGTCGGGACGGTATATACTGTATTTGGGGCGCGTGCATTCTTTCTATAATAATCATATGTTGTGACATAGTTCATAGTTGTACTAGGGTAATTTGGTGCACCAAACCCATAATCGAATCCAGATCTTGGACCATTAAAATCACTATATAATAATGGTCCCCTGGCAAAATTCCAGTATGCAGCTCCTCCATTACCATCGGTTGTTTTGTCTGAGCCGGTATAGTACGTAAACCCTGAACAATAATCTGTTTGATTACACATCCACGCAGCCTGTCTAATTGTTATATTTGCCATTCCACTACCCCAACGACTTACACCATTATCGCTGTTGTATTGCCATTTATCATATTTTGCTAATGTATCCGTTCTGGTCCACTTTCCCGTAGCTGGGTCAAATGGCATTCCCTATTATGTTGTAACAAAATAATGGAGATAGCGACCCCCTTTTACGACCTGAGTGGACGAAAATATATTGATGTAATTTTTTTAACTAATATATTGTAATGAAAAGTGCTATATTAATAATAGTAATTTTCACTATTTGTGTTTTTGTAGGTACCAGTGTACTGGCATATTATGCTGGATGGACATGCTCACTAGGGTTTGGAAATCAATGTTCAGGTTCCCCAGGTCCAGTCGCTGGTTCCCCAAGTCCAGACACTGGTAGCCCAGGTCCAGTCTCTGGTTCCCCAGGTCCAGTCTCTGGTTCCCCAGGTCCAGTCGCTGGTTCCCCAAGTCCAGACACTGGTTCCCCAGGTCCAGTCTCTGGTTCCCCAGGTCCAGACACTGGTAGCTCAAGTACATGCCCTACCGGGCAATTTGTGGATCCTGTATCTGGTACATGTGGTACAACATGTGGAACGGGGTATTACGCGACTGGAAATCCTAAAGCTTGTGTAGCCATACCGACATGTCCCGAGGGACAACGTTGGGACCCTGTATCTGGTACATGTGGTACAACATGTGGAACGGGGTATTACACTACTGCTAAATCTGAATGACAGAATTCATTTTTAGTCTGTGAACCCATACCGACATGTTCTCAGGGACAATATTGGGACCCTGTATCTAGTACATGCGGTACAACATGTGGAACGGGGTATTCCGCGACTGGAAATCCTGCATCTTGTGTAGCCATACCGACATGCACTGGCGGACAATATTGGAGCTCTACCACGGGACAATGTACATGCCCTTCTGGTCAACATCTAATACCTACGAATGTTATGGGGCGGACTACACCTATATGTGGTACATGTCCTGCCGGACAATTTATAGATCCTGTATCTGGTACATGTGGTACAACATGTGGAACGGGGTATCACGTGACGGCAGGCGCCGGCTTTGCAAGCCCTCGATATTGTGCAGCCATACCGACATGTCCTACCGGACAATTTATAGATCCTGTATCTTATACATGCGGTACAACATGTGGAACGGGGTATTCCGCGACTGGAAATCCTGCATCTTGTGTAGCCACACCGACATGCAATGCCGGACTACAATGGAACTCTACCACGGGACAATGTGCATGCCCTCCTGGTCATCAGCAATCAACTATGACTGTTATGGGGCATAATGTTCCTGTATGTTATTAATTTTCCCTCTAACTAATATGATTAAAACTCCAATGTATGACGTAGGTGGTAGAAAATATATTGATGTAATTTTCAATTCTGAAATTTTAAAATTGAAAATTCCATTCAGGTACGGACGAGTCATGTGTAAAGTCCTGGGACTCAAGACAATTCAGGAAATGAAAAAAGGGGAAATTGTGGATGTAAAATTCCAAAAGAAAACATGGGATGGTATAGAGTTTTTAGTCCTTGAATCAATAAAGGAATGCTGACGAGAAACGGACTTCTTGTCCCCGGGTCCCATGAGCTAAAGAAAAATCTCACTGTTAGACCAGTAGAGAATGCATTGGGGATACAGGCGCCCTCCTTCAAGGTTTGGCGCCAAGTTCACGGGTCTGACCGGATTCTCATCCCTCGCTACTATGCCTCAACCCCACCCACCAAAGATTCCAGGCGAGATCCTGCTCATGCTCCCGGTATTGTTTTTAATGGACGACTTAGAGGAGAAACACGACAAATCGAAGCTTTCGATGCAGGAGTCAAAGCCTTTGGAGAAAAAGGAGGGGGTGTCCTCTCGCTCCCGTGTGGATATGGTAAATGTCTTGGCAAGGACACATTGGTAATGATGTTTGACGGAACAATTAAAAAGGTCCAAGATATTCGAGTGGGCGATGTGATCATGGGAGATGACTCGACACCGCGTAACATACTATCAACGTGTACAGGAACAGAACAACTTTACAAAGTTGTGCCTACAAAAGGCGATCCTTACGTTGTAAACGAATCGCATATACTGAGTCTCAAATACGTTCAAAAAAGGTACAAGACGTTTGGTAAGATATTAGATATTTCTGTACTGGACTATCTCAAGACTTCCGATTCTTTCAAACATAATGAAGTGAGGGGATACCGAGTACCAGTTACATTTCCAAGTCAAGATGTCCCACTCGATCCATATATGATTGGGTACTGGTTAGGTGATGGAACGTCCATGAAGGCGTCTATAAGTTCCCAAGATTCTACAGTTCTTCATTATTTCAATAAAAATTTGGGACAATATAATTTGCATCTAAGTCACACGTCAAATTACGATTACAACAAACCAAATTATTTTTACAAAACTCTAAAAGATTTAAACATGATTGGTAATAAGCATATTCCTCAAGTTTATAAATGCAACTCACGGGATGTACAACTTCAATTACTCGCTGGTCTCATTGACTCCGACGGGTCGGCAACTGTTGGAGGTTGGGATTTTATTCAAAAGAATGAAAAACTCTTTGATGATGTCTTATTTTTGGCGCGTTCACTCGGGTTTTCTGCTTATAAAAGCAAGTGCCTGAAAACATGCACAAACTCGAAAGGAGGTCCTAAAACGGGTACATATTACCGTTGTTTCATAACCGGGAAAGGGGTAGAAGAAGTTCCTTGTAAAATAAAACGCAAGCAAGTCTCGCCAAGAAAACAAATTAAGGATAATTTAAATGTAGGAATTAAACTCGAAAAACTCGAAGTAGGTGAATATTTCGGGTTTGAAATTGATGGAAATCATCGGTTTGTTTTGGGAGATTTTACAGTAACACACAACACGACTGTTTCACTTGCTCTTTCATCACATCTAAAAGTTCGCACAATGATTGTGGTCCATAAGGAATTCTTAGCAAATCAGTGGGCAGAAAAAATTAAAGAATTTTGTCCAACCGCGACAATAGGGAGGGTTCAAGGGGACGTGTTTGACATTGAAAAAGATTTCGTCATTGCTTTGATCCAGACATTGTGTTTGAGACCAGAGGGTGAAGGTCCCAAAATGTTTCCAAAAGATGCATTCGATTCAATTGGCCTCGTTATAGTCGATGAGGCTCACCACATTGGCGCTCCGGCTTTTTCTCAATTCATGTTCAAGGTGTGTCCTCGGTTTACGCTCGGACTTACTGCGACGCCTGAACGCAAAGACGGGCTCACGCGCATCTTGTACTGGTTCCTCGGACCAGAGTTCTTTCGGGTCGAACGCGTGAATCAAGCCAAAACACAGGTAGTCCCTATTCACTACACGTGCGATGCCTTCAAGGAGGCTCCACCCATAACGAGGTTTGGAAAGATTAACATGGCCGGAATGATCACCGTCGTCACCGGTCTCGAGGACAGGAATGCTCTCATAGTCAAGACCGTCAGTGATGCTCTGGCTACCGGGAGGCGTATACTGGTCCTGAGCGACCGGCGAGAGCATTGTTTTGAATTACACAAGAAAATTGGCTCTAACTCGGGGTTGTACATCGGGGGTATGAAAGAGTCTGATTTGAACGAAAGTTCTCAGAAAAGAGTCGTCATTGCGACATTCCAGCTAGCTCACGAGGGTCTCGATATTCCGGCACTGGACACAGTCATTCTCGCAACTCCAAAGTCGGACATTAAGCAATCTATAGGCCGTATTATGCGAGAAGGTCCTAAAAAACAGTTTGATCCACTCATTTATGACATTGTCGATCACTGGTCTGTTCTGAATTCAATGTACAGGAAGAGATGCGCAATCTACGAGGAAGGTGGCTTTGCAGGGGTAAAGTCGGAAACTGTATCCCTCCCAAAGGGTCGGTGTTTATTTTCTTAGAATTAAGTAAATGCAGCAGACGCCAGTAAACATTACGAGCGATTGGTGGGATCGGCAGATTGCCATGTACAACAAGAGCATAGATCAGCTCCTAGCAGTTGCGACAATCAAGCCTTGCCTCTCATAGAGTCACCAAGACCCAAAAGGAAAACACCAGCCACGAAGAACATCACGAGATAATTACACTCGGTGTTGTCCGAGCCTGGAAGTTCTGGAAGTTTAATCTCTTCTTTAGTTTGTGGTTCCCTGTAAACTGGAGGAATTGTTACAGGAGGACCAAATGGTGCCATGGGAACACCCATCTTATTTTAGTGTCAGAAAAAAAGCAAGCCTCTCTGAAAAAAGGCCCTAGCGGGCCTGCTCTGTTCATATCGAAACCTCCTTCTTCTTAGACTTGCGCCCTCGCGGCTTGCCTTCTACAGGGACGGATCGAGTGTCGCCTCCTGCGTCAATTGAAACAATGTCCGAGACCTCATCCTCCTCCTGGCGTCCAGGCCTGGAATTCACGGCTTGAGGAGGTCCCATCATATTCATGAGTGACCCAAAGTCCATGCCCGGTCCGCGCATCTCTCCAGGACGGAGACCCTGGGCTGGGCGTTCTCCTGCGCCTGGACCGGCACCGTTCTGAGACCGCTGGACCGCGTCCATCATGTTGCGCATAAGGTCTGGGTTTTGCTTCATAACTTGTGAAGGATTTGGGACAGCCGCCTTGAACATTGAGTTGGTCAAGTGGAACATCATAGCAGACCCGCCAACCATCATCAGCAGCTTGACCTCTGGTGCAACGCTCACCTTGGTTCGGTACTTGGCATAGAGTTCCTCAAAGACACCATCGTAGTCTTCGATATTCTCCATAGTGTTCTGGGACCAACCGTTCAGCTCAACATCGAATGGGTCGAATTTGTCATTGAGAAACTCGAGACCAGTCACACATGCCACGAGCATGCGCCGCTGAAACTTGATTGACCGCTCAACCTCGATCGAATACGTCATGCGCTTGTACTCGGTGCGGATTTCGTCAATGTCCGAAAAAATGCTCAGACGCTGGCTTGACTGAATACCCTTCTTATTCAGGCGGGAAATCTTGTTCAATAGGTCAGCCTTCTCGTCCTCGATCGTCTTGTATCCCTCAGACGGTATCTGCTCGCCACCGCCACCACCCCCCTCCTGCTGCTCGTACTCTTCTGGGTCCTCACCCCCGTCATACTCCTCAGCAACAGGAGGAGGAGGTGCGGTCCGCTTATCAGGATTCATAAACATATCCATACCATCATCTTGTAGAGCCTCTCGATGAGTCGGGCCTGGCGCCTGTTTGGCAAAAGGGCTTGGGCGGGCAGGCTTGGGCTTCAGGGGAGCCTTGCGCTCTGGAAGCTGAATTGAAATTTCATCCAGCAGGGCAGTTTCATCATCATCCAAATTCATATTCTGACCATCACGAGTGTCGAAAGAGATATCCATTCTAGAACCTTTAAAGAAAGAAGGTTGATAGCTTTAACGCATGTTTTCAAAAATAATGTCAACCAAATACAAATGAAGAAAGCTGGGAAATTCGTCAGCCGGCTCGTAATTTTTGGCCTCCTGCTTGCAGTACTTTACATGCTGGTCAAGGGTCGCACCAGCAACTACTACGGCGGGTCACCACTCCAGACCATGATGGGCGATGCCGCCCAGAAGGGTCCCAATAGCATTTTTGACATAAAAAATAACCTGAAGTGTGTTCCAGGTCCTGAAGCTGATGCAGCATATTACACACAGGATCTGACACCAGGCGGTCTGTGCGGTGACGGGTCATTTGTCCGCAACCAGATGCGCGACTATACAATTAGCGCCGGTGTTGGCGGCTCTCTGTTTGATCGCCTAGCTTAAATTCTAGTTTTAATTCATCAATACTTTGGTAATACCTTGCAAGATCCTTTTTGAATCGTGCATCCTGCTTGGCTTCTGTTTTGTAGAGCCATGCAAGATTTGCTTTACTGTACTTTGTTCGAACCTGGTTGTCTGTTGGTCTGCGCGGACTCGGGGTCTTTGGTTTTGCAACTTCTACTGGTTTTTTATTTATAAAACTCAGAGCCTGCATCACCGTATCCGCCAAGTCATCCTTCTTTTTGTGCTCGTCAAAAAACTGTATCCAATCTTGGTTTGTTTCTTGGATAAATTTACGGGCTCGTTCAATTGAAGCCTTTTTACGTGCAGCATACTGACCTTTTCCAGGTCCAGCGACGTCTGGGATTTTGTGACGAGCGTCCCAGATTACGACATCCTTTTCCTTGACTAGAAAATACGTGTGAAGAAGGTTCTCAACCCCCTTCATGCTCCTGTTGCGATCGGGCTGCTTTTCTATGAGTACAGTTTTCGCATCAAGAACCCACGGCTTTTCGTTAAGATGCCGAACGAGGCACACGAAGACGCCATCCGCGTGTTTCATAGGAACTCCCGAAACGTCCCAGCGAGAAATCTTTCGAGTGCTTCCATCAATAAGACACATTGCTAGGTTTTTGATTCCACAGTCAATGGAGAGTATCATATAAAGATAATTAGGTGAATTACTTTATATGGAACTCGTTTGCTGGTGGTGTGTGCATCCGCATGAAAATAATTTACCTTTTCACCTTCCCATAAAATATGACGACCGTCTTGACAAGTACAGTACTATAGGCAACTTTTGTTCATGGAAGTGTGCAAAGGCATATGCCCTGGCTATGGACAGTGCTCGAAAGGGGGAGATTCTTTCCATAATGGCCATGATGCGTATGAAGGCGTGCGGAAAGTACGAACCTCTGTGGCCGGCGCCCAAACGTGAAACGCTCAAATGTTTTGGAGGTAAATTTACAATTGAAGAATTCAGAAATTATGGAGGAAAGATTGAGCCTCCAGTTGTTCATTGGCCATTTGAACACAAGTACGTTCCGACTATAGGTCCTGACCAAGTCATTCAAGTTCCAAAATCAACAAATTCCAAATCAAAGCTCAGAGACATTGAGGACTCTGTAGAAACAGGGGACACATTCAAGCTTAAGAGAGACAAACCACTTGCGAGAGCTTCGTCCAAGTTAGAGAGTTCACTCGGGATTATACGCAAGGCAAAGTGATGTGTATAGAAACAAGAAAACAGAATTTTATTTTTGAAAATGGGACAAATGTTTTGGCAGTAGATTACCCTTCTGCAATTGTGAAACTTCATCAGACAGATTTAAAAAATTTCACAATTGAATATAATGGAAATAATTTTTGGAGGTGTAGGTTCTCTTCAGGTGTTTCTATAGATTATGAAAGCCAGAGCGAGCATCTTGCGCATCTGCAAGGTCCGTGGCTAGTTTACCTTGACAAGAGACTGAAAAATTAGTTGCTTTTGGCGATGCGTTGGTCTTGAAACCGGAACATCAATATCGGTACTTCTGTGCCACTGCGAACCGCTATGCGCCCTCCACTGTATAGCCCACCGGTCGAGTGTCTTTCTGCAAAACACGCACGGTATAGACGTCCCGAGTTCGCCGGTACCACACATGCGCTCTATTATGACATCACCGTACTTGCGGTGGATCCAATTTCCAAGCTGATGCGGCTTGACTCCTGCCCTGTTCGCCTCGAGATTCACATGTTTGAAAAAGAGTCTCTCGGCGCACATTATGTAATTATTTGGATGAACCGTCCTGCTCGTGTAGCATATCACGTAGGGTCTCATTCTTAGAAAGAAGGGGGTTGAAATCTTTAAACGCGTGTTTCGTAAAAAAACAGGTCATGAGGCTGCCACAATGTCCGAAATCATGCATGGTCCAACCATGAATAACCCGTGCCGAGCCTATGCCCAAGCCGCTTTCGCCAAGGCTCTTGGAGCTGGACCCGTTGCCCGAAACTGTGAGATTTCAGTTCTCAACTGGACTCGAACACAAGTCTCACTTGATGACTCGTCATGGGAAAGCAGAAAGTTCCGAGACATGTACAAGTTCAAAACATTTGCTCTACTCAAGGCACTCACATATGACCCTATGGTAGTTCCTAAAATTACAGTGTATGGTGATCAAGTGAAAGTGTCTTGTTCAATTGTCCCAAGCTTGATTCACAAGATTAAAACCAAGAGACTCGACTCGAGGCGTATTGCATGGTACTCGTCTGATATTCTGTGGCCCGATGGTCCTTATGCGAAAGTCATTGCAAAACACAAGGCGGACGACATGCGAAACGAGGCATTCAAAGCCAAGGAGGCGGACTATGAAGGAATTCTTCAATGCAGAAAATGCAAGTCAAAGAAGACGGAGTACTATCAATTGCAGACACGTTCGGCGGACGAGCCCATGACAACATATGCTACATGCAAGAACTGCGGACTTAAGTGGAAGTGCTAAGAATTAAAATATGTCCAAAGTGTAATATGAATACTTACCAGATTCACGTCGATACAGCGTCCGTCATAAACGTAGGGGGGGCTGGAACCCAGCCCGTAGTCTCTAAAACCAACTTTAACCCTTTTCAGGCAACAGTCCTCTTTGGAAACCGCCATCGTGCATTCCGTTCAATAACTCTGCGCAATGCTCAGATCCCAATTGGATACTACAACATTCGGGCCCCGTACAACACCATCACATTCGGGTCAACGACTTATACGGTAAGCCCTGGAAACTATAGTTCCACCTCATTTCTTGCGGCACTTAATTCTGCAACTTCTGCAATAGGTTCATGGAGCTACATAGCTGCAACGAATCAGATCCAGTTTACCTCTACATCAGGGACTGTGACGCTCGTGATCCCAACGGGTCTCAATTACCCGACCCTAGCAAACCTTCTCGGATTTGTTCCGACGCAGACACTTACCGGAACTGCAGTCACTTCTCAGAATTCATATATATTGAATTTTGATACTTATATTAGCATATGGATCGAGAACCTTGGCCAGTCTTCTCTCGAGCCCGCTCAGATTACGTTCAAGATACCAGTCAATGTCCCGAGTGGGTCTATAATGCAATGGGCAGACAACTCTCAGAATGTGCAAACAGTCCTCGTGACGGATCGTAACGCTCGCGTCGACCGTCTCAACATAACAGTTCTTGACCGTTTTGGAAATATTCTGAATAATAACGGAATAGATTGGTCTTTTACCATAGAAGTTGATTGTGATAATTAAAATATCGAATAAAGTTAAATGAATATTGACGGAACGGTCGGGAACAAGTATCAGCTCCCGACGGCGACCCGTCCGTATGATTTTGGGACGGACGCTATCGAACGCCAGCGTGTCTCCCTCGGTCAGGCGATGATGGATGCAGATTTCGAGTACGGTCTGCAAGCAACTAAGTGGCAGTCATTCTTTGAAATTCGCAAAACTCCAACTTATTTCGACATTCCCGGAACTGATGCGACCGTTTCAAACGTCGTGTCTGATGGGTCTTACCCTTACTCCAACATAACTGTGTACTACAACAACGTTTATTCACAGCCACAAGTTACCGGACAGCCCATTAGTATTTTTGGACTCAGAAATCAGGTAAATACTGCTGATCGTGCTGAAGGATACTTTCTGATCACTTCAAATAACCTGACTGCAAATACTGCAAATTACATAGCCAAGGGGTACATATCGAGCTCAAATATTCAGACCAATCTTACATTTTCTCGACGTGGAGGATTTTACTCAAATGGACTTTCAAATATTGTCTTCTCAAGTCTCACGACTGATGCTTCGAGTAACATAGTTGTAGCGACTTCAAATGCTCACGGTATTCTTCCGGGTACGCCAATTACTCTCCAGACTTCGTACCTTACTGCAGCAGCTGGTGGGTTCACTGCAAATGGAACATTTATAGTCAGCAACGTAACTTCCGCAAATACGTTCAACGTTGTTGCAAACACGACTACATTCACAACTTCAACCGGAGCAACAAACGTAAATACCCAGTTGTACGTCGATCCATATGGGTCAAATCAGCATCGCCCGTATGATGGAGGTGTGCTCCTCTCGACGCTTGCACCGGTACATGGATCATCCGTGCTCCGCCAGTCCAAGAAGGCGTTCCGCTATCAGTCTGGAAAAGGTATCCTCTTTTCGTCTGGAACTCTCTTTTGCCCGAATATAGACGTGGCTTCTGTAAATGTTTACGGAATTTCAACAACTCTTTCTTCATCTTTTACAACTCTCACCAATTCAAACTTGCAGATTGCCGTGACAAGCACGACAGGGTTCGCAGTCGGGCAGATTGTCGCGAGTTATCTGAGCATGAATCTCGGAACTGCAACAATTTCCGCAATCAATTCGTCTGGTCTAACTATGAATCTTGCGTACACGGGAACAACTCCTACAAGTATACCGTCTGGGACAGTGGTGACGACCCTTCCGGTAGGTTCAAACATTCAGCTCATTACAGATATTACACACGGTATTCCAACCACTGGCGCCACAGTTACACTTCGCAACTTTGGAACGTCCGGGCTAAACGCGACAGGTTACACAGTCACTGGGTGCATAGATTCGCGCACTATTAACGTCCAGTCTCAGAATGTTCTCACAAGCACACTGGTAGCCATGGGCGATCAGCCGCGCCTCGTGGTCACTGGATGGCACGGGGCATCTGTGCGTGCAGGAATATTCGACGATGCGAACGGAATGTTCTGGGAATATGATGGACAGACGCTCAGCGTCGTTCGCCGTCAGTCCACGTTCCAATGTGCCGGGTACATTTCAGTCTCTCCACAGTCTCAGGTTCTCATAGGTCAACTCTCAGGTCTTACCGGATCTATAACACCAAACGCATCAACGAGCGTACCGGTCGGAACAACTTCGGCAATTCTTCCATGTGCGTCCCACACTGTTCTTGCGAACATGTATGCGTACATAACGGGTCTAGGATATGTCTGGGTCATTGGAGTTCCTGATTATTTCCAAGTACAAATTGGATTTTTACCAACGACTTCAACAAGTCTTGCAACTATCGGAACTTCTGCTATAACCTTCAGCCTTCCACTGACCCGTTTCCAGGATCAGCTCAAGGTGAAGGACCGTTTCACTATTCGCGGAATGACGCACGAGGTGACGAGTATCCAGGGTCAGGGTATCCTTACATTTAACCCACCGTACCGCGGGACAACTGTTATAGACCCGGCCCATGCGGTCAAGGCGTGTAAGATTAAGGAACTCCGAGTTCCACAGTCTCAATTCAATCGTGACCCTATGAACGGAACTGGAGCTTCTGGATACAAGGTGGACCTGAGTCGCATGCAAATGATTGGTATTCAGTACACGTGGTACGGAGCGGGCTTCGTAGACTTTATGATGCGCGGAGCAGACGGAAATTGGCTCTACGCTCACCGCATTCGTAACAACAACGTGAATGACGAGGCGTACATGCGGTCAGGAAATCTTCCGGTCCGGTACGAACTCACTGTTGAGAATCGATCTGCAGTGACTTCTCTTTCTTCAAGTATTCTTGCAAGCACATCTGACGTTCTCGCGGTGAATGACCCAACGAACCTTTTCCCATCATCTGGGACTCTCCTTATTGATAACGAACTTGTGTACTATTCAAATAACACGGGAACTTCATTCACGGGTCTTACTCGGGCCGCTCAGTTGACTTACGTGATAAATGATGTTCCACGAACACTTACGGGACAGGCTGCAACAACTCACAATTCAGGAACATCCGTCAACCTTGTAAGCTGTACCGCAACACCGACGCTGACTCACTGGGGGTCTTCATTCTTGACTGACGGCCAGTTTGATGTTGAGCGTGGATACTATTTCAATTATTCAAATACCACAATTACATTGAATGCATATGGCGGAACTCCCGGAGCTCCTGCAGCAGGTTCGAATGCATGTGCATTTGCCATTCGCCTCGCACCTTCAGTTACGAACGGTCTTGTAGGAGACATTGGAACAAAGGAACTGTTGAACCGCGCCCAGCTTCTTCTTCAAAAGCTCGAGGTTACATCTCCGGTCAACGTACAAACAATAGGATACCTGAACCCAACTGGTGTAACATTCAATTCAGGTGCTTGGCAACCAGTAAATAATCAATCAAACGGTACTCAGCCAAGTTTTGTCCAGTACTATCCAGGAAATTCCATATCTGGAACCCCACTTCCGGGAGAGCGTATTTTCTCGACAATTGTTCAAGCAAATAATCAAAACAATTTGGACTTGAGTTCTCTCAAGGAAATGTCTAATTCAGTCATTGGAGGAAACCAAAATTTTCCAGACGGTCCAGACTCTCTCGTAATCTTCTGTCAAAATCTAGCGACAACTGGCGGTTCAAATGTTATTCAGGTTAATTTGTTCTGGTCAGAAGCCCAAGCTTGATTAAAAATCTTGAAATATATTACCAATGGCTCCCGGTCGTCCCGCTGCTCACAAGTCTCCCACCAAGTTCCTAAACTCCAAGCACCGCGTAATCTTTCACGTATCCGGCAGCAACAAGTACGTCGCCAAGACTGAGAAGGGTGCCCTCGTGTACAACCCCAAGGCGCGTTACGTCAAGAGCCCAGGCGGTTCTCACCGTCTGCTGACCAACACCAAGGCGAACGCACCCAGCCCAATTCGCCCCAAGATGGTCCGTAGCATGCGCGCAAACATGGGCATGAAGCGCGGTGTCCGTGCCGGTGTCCACGCCGGCAACCTGGCCCGTCTGTTTTCCAGCCCCAAGCGCCGTGGTCGCCCCCCTCTTCCAGGAGGTCCCAAGAAGTACATGCGCAAGGAGGGTCTGCGCAAGGAGCGGTCCAACAAGGGCGTGAAGCGCGGATCCCGCAAGGAGAAGGCGATGTTCTCCCGGCTCGTGGCGTCTCTGAATTAGGCTTTCAATCTTAATTAAAAAAAGGACAAAAAAGTCCAAATTTCATCACATAGCGGTGAAATTTGGAGTTTAAAAAAAAGTTGACTAAATACAAAATGAAATCAATTCCTATTATTGTTATTGTAATTTTGGTCATAGCTATAGTTGTTGGAGTTTACATTAAATTTTTGGGGGGTATTGTTGGAAACACGGATCCCCCATGGTTTCCCAAGCCAGCATATGTATATCCTCCTTCAAACCCTAACGCAAACCTCAGTCCACAGGACCAGGCGCTTGGTAAATATTGGTAAAAAAATATTAACAAGTGATATATGGAGAATTATATAATTGCCGGTCTCGTATTCATAATTATTCTTATATTGATAAGAAAGAATACGAGTAGTTATACGACGGCCGATACGCCATCGCCAATATCCAATTTTTATGCTACATATCAAATAATTGGGTATGACTTGAACAAAACAGGAGGGTGGCCATCTACACAAGCAGCAAGTGTTGCACCGGTAGCGGGTACTACTACAGGTCTTATATTAGCTGATGCAAATCAGTTCACATGGTCACGAGAGAAGGTGAATTATCAAATGTATGCAGCAGCTACTCCAGGAGTTACTGCCAACGGAACATTTTATCCAATTGCTAATGTGTGGGGTTTCCGTAAACAGTTGCAGGTTGGAGGAGGTGGCTCATTGTGGTACATTGTGAGCCCAACTACAACCGATCAAACGTCTCTAGAAAGTTCAACACCATCCACTGATAATAATCTTGTACTAACTGAGACACTTACAGATGTTACCATAAGCAGTACAACTTACGCAATTCCCGTGTTTGTTTCAATTAAGAAGAGTCCCGTGACCGCTGTACTTCAATGCGACTCGCATGCAACCAAGTCGGCTCAAAATGATGATGGTTCCGGTGGATCATGTGTCTGCAACACAGGATATTATGGTACTGGATATGATTCATCATCTGTTACTGGAGCGGCAGCCAGTCAAGCAGGTTGTCTAGTTACTCCAGTCGGATATTATGCAGCCGCTGGTGCAACCAATGCAACTCAGTGTCCAGCTGACCCAATTCGCGGTTCTGGATATCAAATAACGGCGCAGACTGGTTCTACTGTACAAGCTGCATGCTTTACTTCATGTTCTACAAATGCTATTCAATCTGGAGGAACTACAACAACTGCTGGATCGTGTACATGTAACGCAGGATATTACACAGTTGCAGGTCAAGAAGGAGTCACGTGTACAGGATGTTCTGCTGGTACCGCTCAGCCAAATCAAACTAATGTAACTTCATGTCCCGCGTGTGTTGCAGGAACCTATGCTACAGGTACAGCAACCGTGAATTGCACCAGTTGTGGTCTTGGTACATATAACAGCGCTCCAGGAAATACTACCGGATGTACCAATTGCGCTGCTGGAAAAACTACTCAAAATCTCGGGGGTACAAGTTGCATCAAGTGTGGAGGAGGGACTTATACAACCGGAGCTGGCGGATCGTGCCAGTCGTGTCCGGCTGGACAAACTGCAAAATCTGACAATACAGGTTGTGAAAATTTGGGAACAAACGCAGCCTTGAACTTATTTGCAGGAACAACTCCAGTTGGAACACCTTCTGCACCGGCAACCCAGATGATTTTTAGCGTGGGATCATCCCAGCCTACGAATTCACTGGGAGGAACAGCTACACTCACTGGTAATGTCTGGACATGGTACCCACCTACAGCTCGTCAATACACCTTTACACTTACAGGAGGGTTTGGAGGTGGCGGAAGTGCTGGAAATGGCGCTTCTCCAATAGCAAATATGTGTATGGGAGGTCCAGGTGCTGTACTTACCGTTACATATACGGTCACTGACACGACTAAACCTTTCTACATTGTTGTAGGAGGAGGAGGCACCTTTATACCACCTGCTGCAGGTTCCTCCGTAGCGGCCGGGGGTGGTGGTGCAAGTTATGTATTTACTTATTCAAGTGGAACTCTTAATGACTGGGCAGTTGCCGGCGGTGGCGGAGGTGGTTGTTGGGCTACATGGAATGCAAATCCAACTCCCACAACACCAGTTACTACGCTCACCGCGGGTCCATCGCCGACAGTTACAGGAGGTTCACAACCTTTGGGAGCATATAATAGTACAAACCAAGGACAAATAGGAGCACCTGCTTATGGTATAACTCCTACATCTACATTTGCAGGTGGAACGGGATCTACACCGTCATTATACAACGTTACAGGAGGAAATGGTGGTGTAGGAGGTGGTGGACCTTCAGGTCCAGCAGGTGGTGGTGGTGGAGCAGGTGTGACGGGAGGTGGAGGAGGCTCGAATGGAGCGCCTGCTAATGGCGGAACGTCTGGGTGTTCGAGCAATTTCTCAAATAAAAGCATTGTTGCAAATGGAACACCTACTCCGGCAAGAACAACTGGTGCAAATGGTACTGTAACTGTTTATTAATATTTACTTAATATAAAAGAATATGTATTTTGTTGTAATATTAATTTTATTTTTAATAATTTTTGTGGGGTTTTATTATTACTTTAAAGGAGTTAGCACACCGACATCTTCGAGCGTCACATCCCCGAGTGGCTCGCTGATCACATCCCCGAGTGGTTCACCGTTTACATCCCCGAGCGTCACATCCCCAAGTGGCTCGCTGATCACATCCCCGAGCGTCACATCCCCAAGTGGCTCGCTGATCACATCCCCGAGTGGCTCACCGTTTACATCCCCGAGC